ACCTCGAACAAACCCAGCCAGATCGCCCTGACAATCAACGGGGCCACTGCTGCGGCCACCGCTGATTTGCGGGCAGCGCCGAAGCAGTCTGTTGCAGTGATTACCGACCTTGCAGATGCGCGCATTGTTCTCGACACCGTGAACAAGCGGCTTACCAGCCTCGCCAAAGTGGTGACGGCTCGCAAGATTGCTTTCGCTGACTATCGCAAAGAATGCAACTCACTCTCCACAATGTTGGAAGGTGTCGAGTTGCAGCTGACCAACGCGCGCAACCTCATTGTCAAAGCTGAGACCGTGCGCGATGGCGTAGCACCCACCGAATCTCTTACAACACCTGCATTCCTTGCTGCCCTGATCTCGACCGATTCCAAAGTCGAACTCAAGGCGCTGACTAAGCGCTGGTTTGCTGGACTGCCTCGCGCCGAGGCCGACCAGTATGCCCGCCGTCGCGGCCCGCTCGTTGACCAGCTGCTGGCGTACACGGATTCCAACACGGCCCGCCTCGTACTGGAAACCGTTAGCTCACTGCTGCTTACCAGCGCTGACAACGCGGCTCAACGACAAGACACCGAAAGCGTGGTGCGCGCGGCCCAAGCCGTGGAACTCACCCGCAAACTCGAACGCGAATACGGCCCGAAGCTGAGCGCCCTGAACGTCCAGCCCAACGGCATCAAGCAGATTCGCCTGCCGCTGCGGGTGACGTTCGCGCATCGCAACATTCGCCCCGACACTCTGGCGAAGAATGGCATGAAGGCTGTGCCGTTCTCCTACGAGAAGTTCAACAACGGGACGTTCATTGTTGAAGACCAAGCGCTGATCGTGATGCGTCGCTCTGACGCCGAGGCATTCCACCGAGAATCGCAGAACGACGCGCGCCGCTCCAACAACGACATCAAGATGCTCAAGAACCTCAAAGCCAACCTGAAGAAGGTTGACACCGAGATTGCTGAGTTGACCGCCGCCAGTGCGACACAGAAGAGCCAACGCGCCCGCGTTGCCATCGCTGATCAGCTGGCCGACCTCCGCAAACGTTCCGACGAATTGCAGAAGTCCATTACCACGGTGCAAGAAGGTGCGGAGACTGCCAAGAAGCTGATCTCCAACAAGCACAAGCAGGCAAAGAAATCCTCTGACGAGATGGTGCGCGAATACGCGGATCACATTCTCGACCTAGCTAACTCGAAGCTCTCCGTTGAATACGCGAAGGTCTCGGGCAAGCTGCTGCACAAGGTCAAGAACGTCGACTACGTGTATATGTGGATCGCACCGAAGCACTACGTCCGAGCCCTTCACGCGCTCTCCGGTGGAAACGGGGATCTTGTGACCAGCTGGACGCTCGCTTGGGCGTAACCACGTGTCTGAACTGAAGGCAGCCGCCATAACGAATGGTGCTCATACGCAATGTTATATCTGCGAGCATTACTTCGCGTCGATCCACTGGCACCACACTGTGCCGAGATCGCTGGGCGGCCATGCCGAACTTCAGATACCGCTCTGTGGCTCATGCCACACAGCACTGCACGCAAAGGCTAGTGCAGTGTTCGCTATCGTTAGAGGAACGGGCAAGAAGAAGGTAGTCGGAAGTTACTGGGCCAGAGTATCGGACGAACAAAGAGCCGAGCGATGGTTACGGGTATTAGTTGGCGCTATGCTATACCCTCCAGTTGAGCGCGAGGATAAAACGACCGTGCTACCTGCCTTGACCGTAGACCCATATCGTCGGTACGCGCTTGAAGTAATCAAGCGGGATGCAAATCTGAAAAGCATATCACAGGCTTTGCTTTTCTGTATCGACTTTACCGCATCGAGTAAAGGACTTAACAATAATGAAAAAGAAAACAAAACAAGGAACTCAGGGAATAACCGTAAGCTGTGGTGACTGCGAAGGATTATCGCGGCGCGCACTTCATCCGGTTGGCGACGACGGGAAGGCTGCCAAGGTCTGCTCCCAAACGGGAACGTTGCCGGAAACCAAGCCATGCGCTCGGTTCCGCCCTGATGTGTTTTCTTTGGATACGGACGCTCGCGTTGCCCTGCGTCAGTTGTCCAATCTCATAAAGAAGTTCGATCCACGTGACCTACGTATTGTGGCAGCAACCTTGATGAACGAGCACAAGACTCGCAATCACGGGCTGCGCTTTGGGCAGCGGATGTTCGTTCGCTACCGCTCTTACGTTGGCCGTGACTACACCAGCAACTTCATGGCTTGCACCGTGATGGATGCTGGTGACGGCGTAGTGCGCCTGATGTCCAGTGATGGGCAGACGGCACTGACCTTCGACCTGCCCGCGTCAGGCACGTTCGATGGCCCTGTGCTGTACGATGCTCCGTCCTTCAGACCTCTGCTGAAGAAGATGAAACGGGATAAGAAATTTTTCGACCCTCAGAACGAGACCAGTCGTCGCCTTGCTCCGGAAGAGCCCGTGACGTACAAGGTGCGTAAGGAAGAACTGGGGGCAGTCATTCTTGATATTGAAGACGTGCTGCGGTCTAAGCCGAAGCGCAAGCGTGGTGCACAGGGTGACCGTAATCTGGTTGACCTGCGCGACATGGTAGACAAGTTGGAGCGAGGTGAATTCCTCGGTCGCGTCGGTGACGAGTTTACTGACGATGACGTCCAAGTGCTGGGCGATTCCGCCTACCGCGCTCGGAAGAAAAAGAAACGCCCTGCTCGCAAGTCCAGCGGCGAACTCGAACTTTCCTCCCTTGTCTAATCTTCAATCTTGAGAGCCTAACCAATGCGTAACGACCTGCACACTTTGATCACCGCCAACGAACTCGACGTCAACTCTCCGATCTTCGAAGAGGTGATTCTCTACTTACTGCGAGCCTACGGCACCCCGATCAAAGTGTACCATCAACGTTTTGCGAAAGCCTGCTCGTTCCATAGTGAACTGACTCCGGCGCGTTTCCGTACTGAACTGCACGATACCGAATACGTCGGCGTCGCGCTGAAATTCTTTGCTGGGTACGCGGCCCTCAAGTACGGCAAGGTAAGCACCCGCCACCTTACCGCGACTGCTCCAAAGTATGGCGTCAGCAAGTGCGACGCCAAGCGTGTGATTGCGATGTTCGGCCAACGTCACTACCTCAATGCGGTTCGCTCCCGCTTGGTTGACGAAGGCTTCACCGCCGAGAGCCTTGACCTGAATGCTTACCGTGAGGCATTGCAGCTCGGGCACAATGTGATCGTCGGTCTCACTGACTCCATCGCGAAGCACGTTAACCGTAACCTGCGTTGGGTGGCGAAAGCCCACAACTGCCGGACTGCGGATCTGAACACGGAGATCACTGCACAGGTGATCTCTGTTTACTACAGCATTTTGCCGACACACAAGAGTGACGACCACGTGCAGAACTATCTGTGCTCCGCGTTGCACAGCCGAATCAAGAACCTCGCCAATTACCACTCCGCTGAGAAGCGCAAGCGGCAGGTGAAGGTGACTGAGAACGGCGAGACGCGGTACAGTCTGATTGAGGCGAGTGAATCGCACCTCAACAAGTTCAGTGCTGGCGGTGACTCCGCAGTGTCCATTGAAGAGATGGGAGGATGCGACGATTCTCTTGAGCTTCACAACTTCGAATTCTCACGCTCGGTCGATTCGCTGTTCAAGATTGCGAAGTGCAAGCCAAAACGCTTTGCGCTCTACAGCGTATTGCTCGGTCGGAATGTTCCGGCCTTCGCAGAGTTCCTGCGACAAAAACGACTGCTCCGCTCTGAGACCAAAACTGTGCGCGAGTGGTTGATTGATAAGCCTGTGGCATATCTGGCTGAAGTCCTCGGTAAATGGCTCGGGGTCTCTCCCGCCCACGTCCAGAAGGGCATGACTGAAATGGCGATGATTCTCCTATGATGAATGAAGCAATTATTTTCTCGTTCTTTCGTAACGCTCAGACGCCGGACTATCGGCGTCTCGTAATCGCAACTGCGATTGCCGAACTGTCCACCTTGCAAGATCCTGTTAGCATGGGCAAGTTGTTGAACCGTCTTCAGAAGCAACATGCGTTTACGCCTGACGCCTGTGAAGACGCCATTGCCGCATTGCGATCCGTAGCTGGGTTCAATGCGCTGACCGTGTGGAACGCGAGCAAAACCCAACTGATGCGCCTGAAGGCAAGCCCCAAGCTAGATGCTTGGATGAAAGCCAACAGCGTGATCGTTGATGGGGTACGTCAAACGCTCGCTGCTTAGGTGGATCGATGGAGCTACACTCACTAAACCTTGAGCTGCGCGCGCTGCGCAGCTTAACCGACGTCAAGGTCGACAAGCACTACCGACTATCTCTGCTGGGGCGACTCAATGCCAAACACTTCGGCGTTGACCCAACGCGCAACGCGTTCGTGCGATTGCAACGACTGGCGCGGGAAGATGGGGAGTTGCCTGACTGGGAAGCGCTGTGCGAAGACCCTCGACTAAACGAAGAGGCACGCGAGTTACTGCGCGACGAGGACGATGTTAAGCCCGTACTGAAGAAGCACTACGACAAGTTCGCTAGGGCTCTGGGCAAGTACAGCAAGCGTCGCGCACTGCTCGCAATCTCTCGGATGATCAATGATGGCCTGAAGGAAAAGGAGAGTGAAGATTTTGACGAGGAAGACCTACACGCCCGCATAATCGAAGGCATGCAGAACATAGGACGCGACGCAATCGCTGAAGCCAAGATCTATGGCTTTGGTGCTGGGCAGCGCGGCTCTGGTCTGAAGCTGGCGAAGCAGGTGTTGGAGGCCCCGAAAGAAAAGCTGTACCTGACGGGATTGACTGAATACGATCAGCGCAACTTCGGTCTGCCTACCACTGGCGTCGTGCTGCTGGCGGCAACAACCTCGGGCGGTAAGTCTGCCGTGTCCATGAACATTGGTCACGACATGGCGATGCTCAACGGGATTGCCGTTAGCCGGATCACGTTGGAGATGACAGCAGAGCAAGAGACCAAGCGTTATATGTCGGCAATGTCCGGCGTCGAGTTCAACAAGATCAAGAACGCGACCCTGACCCGTGCAGAGAAGCGCCGCATCTATGCCGCAATGGAGAAGATTGATCGGGACTTGGAGAAAGCTGGCGGTGCGTTCAAGTACACCTCGCCCCCGCGCGGGATGACTATGGACGACGTGCTGTATATGACGGCTGCCAACAACGACCAAGTTACCATCATCGACTACATCGGCTTGCTCGAAGACATCGACACCAACAACCAAGCGGCAACCCTCAGTGAGGCTGTGCGTAAAGCCAAGATTCACGCCACGCAGAACCAGCGCCTCTACATCATCCTTGTTCAGCTCGACAGTGAGAGCGGTAAAGTCCGTTACTCGCGCGGTATGAACGAGCATGCGGACGTGCTGATCACGTGGAGCTACGTGGATGCGGAAGTGCGAGCCACCCACGAACTGCCAATGGAAGTTGAGAAAGCGCGTGACGGCGAACTGTTTGGGTTCCTCGTTGCCGAAGACTTTGCGACCATGAGTGCGGGTGCCCGTGCGGCCAAGGCCCAAGCCAGCCGAGGCGATGCGAACCGCGACGACATGCGGCGAGAGAAAGCGAAAGCCGATGACGATGACGATGCGCCTACCCCCAAGAAAAAGCGCCCCGTTAAGTCTGGTGATCGCAGTGAGCGCTTTAGCCGGAAACCCAAAGACAAGCCGAAGGCCCGTGGCTTTGGTGAATTGGAGTTGAGTTCAGTTGTTTAAGAAGCGCATATCTGAGTCGTGGCCTTCGGGTCACGACTTTCACGTTGACAGTGAGTACATGCTCGACTTCTGGCCGCTCGGTATCGACGTGGCAGAAGCCAGTGAGCCGCCGCGCACTAAACACGATCCTGTGGACTCCCCTTCGCGCAAACCACAAAACGAAATCGACCTTACGGAAGATGCCGAGTGGCTTGAGCAGGATGCTGGGTCAACGATCATGGTGACGCGCGACACGGTGGACGTGCCCGAAAACTTTGTGTCCTATTCGGAAGCAGAGGAAGCGGAAGCACGCCAGCGGATGGAAGGGCTTACCAACGAATTCAGAACCTTGCTGATGGAGCACGGTGGGCACAGTGTGTTAGCTGCTGACCGTGCTGCCTCAGAGTTCGAGGCTATCCTACTTGACGTGTTTGGTGTAGAGGCATCTGTAGACCGCAACGTCGAAGAAATGTCGTCCCTTGTGCTCGACATGGAAACCCTCGGACTTCTACTGTCCAAAACAAAATTCATACCAGACTCCGTTAAGAGAGCAACCATGCTACGCGCTATCGAGGACGGCTTCGAGTCATTGAAGCAGAAGCGCGTATCCAAACAAAGAAAGTTAGTGGCTTCCCTTATGAAAGCGAACGCGAACCTAGTAGCTGGCGCAGAAAACCCCGCGTCACGAATGGCAGTGATCGGCAAGCACTCATAAGGGTAATACATGACACGATCCAAGAAGCCGGATCTGACCGCGCGCCGCCGCTTGGTAGCGCGCCGTTCAGCCGCGACTGATTTCCTGATTGGCTTAGGTGGTACTGACGCCGCTGACGATGCGGATATGGGTGTAGACATTGGCGACGGCGACACAGGCGTCCCCAGTGAGATAGGGACTGCAAAGTCCATCGACATCCGTCAGATCATCAAGCAAGCTCAGAAGACGCGCGTCCCCCGTGACTTGAAGTTCGACGACTCTTCTATGCCTGACGCTGCCAACTTCTACCGTTGGTGCACGGGCTCCGAATTCCTCAACGCCGAACCGTACCTTGAACAGGTGCTGATCGGTGTGCGTCTGTTTGGTGAATACTGCCCGATATGCAGTGACACCGAGTGGATGAAAATCGAGAACCACGAACCGCAGGAAGGCTTAGCCGGAATGCTGGCGAAGGTTACTCTGCTCGAACATGGCGTGTGCCCCAAATGCAAGGGCCGCCGCGCTGAGTTCTTCCGCACAGGCAAGCTCAAGTTCTACAACGAACTTGGTGTGAACGCCGGACAACGTTGCGTTACTGGTGACCAGCTGCTGGCTACTGGTGTGGGCATGCGCCGAGTGCGTGACCTGCTGCCCGACGCTGAATACGGTGAGACCGAAATCGCTGGCCTTACCGCCTCGCTCTGTGACACCACTCCCCTCAAGATCAACAAGATTGTACGCATCGAAGCTGGCGAACAGCTGGTGTGTGCGACGCTTGCCAACGGCACCGAAATCAAAGGCACCGCTACCCACGGCATCGAAGGCTGGGCCAAGAGCTATCGCCCGCTCCGAGATGCAGCCAAGTCCCCTGTCATTGTCGCCACCAACTATCACACTGGTGAACCATTCCCGATCCGCGAGTACGCTGAAGGCATGGTGCGCCAAGGACTGTTGGCCGAGAACTACAGCCACAAGGCAATCCGCAACTACGAGCTGATGCGGACGATGGCGCACGCGGTGATGGGCACGATGCTGGTGCACAACAACGTTCCTTACGTTGAAGGCGGCACCACTATCGACACCGTGTTCCGGTCGCTGACTGCTGGCTGCTACCGCGACAACAAGATGGTGCAGTTGCCGGATTACCTGCTGTCCAACGCGGCTCCCTTGCTGCACACCTTCTTCGCAACCCTGTTCCCCGACGACGAGATCGCTCTGTCCGTGATGGCCGACACTGAGGAACTGGCGCGAGAGGTTCAGTCGCTGGGTATTGCGTGCGGCTGGCCCATCATGCGGGACGGCCACAGCCTCTGGCTCGACGCCATAGCCTACAACGACTTCAGTGAGCTGCGCGAAACCGTGCTGCGCATAGAACCCACTTTTTCAGCCGAGCGCTGGGATCGTGGGTCTCTTGCGTCTGCACTCGAAAACATCGGGATCGATAGCCCGCTGTACTACCTCAAGCGGCTGGTCGATGGCGACTACGCGGTGTTCAATGCTGCGGTAGCCGACATCGAACCGGAAGACACGTGGACGTTCGAAGTGCCGAGCGGCCAACGCTACATGATCGACAACATCATTTGCGAGAACAGCGGCAAGTCCGTTGTGGTTGCAATGCTGTCGACCTACATGACCCACCGTGTGCTCAAGATGCAGAAGCCGACGCGCGTGTATGGCATCGGTGATAACCAGATCCTGCAAGGCACGTTCGTGGCCCTGACTCAGGCTCAGGCAAAGGACACATTGTGGGAGCCGTACTTCGGCTACATCGTGGCGAGCCCGTGGTTCCAGCGTTACCATGCGCTGATCAAACGCTACGAGTCACTGTACGGCGTTGAGGTGATGAAGATTCGGGACACGTTCGTTCTGTATCGCCATCGCAACCTCATTGTGTTCCCCGCTGGCCCTGACAAACGTACCCTTCGTGGTCGAACTCGTATCTTCTACGCGATAGATGAAATCGGTTGGTTCGACAACGATGCTTCCAAGAACAAGATCAAGACAGGCGCTGCCGAAGTCTCGATTGCGTTGGAACGTTCCTGCCTTACCGTGCGTTCGGCGGAGGGCCGACTTGTCGCAAGCGGCAACGACATGTGTTACACGGCGTATGGGTTCAACGTCAGTAGTCCGTCCGACTTCCGAGACAAGATCTGTGAGATTGTCCGGCAAGCGGAGACCAGTAACAAGATACTGGGCATCCACGCGCCAACTTGGAAGATGAACCCGAACGTTACGCGGGAGATGCTGGACGAAGAATTCCGGAAGAACCCGATAGCAGCGGCCCGAGACTACGGCGCACAACCGCCAGTGTCAGCGAACCCATTCATTTCGCCGGGCACAGTTGACGAGTGTATGCGTGAAGTTGGCCGTAACGAAGTCGTGTATAACCAATCGACTGACCGACGCAGTAACGGGATCTCGGTTGAGCGGACGGCCTACGGCAAGATCACCAAGATCAAGCAAGTCGACCGCCCATCTGTGCTGGCAATGGATGCGGGGGAAACCAACAACAGCTTCGCGCTATCGTGTATGTCGCTGGTTGACGGGATACCGAGCGTTGACCTGCTGGTTGAGATCATGCCAAGTCCCGGCGAACCTCTCAACTACACGTTGATCTTTGACCACATCATTGTGCCGATGATCAAGGCGCGCAACGTTAAGGTACTGCTGGCCGACCGTTGGAACTCAACGAAACTCTTGCAAGATGCGCTGGCCCTTGGGCTCGTAAACATTGCCAAGAAGTATTCGCTGAAGTACAGCGACATGTGGGACGTCAAGAACCAGATGCAAGGCGGCACCTTCTCGTACCCACGTTCGCAATACGTGAAGTCTGTAATCGAGCTGCTGCACGATCAGGATCTGACGAACTACCCAGCGTGCTTTGCCAACAAGCCAGTCGAACACTTCATGTATCAACTTGTCACTATCCAAGATAGCCGCAATCAGGTTCTCAAAGGTGTGGGGCTGACGGATGACTTGTGGCGGGCAACAGCGTTGGCGACGTATGGACTCAACAGTCCGGACTACGCACCGTTTCTTGTAAATAGCCCTAACAAGCACATCGACCGAAACCCGCAACGCCTCGCCGTGATAGGCAGTGCCAAAGCAATCGGCACCAGCAGCGGCACGCAGGCGCGCAGCGGAACCATTGGTAATTTCACAGCGGTACTCAGTTCAAGGAGAGCAAAATGACGACCAAGTTCAACAACCCAGCTGCAAATGTGCTGGCGGCGCGGCAGGCGAAAGCCCAAGGCGTTGACATCGATCCACGCATTACGGATAGCAACATGTTGTCGGAATCCGCACTCCACGTTGAGAGCGTGACCAACTGCCCGAAGTGCAAGCGCCCGACCGTAGCCGCCGAGTTGGTTGGCGGTGTTCCGGCACGCTTTTGCAGTGAGTGCGCGGTGACGATGCCCGTCCCGCTGGGAGAGTAAGGCATGGGAATCTCATTCAAGGCACAGAGCGATTTCAGACATCGCGGAGCTGCGCCGGAATCGAGTAAGCGCCAAATTGGGGTCGCGTCAAGTGATGCGGCCCTCAACAAGTTGGTGAAGACGATGCGCGAACGCGCTAAGCATGAGCAGTATGGGGGCCGCGTTGCGTCCACCTCTGCCGCTGGTGCTGGCTCAGGTAGTGCAATCGGCAATACTCAGTTCGGCGCAGTGGCATTGGACATCGACGTCGATCCGTTGCTCGAAGGCATGGCCTACGACACCGACGACAAGTTCCTCTTCAACATCTATCGCGACATCTACAACTTCGATCCCATCGGCGGCTCGTTCGTGGACATGTTCAGCACGTTGCCCTATTCGGACTACACGTTCGGCGGGGCCAAGGATGCGTTGCTTGAGCCCTACTACGAAACAAACGAGCGCCTGAAGATCGGCAGTATGCTTCCGGCAATCACCACTGATCGGATGGTTACTGGTGCTCACGTGTCGTCGATGCTGTATAACAAGCAGCAGAAGAAATTCCTCGACCTCATGTGCCACCGCTACGACCACATCGACGTGTACCCGCTGCCGTTCAACAACCAAGACCCAATCTTGGAGTGGAACGTGCCGGAAGAAACGCGTACCGTGATGCAGCGTGACAACGACCGGATCAAGCGCCTCCGCGAATACATCGGCAGCGACCTGTGCGCCAAGATCGACGGTGGCGAGAAGATTGAACTCGACCCGCTCGGTACAATCTGGTTGCCTCGTCGTCCGTACAGTACGGGCGCGGGCCAGTCGGTGTATCGCCGGATCCTTCCGGTGTGGCTGATTGAAAAGAACCTGTACCGTGGCACGCTGATCGAAAGTGGCCGACGTCAACGTGGTATCCTTCACGCTCAGCTCGGCGACGGGATGGAGTGGGAGCCCAGCGTTGAGGAACTGCAATACGTAACCGACTTGCTGTTGGCTGCGGATGCGGATCCTATCGGTGCGGTGATCGCAACTCGCATGGGCGTGCAGGTGAACGAGTTCCGTCAAGGCGGCGACTTCTGGAAGATCACCGACATCTGGGATACCACCACGCAATACAAGTTACGTGCGCTGGGTGCCAGCGAAGCCCTGCTGTCTGGCGATGCAACGTTCGCCAACGGCGAGACCGGAATGATGGCATTCATGGAGAGCCTTGCGGCTTCCCGTAATGACTTGACCCGCCGCCTGTTCTACGAGAAAATCTTCCCGCTGGTAGCCGTAATCAACGGGCTGGCCGTGAACCGTAGCGGCAACGTGGTCAAGAAGTCTGGCATGATGAAGGGCGATGCGATGGACATCATGGAGCGCATGCAAGACGGCTCCAAGTTGTTTATCCCGACCGTGCACTGGACGAAGAAGCTGCGTCCGGAAAGCGATCAAGGTCAGATGGAAGCGCTACGTGCGTTGACCGAAATGGGCGTACCTGTACCGATTCGTGCAATCGCGGCGGCTGGCGGATACAGTCTGGATCAGATGGTTGGTGACCAAGATGAAAACTTGGCGATGCAGCGTAAGATCTACGACTACCAAAAGCGCAACGCGGAGCTGAAGAAGAAGTACGGGCCGAAAGAGGACGGCGACGAGGGCGGCGGATCGTTCTCAAGCGCCGAACCGTTCGGCGGTGTGCTTGGCGGCCAACGTCGTCTCTCACTGAAAGACCGTGACTTCGGCCACCTCAGTGAGATGTTCGAGTACGGTAAGACAGGCAAGAAGAAGTACCTGTTAGACCAACGTGCTGCCAACGACCGCGCCAACAATGCGATCTACAAATCTGTAAAGAACATAGACAAGCAGGGAGCTAACCCTCTGCTGTCTAACGCTGCTGTTTCCCGCAAAGCAAGTCCGCGTGAGCAGCGTGCAATGCTACGTTTGTATTGAGGGTCGTCATGTTCAAATCATGGTTTAAGAAAGGGGAGCAAGACTCCCCAACTTCTCCGACTCTTGCGCTTTTGGATCTGCTTGCTAACGGGCCGGAAGTCCCTGACGCTGAGTGGGAACAAATGCGTGGGAGATTTGTGGAGGCATGTACCTACATCTATTTGGATCGCGGTACTATCCACAGCACCTACCACAGTGCGGCCAAGAGCATTAACGAGTTCATCGCTCGTTACATGCCGAGCTGGTCGCTGTCTAGCGACTATCCGGAAGTGGAAACGGCGTTCGTGTGGGCAATCGCCAAGATCGTATCCAGTAACGCCGTTGCCGCATCCGTTGCGAGCATCCTGCTCGACAAGTTTGTGAACAACGGGGCGTTTGTCGCCGCATTGCGTACCAAGCTCAACCCCACTGGGCTGCGCAAAGTTCTGAACCTCGGAGCTGCGCGCTTCAGTGAGATGGAAGTCGCGATGACTTCTCGGCAGTGTTTTGATTCAGCCGACGCGTTCGACTTTCTCAACTCGCAGTTCATGCAGCTGCGCCAAGTTAGCTATCTCAGCTGGCACAGCAGCGCACCAAAAGAGTTGGCCGACAAGTTCCCCAACGTTGTCGCGTATCGCGCTCTGCGAGGTAAGTGATGATCTCGCTGACGCGCGGCTCGCTTGCCGACTTCTACAAGGAGGCTGGGAATCACAACGTCTCTTTCGAGATCGAGATCCCTGACTCCCACGTGTTCGTCGGGATTCGCCATCCAATGTATGGGCAGCAGGGCACGCCAGTCGGCACGCCCTTCATTGCGCTCGTCAACCCGATGGCACCGGATCCCGCCTCAAAGATTCTCACCAAGATTGCGGATCTGCATTCTGGTGAAGAAGCTGCTGCGTTCCTCAAAGTCGTATCGGTCGTCGTGACCTCAAGAGAAACGCGCAGTGCTCAGGAGTGGGCCGAATTCCTTACGGCTCAAATAGGCAGTAACGTTAAGGTATCCAACTATGCAGGATAATAAAGCTCAAGAGCTTGTCAATCTGCTGGTCACCGACAAGGCGATGGCAGATACCCACGTAGTAGATGCACTGGTGCACGCTGATGTCCCCCTCAACATTGGCGTTGCGTTAGCTGAACTGCGACAGGTGTTCGGAGACAAGGACATCCTCGTTATCACCAACGAGCTGGCCTACACCGCCAACGACATCGTTGCAGCCAAGAACGTAAACAGTGCTGATAGCGCAACTCACTTCTATCACCAACTGATGCTGACCGACAAAGCGGCGCTGGTGAAAGCAATCACTGTAGTTATGGAAATGGAGAAGTCTGTATGATCAAGTCGTCCCTTATTGAAGGTGGTCTGCGTCTGTATGAAGGCAAAGGTACTGGCCTTCACTTCGTGTTCACTCCGCTGGGTGAAAACGTGCTGGGTGCGTGCGAGAGACTGCAAGCCTATGCTGCTGGTGAAGAGCAGATGGAGCACGCGGTTGGCATGATCCTCGGCGACGGCAGCGCTGAACTCGGCGTTGACTATCCGCAGTGTACCGAAGTCGTCAGCAACTGGGTTGAAGAACTCGGACTCGAATTCGATGCGGCCCCGATGGACGTTATCGAGATCAAGGTCGGCAAGGAATCCGTCGTGGTTATCACCGTTGGGGTAAGCGACCCCAGCGAGACGGCAGACTCTGAATGGAATTAATCCGACCAGATCTAAGGGGGCCTTCGGGCCCTCTTTTCGTTTCCAGACACGTCACTTGTTGTCTGAACCTGCTCCATACAAACTCCGTCGTGTACTGCGCAATGTACGTTGTCAACTGCGTGGCGCGTGAAGACCGTGAGGAGCTGTATGCACAGTTGCCGCCTGAATCTGTAAATAATCTACGTCGGGCGGTACTGCAAATCGGGGGAGTATGAAATTCTTAACCTGTAAGTTGTCGAAGCACCGTGGTGTTTACGACATGGTGTTCTGCGATGCGGGTTCAGAGAAAGACTGCTTGCGTTTGCTTGCACCTGACGGAGTGATTGTTGTTTTCGATCACATACCGGATGGGGCTTGGGTCTACAAGTCGAATCTCTATCTCCGACTCTATAGGCTCTTGCTTCCAAAGTTCGATGTTCCGACTTCAGTGGTGTCGATGCTTAGCCCAAAGATGCTACCGAAGTTTGACCATCCATTAGTCTACGATGGGCAGTCGTGCTTGTACCAGTTGTATTGGATGCACGAATTCGAGTGCTTGCGAACTCTCGTTGTCGGTTCGCGGGTGAACATGATGGCCGACGCGTTGCGCGCACAGGAAGGCGCTGCGTGGTACGGCGATTATGCTGTCCACTTCATACGGGATGCTCAATGAAAAATGTAGTCTATCACATCCATGCCATTGACTTGAGTAACTGGCTGCACCGCGCTTACCACGTGGTTCGTCCTGAAGACATGACAGTCAACGGCAAACCCATAGGGGCCGTGAAGGTTTTCATCAACATGGTTGAATCCCTGCTCGGCAAGATCCGCGAAACGAAAAAGAAAGGAGAGAAGCACCACTTGGTGTTCGCCGTTGACTGCTCTCGCGTTAAGAGCTGGCGATACTTGATGGTTAAGCCGTGGGCGGAAGATCGCGCCAAGGAGTTAGGTGTTCCGCCGCAGGAGCTTTACTACAAGGGCAAGCGCACCATCGATCAGGAGAAGCGTGAATCTATCCGCTTCCAGACCAAAGTGCTGCTTGAAATGTTGGAGACTTCTGGGTTCCCTTGCATTGGGGATTCCGATGCAGAAGCCGATGACATTCTCGGCACCATTGCCCGCAACTTCAGCAAGCGCCCCAACGTTGTCGTGCACCTCCACACGCGCGATAAGGATGCGGCCCAGCTGTTGATATTCCCCAACACCGAAATCGTACACCCAGCAATCGGACAGTCCCCTGAGCGCATACTCCGCAGCTCGCAAGATTGCATTGACGTGTACGGTGTGCCGCCCGAGCGCATCGTTGATTACCTCGCCATGTGCGGCGACGTCGTGGACAACGTGCCGGGAATTCCCGGCGTAGGGGAGAAGACCGCAATCAAACTGATTACCAAGTTCGGCTCGTTCTCGCAGGTTATCGAGAATCCGGAAGCGGTGAAGTCGGTGAAGGCATTGCGTGAAGGCAACCTGCCAATGAGCCCAGACATGCTGACCAGCCTGATCAAGTTGGACTGTCGCATCAAGTCTGTGCCGAAGAAAGCAAGCGCGTTCGAGCGCGCGAAACTCACGGAAGAGCGGATCGCAGCAATGACTAAGCTGCGCCGTAAATATAAATTCAACTCACTGTTCGGGGCATAAAATCATGGTAGACATGAACAAACTTCAAGAGCTGGTAACTAACGGTGTTGGTAGCAAGGTGGCGAGCAAAGCCCCCAAGATGCCGCGCGAAGTCACTGCTGCCACCACTGCCGTCAAGCGCGGTATGGGTGAAATCCAAAAGGTATCTGACAACGTGTTTATCTGCGTCGGTGGGATTGCGGGCACCGCAGTTCGCGCTGGCCTGATCGACGTTGCTGGTGTGGAGTGCATGCCGCGTGTCAAGTGGGGCACTACTCCGAGTTCCAAGTTTATCGGGCAGGACTTCCCCAGCGCCAAAGACAGCTACCTGAAGCTGACGGCAATGATGAAGAAGCACGCCGAAGACAACAAGCAAGACTACGTGTCGATGGTGACCGGTATGTCGTTGCTTGCGCCCTTGAAGGTTGGGGCCGACCGCACGGACGCACCGATGGTCGCCTACATGTTTGCCGACTATGGCCCGCACGGTGATAGCCGTGACTTCAGCACCTCGAAAGGTAATCCGGTTCCGCGTCCGCGCTTCCATCGCAACGTGTTCGATTCGTGCTTCAAAGGTCTCGCCACTCAGGTGAAGGGCCAGCCGAAGTATCAGCAGCTGGGTCGCCCTGCTCGCGTCGGGATCCCGCGCCTGTATGGTGCAATCGGTGGCGTGCCTTTCATGCAGCTGGTTGAACTCGTTACCACCGCAGCCGAAGCGCATCCGGAGATCGAGTTCTACCTGTTCGCCTCCAAGAAGCCGGACGACGCGCTGATCTGCCCGACCGACATTCACCGCCAGCCGAAGAAGCGCCGCACTGGTGGCAAGCCTCGCGGTAAGCCGCAGCACAATCGCAGCAACCGCAAGTGCCCAGAGGGGGAACGTGGTGTGAAAGGCACGCACGGGGTGCCCAATGGTCAATAACCCGTTCGTCGGTGGACGCTGCTCACTGCAATCCGTCCTCGACTTCTGCACTCAGCACCAAGTCGGAGAAATCAAACGACTGAGTGCCGAGGTAGCCGCCGCATCGTCAACGCGAACACTGACGCGCAACGTCAGACTGGCAATAGCAATCCTTAGCCGGATGAAGGCAGCTAATTTACCAGTGCCTCCAACTTACCAACTGAGTCGCCGCCCCAAGGATGGGTACGTGATCCACGCGTTCACGTTCTACACAAAGGGCAGCACGTCGTACACCGCACTGGCCGACAAGACGGGCATCATCATTATGCGTGACTTTCAAAGCACGCACCCTATGGTAATGCGTTGTCTGCACAGCCAGAAGCAGCACCTGCTGATCGGTGACCAGATTCCGGACGCTTACGAGCTGAAGGAGTTTGACGACTACATCGTGCCGTGGTTCAACCAGTTCATGTTTGCGTTACGCACGCACATCCGAAGCGAAGTGCCGAAGATTGTGTACTCGATTGCAGGTGACGTAAGAGGGAATGGCTATGCTAAACGAAGTGGTGAAGAGATACACGATCACTGCGGCCCAGTGTAATAACGTGCCCGTAGCGTTGGGTGAGTTCGAATACGAAGAAGGATCTACGTTGAGTATTCCGGTTGTCGCGATTGATTGGGATAAGACCATCCAGTTGCTGCAAGTGGAAACCACCGAGGGCCCACTTACGTTCCATCTCACGTGCGCACCTATCCCCAAAACTCTGAGAGACCTAGTTGCTTTCGTTCGGGTGAAGGTGCAGAAGTCTGACGCTGTGTGCCCGTCTCTGTTCAGGAGTTCAGGGAATGCTGAAAACCAATGAAGTAGAAGCCAAGCTAGGTAAGTGGTGCCAGTACGTACATCAAACGATCCGGCCTATGCCTGAGAACTTGATTGACCGCTGCTTGTCTCTGACATACTCGCACGTCACGGGATCCCCCGACCGACCGCTGCAAGTGTTCGACGGCTTCAGTCTTAACGAAGTCGGTGAGACAATGTTTGGGCGCGCCATGACTGTGCGTGCACGTTTCGGACTTGCTAACTACAATGCAGTAGAAATCGGGATGCTTCTCGACGTTCACTTCCTGATAGTGCTCGCGTTTGTTGAGCGCTACGGGATGGACTGGGGCATCAAGATGGACGTGAAGCTGCTGAAGAGAATGCGGGATAAACACACTCTCTTTCACTACGTGCACGATGAAATGTGGCACACGCCTGAGACCTTCCACTATGTGTATGGTACTCCGGTGAAGCAAGTCCTGAAGTGTCTACAAGAAGGGAAAGTCCCCGATTGCCTGCGCACGTCAGACGTAGCACGGATGAAGTATTTCAAGCAGTATGCTGAAGAGCTTGGCGTTGTCCGTGACGGCTTTGGCCCCGCGAGCAACTTCTTACGCATCCCCCTATACCGAGAGCTGCACATTACGCGCACCGATCCGCGCAAGCGACCGACTCCGGTGGCACGCAAGGAGACTGCGTGAACGCGATAATTTGTGTCTAGGCACACAAACCATAGGGGCCCCAGTGGCCCCTCTTTTCGTTTTGGAGCAAAATCATGGGCAAACCAGTCATTCGCGTTGGCGTCGACAAGTCCAAGGGGCACGGATGTTTCCCACCGACTCAGCCAACGTCTGCGTCGTCCAACGTTAAGGCCAACGGCATTCGCGTTGTGCGCATGGGCGACAAGTATTCCCCGCACCGTTGCGGCAAAGTCGTACACGGTTCGCGCGTTGCGCAGTCCCCGTCAACAGTCAAAGTGAATGGTCGGCCCGTGCATAGAACTGGTGACCAGATCAGCTGTGGCGATTCAGCGGGCAAGGGATCCAAGAACGTGAGGGCAGGATAATGGCAACTCTATCAGACGTCAGCATGGACTACGGGCAACAGGCAGCGGACACCGTTACCGACGTTGACTCCGCTGTGCAAAAGCTGATCGTCGTTCTCAGTGTGCCGCGCGGTGCACGCAAGCGCTACGAAGAGTTCGGCAGCACCACTTACGCCAGCTTGTTCGAGCCCTTCGATGACATCACCGCAGGCTGGATCGGCATCGGCATTCAAGAAGCAATCGAGAATCCGGCCAACGAGATTCGCGACCTGTTCACCGACCTGCACATTTCGGTTACGCGCGGCCTTCAGACCTACGAGTGCTCACTCGACTTCCGCGTCATTCTCCCAAGCGGCGAGAAGAGCGCGGTGATCAACTACAACTTCCAACTTCAACCGCAGGGCAACGCCCTCAGTCTTCCGCGTCGCGTGGCCGGATTAAGGAGCAACAATGGCTAACCTAACGCAACTGACAACCCACCGCCAGATCGTCGACTACATCTTGGCGAAGGCCAGCGAAACCACCCAGTGGAGCGACAAGCAAGCGGCGTCCATGCTGGTGCTGTTGGCTGACGTGCTCGGTGACATTGGCGAGGCCAACTCCGCAGCAATCAACATTGCGGCGCGCGAAGCATTCATCCAGTTGTCGCGCCGTCAGTCCAGTACCTACGCTGGTGCGCGCTTCCTCGGGATCCCCATCAAGCGCAAGTCGCCCGCCGTATCAACTGTGCGCTTCACCAACGGCACCTCCGACACAATCAACTATGATCGCGGTACTCCCCTGACAGTCGGCGGACGTGGTGCGTTCTTGACCCAAACTCTTCACCTTTTGCCCGGCCAAACTGGCGACGCCACAATCGAAATCGGCGAGGTGCGCGTTGAGAGCTTCACGCTGACTGAGCGTTACGACCTGCTCACGGTTCCGCTTTCCGCAACCAACTTCACCATCTCTTCGTATGAAGTGTGGACTGAAGATGCGACAGGTGCGGTCTATCCCTACACCGTTATCGACCGTGCGCTGACCAGAGCGGCAGTTGGTGACCGCGTGGTGACCGACGTGACCAATGAAGATGGATCGGTGACCCTGCTGTTCGGTGGCCGCTACTTCGGTTACGCACCCGACAAGGATCACAAGCTGTTCGTGCGCTACCACGTGAGCGGCGGGCTGCGCGACAACAACGATAGCGTTGGACTGCTGGCGGAAGTCGTGGAGAACACCAACGTTGCGGGCCGCACACTTGAGCCCTTGCTTGGTGCGGACGACGAATTGCCGTTCGAGTTCTACAAGCAGTTCGGGCCCATCCTGCACCTGAGCGAAGGCCGCCTGTCACGTCCCGACGAATGGCGCGCTGCAATTTTGGCTTTTCCCGGCGTGGCGGATTGCGCGATTCTGAGCCAACGCGACGTGGCCCCCAGTGACCCGACATGGCAACTGATGCTGCGCGTTTGCGTGCTGGCGGAATCTGGTTCAACGTTCGGCGGAGTCAACCCCAACCCAACTTCCGCTGCATGGGTGCGCCTGCTGGACATGCTCGCCAAGTACAAGCCGTTCCACACCGTGCAGACTTGGAACCCGACGCGCATTCTGGTTCCCGTAGTTGTCGAGGTTGCGGTGCACGAATGGTACACTGGTGATCTGCGTGACGTTGAATTGCGTTCTATGCGCAAGATCACCGAACTGTTCAAACCACGTGCCGGAATCTTGGGCCGCATGTTGGCAATCGACGACCTGAGCGACTGCTGCCGCATCGAAGGCAAGCAGCGTTTGGACTACGTGGATTACGTGCGCGTTCTCTCCCCAGAAGAAGACCTCACGCCCGGCTCGAAGCTCGAATACATCGGACTGCGTAGCGTGCGCGTGACTGTGGTCTACAGCAAACGAGGTGACTCTAATGCTTTCATCTGATCTGCCATCGTTGGACGTCATTGAGGAAAACCCTTCGTGGGTGGAACTCATTGACCTCTTGCGTTCAGCAAACGACACGTTGATCCTGCCGCAGGTTGAAGCTCTTATGGCCGTGCGCAAAGTTGCCGATACCGAAGAGTATGCGGTTGCTGAGGCCAGCCTCCGGATGATCGGTATCAACCTGAGCAGCGGGATTATGCGCAAACAGGCGCTGCGCTTGGCCGCCGCGTTCGATACCGTCAACCAATACCGCCAAGTCATGGACACCGCGAACTGGGATAAATTCGCGGCGTTCCTGATCGATGACCTTTTCAACGTCACTCGTCTCTGGACTTCAGACTACCGCAGCTTCTACACGGTGCCGCAAGGCCGGACGCTTGCAGACGGCGGCAAGTGGTATCCAACCACTCACATGGAACTTGAAGTTGGAGCCTCTGCTGAAGACGCTGGGTTCGAACTCACGATCAGCCACAGCCTTGTTCCCGAGATCATCGATCTGCTGGTATCCGGTAACTGGATGAATGAAGACGAGGCGCGGGAGTGGGCAACCAACCACGTTGGCTTGCAGCTGAACAACGAGACGCTGCACAAGTCCTACGTGCGGGCCTACCTGTTCGGCAAGCGCATCACTGAATTCTTCTACCAGTGGGCACCCATCGAAGACGTGCTCGAATCGATCATCATTACCACACAGGCAAGCGCCAAGCTCATGTACGGGGCCCGCCTGATTCACGAACCGTTCCGCTACAACAGCGCGGGCGGCAAGGCCATCGACTTGGGAGCAAGCGGGTTCGAGCATGGCACTACCGTGATTCGTGCGGGCGCTCGCTTTACCTTCAGCTACGTGACGCGCTATCAAGATGGATCGTCTTCGGTGCAGCAGGCGTATTGTGTGTCTCCCGAGATTGAGGCTGCTGACGTCGGCTGGTGCGTGTTCAAGGTTCCGGAATTCAAGAAGGCGATCCGCGTTGAACTCAGCTACCGCGATCAATCCAAGTTCGTTGAACTCCAACTGGAATCCAACATCAACGTCGTGGATCCTGTCACGCTGTCGATTCGTGCGCAGAACCCATCGTATGGCGGACGCCGTGTTCCCTTTACGGCCTACGCGCAGTACGCGGGAACGTCTACCGTAGACATCACGGAAGAGAGCGGGTTCCTGAAATGGGAGACTGACTTCGGCGTGTTCGAAGGCGCTACCTTGGTGCTGCCCAACGTACTCGCTGACGGCATCGCCAACGTTCGCTGTACCTACATCGGCGTAGACCGTGAGCTGGTTGCAACCTTCCAACTGAAGGTGCTGCGTAACGTGGCCGAGCGCTATGCCGTGGAGTTGGAATTCATCACTCCGCTTAGCGTGCCGCAGGGCCAGAACTTCAACGTGGTGACGCGTGCGAAGTTCAACGACGACACTGTGGAAGAGGTGCAGGCTGTCCTGTATTCCAGCACGAACAAGTTGGACATTCAGGACAACACCGTCGTTACCTCTGTGCAGAGTACCGACTACCTCGCAACCCTGATTGCCGAATACCAAACGCCGGGCGGCCCGCGTTTGACCAAGCGCAACGTGGTGCGTGTTATTGCCCGTCGCTGGGGCGTGCTCGCTACCAGAATTCGCGTGCCGGATCGTATCGTTGAACGTGCGACCTTCATTCCGGAAGCGCAGCTCTACATCGTTGACCTCGATGCTCCGCAGTCAGAGATTGACGCAGCAAATCCCCTGTACGTTCGCGGGTGGCGCGCTGCCCACAACAGCCGCTGGTACGGCGTGTCTGGATCAGATTACGGCGCACTCAATCCCCATCCGGTGACCGGAGAGTTTATCGCTCCCGTGGTGGCCGAGGATACCAAATACGGAATCGGGTTCACTGCGCAGTACAACGGCGCAACTGTTTCGGGCTTCAAGTCCGTGGTCGTCTATGACGAGCTGCTGCAACTGCAAACGCTCGACGTGTTGATGAATACCTTCCTCCCGAGCCAGACCCAAAACACGCTGCGTTCCATCGGTGAATGGAACTCTGGTGCCCAGACCGAACTCAACGCCAAGTACGAAGTCGTGTTCATCCCCAGCGAGTCAGCGGTTGCACAAGCGCGCGCCGACGTACTGGCCGAGATTGCCCGCCGCTTGGCTGCCGGAGAAGATGCGTCTGACTTGGATCCCGACAATCCTGATTACACCCAGTACGTCGAACTCAGCTTCCGCGATAGCACGGTTGAGGGGTACGACTCGGTGAAGGACGAGAAGTTCATGCGCCAGCTGCTGGTGTTCAGCGGCACTCTGCATGGGCGGGCCAAGCTCACGGCGCGCTACGAACACAATGGCAAGGTGTTGGAGAACGTGACGACCATTTCGTTGTCGCCTCTGCGCAATCGCGTAGTTGCCCTGCATCTGGAAGCGCCGTCAGTTGTTGGTGAACGTAGCCGGACTTTCGTGCGCGCCCAAGTGCAGTACGACACCGGAGACCGTGCCTATATCCCAGCAGTGTGGACTGCGGATTGGTACGAGCAGGATCAGTACACCGACCTCATTACCTTCAGCGCCCGAGAGTGGCCGTTCCTCGAACTGATTACCGTGTTGGAGAACCGCGAGCCCAAAGACTTCGACGACTTCCTGTCGATGACGTCTTCGCGGCTGCCCGTGTTTGCTGAAGCGCGCTCGATGGATGACTTGAAGTTGATGTCGGCCCACGGTGCCATCATGCAAATCGACACGGTGACGGAGTTGAAGCTCGCACGTTTGACCGCACGTTACTACAACGTGAAGGCGTACCTCGACATCACGGTTACGCCAGCAGTGCCGACTCCGATCAACACGATCACCAACTCCTACATTCTAGGGCCCACCGAAGTCAGCGCCGATCAGCTTTACGCGTCCTATGCGTTGGTCAACACCTACGCGATGACAGGGGATCTCGTTCTGCTGGACGGTACGGAGATTGACGGGCAGCCCTACGAATACGAGATGGAGGTTTCGAGCGACTGGGTGATTATGAGCAACGAAGAGATGCAGGCGGACGGCGCATACGTTCCGGCCACGTCTCCGCTGGTGTCCATTGATGGCGATGGCTACATGCGCCCGCTGCGCAACGTTGATGGCCGCGTGATGGTGCGTGCAGTGTTCAACGACAACTTCAACAAGTTCAGTCGTGACCTCATGGTCTACATTCGCCGCGCCAACACCTACCTGAAGAGTCTCGACATTCTCGGCCAGTCCGAAGTGAGCGATTCCCCTTCCGGTAACCCGACTGTCGAATACGTCGATGGGCTGTGGTACGTTCCGTATAACCTGCGCCTCGTAACCGCAGACGATGCAGAAGGCATTCTGATTCCGGCAACCGATGCCCTTTGGTCACTGGTCGGCCCCGTCAGCATGTCCGGCGTGTCGCTCGGTGAAAGCAACGGCCATCTGTACGTGACCAAGCAGCAGAGTGACGCGCAGATCACAATCAGCGCCAAACTCCAATACCCGAAACCGGACGGTACGATGGAAACCATTGTCGGCATGATGACGATCATGGTGCGGGCGTCGCGCAGTATCATCAGCGCCTACATCGACTTCACCGACTCCAACATCGCGCCCGATACCGACATTCAAATGGTCATGCACTGGGAACGTCGTAATCAGGACAAGGGCAACTCGCTCAATCCTGTGATCGGCATTGGTTACCAGTGGGCGCTACGTACTCCGATCGGAGAAGGCATTACGTTGTCAGGCGATGGCTTGTTGCGCTTCCGACCAAGCAACGTTGCACAGGATGCTGTGGTCGAATGTACGCTTACCGAAGACCGCACGAAAATCGTTGAAGCCATCCGCGTAACTTGTCCCGGCGTTGGTTATCCGACTAGCTTGGGAATCGAAGGCTTTAAGCGCGTGCGTGACGACAGTTCCATTCAGCTGAAGGGGATTGTGAAACGTGCGGCCCGCCCCGAGACTGACGAGACCGCGAACTGCTTCTGGACATTGCGCAATGCGAACGGTGACGAGGTGAACTACGCGGGCATCACAATCAACCCACGTAGCGGAATGCTTACCTCGACGCAGCTTGCTCAGGATGCCAAGGTGTACGTGCACTGCTTGTTCCTTGAGGGCAAAATCCGATTGGAGGCAACGCACGTTGTCGACGTGATCAGCAGTATCCCGTACTACGGCGAAGCAGCGTTCGGCGTCAACACGTTGGTGGAAGTGCTCGCCCTTGGTCGTCGCCTCAACGCGCAGGGTGGTGGTAGCTTCATCATTGATGCGCGCACCGATCAGTACGGTTACTTCTGCTGCCGTGAAGATGCGGGTGCCGCAGAGTTGATTCCAACAGCGTTGCCGAACGGCGTACTCAACACTGGGTACGAAGGTTGGGATGGTGCAAGTTGGACGCTCAGTGACTTCAGCGGACGCGGCCCCATCTACATCGAGATCGTGTATGAGAACATCACCGAACGTCTCGCGCTGTACCGCACAAATAAACGTGCTGCAATGCTCGCAAAGTTCACCGTCAAGTATCTCAAACCCTAATTTAGGGTAGATACCCGAGGAAACAACAATGTATGTAGAAACTCTACGTTTGACCCCGCAAGGGATGCAGGCATTCACGTCTGCTAAAGATGGTGGGCTGTACTTGCGGCCCACCCGCTGTTCCTTTGGCGATTACAAGGGAAGTGAACCGACCGCAGTACCCGAGACGCTTATCGGGAACAAGGTTGCTGAGGTGTCAGGCATTCGTTTTCTTGAAGTGCTTGGTGGCAACCTTGTGCGATTCACGTTCGACATTCCGGCCAACGTTCCCGATCAAGGCGAAGCCCTTATCGGTGAAGCGCTGGTCAGTCTCGAAGACGGCATCCCGTTCGCCCACGTTGTGCTCGCTAATCCCATTCACAAGTTCCGTGGCAACGCGCACCGTGTAAGCCTGCTGCTCTACATGATCAGCGAGCAAGACATCGACCGCGTGTTCAACGTAAGCATGGGGGAGCACGTTACGCTCCCTCAAGTCACGTCCGTGAACTGGCTGCCCCCGATTGATAGCGGCATGTCGTCTACTACGGTCGTTGTTGCCGACCTATTCACCACGGCTGACGGCGGCAAAGTTCCCGGCATGGCGTTCCGCGCTGGCATCGGCGGTAACGCGTGGTCGTTCGCTGGTTATGATCGCGTGTGGAGCGATCCGGTCGGTGCGCGTTTCATCTCCCCGACGCAAATCAACGCCGAGGGGCTGTATGAAGGACTGAAGATCACCGACAGCATTATCGTCAGTGTGATCAGCGGTGGTGGCGCGGGCTACTGCCGCTCTGCCGAATACGACGGCAAGCTCTTGCAGCTCAACACCGACGTCCCCGAGATTCCACTGTTCACCGCAACTTCGGTGATCGCAGTGTGGGTCGCGGGGACTGCGCGCAGCGGTGGCGGTGGAATTCCGCTACCAGATAATACCGACGACGTGCCGCCAGACTGGGTGCTTACGCCCGGCGAACCCGGCAAGCCGCCCGTGTGGTCTCCGCCGCCGAGTAACGGTTCAACTCCGGCATCTGGCGTCGTGCTGTACTCTCCGCCGTCTAAGCTGGTCAGCAAATCACTGGTTACCACGGCGACTCCGAGTTCTCTGGTGTACGAAATGCTGGAAGCTGTGGACACCAGTGCTGACGTCATGCTGGTTGTTGGTGGCGCTACGCAGCCGCGCACAGCATTCGATGTCCTTGAGGGCGACCAGCTGATCCTTAGTGAAGCGCCGGACACCAACTTGGATCTCAACGCGCGTGCATTCGTGCGGGAGCCGACCACTGGTCACGAACTGGAAGTGACTGTCGTTTCCGTTACTGGCGACGGCGGCTCCCCAGAGATTGAACTTGGTGCAGGTATCACGGACGTCGAGCAGGTTATCGCGGTAGTGAGTCGTTTGCAGAACCCTGTCACGGCGTACACTATCAACGATGGCAAGCTCCGCTTCACCGAGAACATTCCGGCAGGTGTGCCCGTCGATCTCTACTGCTTGCGCCACAACGCACGCATCGGGGCCAGCACCAAAATCATCCCGCACCAATTCCAGATCGACTTGGAGACCAGCAGCTTCCAACTGACTGTTGCTCCCGTGTCGAAGTCGCACGTGTTTATCATCGACACTGGTACGGTGGTGATGCAGTCTGAGTTCCAGCTGATCGGCGACCACGTTGTGATGAACACTCCGATCCCTGCGCACAGTAACCGCTTCATTGAGATTCTGGTGTTCCAGAACCAAGTGAACAGTGGTAGCCCTGACCGCAGCCTCGAAGGTGTGTTGACTCACGCGTTCCTGACACCGAGCGGTATTCTGCTCGAACGTCATGGCCGTGCTCCGCTCAAGGTTCCATGCCCGCGCCCGATCTTCAGTGGGCGTGACGGCATCGTAATCGACGACACGCAATTCCCGCTCGTCAGACTCAGCTATGCTCCTGATCAAGACCCTGCTGCCAGAAAGCGCACGCAGATCATTGCGGGCCAACGCAGCGCTACCGACTCCGAAGAGATCGTCTTCACGCAGAAGATTCAAATCACCGAAGATATGTCGATGATGATCAACGCGGAATTCAGCGCCAGCCTCGGGCCGGGTTTTTCAAGCGAGCTGCACCGCGAATCCATTGAGTGTGTGGTTGCAATCGTTGAAGTTGGTGCCAAGTCCCCCGAGTACGGATCGAATGCTCGCGGTACTGGACGTGCTGGTTTCTCTGCCCATAGTGCGGTGGATGATCAGGCGACAGTATACGCTGACCGCCACTTGACGTACTCAGCGGACATCGTTGCTTCCAACTACAAGGCGCGCGCCGTTGAAGTGATCGCGAAGATGCGCGTCACTGGTGCCAAGGTTTCGGCCTACGGCAGCAATCTCAACGTACAAGTGAACATTATGATGGCGAGGTAACAGCATGCCAAGCTCTGATCAAGTATCAGCGATTGGTGGCACAGATGGCGACAAGGTTGTTGTCGGGCCCGATGGAGTGTTGGAGTTACAGCCCGCTCCATCGGCATCTGACCTAGTTGTTGTGCACGCAGTGTATGACAACGAAGCGGGAGTCCTGACGTTGGTGCGCCGCAATGGCGACACTGAAGAGATCTCAGGATTCCCGACAGCCGCGCAAATAAAACCAGCTAAGCGTGGCCGCAAAGGTCGGCGTGGTTTAGCTGGGCGCGATGGCCGAGATGGTGCCACCGGAAACACTGGGCCCAATGGTTGTGATGGGCCCAAAGGTGCAGTCGGTGCTGATGGTGACGCTGGGGAAGATGGTGAAGACGGGCCGGACGGCGCGCAGGGTTTGATGGGACGTCGCGGTATCTCCGGCATTGAGGGATACCAAGGCGAAGAAGGTGAGGAAGGCGACGAAGGTGTCGTTGGGCCCGCTGGCCCGTCATGTATTGTTGGGAAGCGTGGCCCCGCTGGGCCCGCACCGCTAGGGACGTGCGTATACGGCCCTAACCTACCAACAGATCCCGCAGTGTTCCTCTGGGTGCTGCCGCTTGATGGATATGACCGACCGGAAGTTCCGAAGTGGAGCGACGTCACGGTATACGTCAAGGACAGATCGGTACAGGCGCAACGTTTCCAACAGACCAACATGTTCTCCGCGCTCTTCGATGTGGAAGCAACCGCAGTTGGTGGAAGCGGTGTCTACGAGTACACGTGGATCGTGCCGGACATTCAAGGCATCAAGTTCAAACCGTCTGGCCTGAGACTCACGGTTGACTACTCACGACGCGCTCCGAATTCAAGTTATCCCGGCGAAATCTTCACCGTGAAACTTGTAGTGCGTGATATTGCTCGACCCGGCAAACCGTCATTCTTCGATACTGCCGAAGTAAGGATTAAGGTGTAACATGCTATCTCGTTTGAATGTGAGCATGATCACTGCACCCGCAACCGCAGCAGGTAAGCAGGTGAAGGTGGAGGATCAGCGACTCTCGACTGGTGAGGCGCAATCAACGCAGCCTCAGAATATCAGGTCAGGCCGATTCGATCCGATACTCGGTGTCTTAACGCTTGAGTATTACGACGGCACGATCACAACAGTCACTGGATTTCCCAGCGAGAACAATCTTCCGCAAGGATTGCAAGGTGAACCCGGCGATCCGGGTCGTGACGGACGTGACGGACGTGACGGTGCGCAGGGCCCAGATGGTCAAGCAGGTTGTGATGGACGCGAAGGTGAACGCGGTGCAACGGGAGCGCCCGGCAAAGATGGAAGACCCGGACGTCCCGGCCCAGTTGGAATGCCCGGCCCTGATGGAAATCCGGGCCCGCGTGGACGTGAAGGCCCGCGTGGTAAACGTGGCCCAACTGGCCCAACTGGCCCAACAGGTGTTACGGGCCCCACTGGCCCAACAGGAAACCCTGGCCCTCCCGGCGTTGTGAATATCGTGGTGTCTGCAACAGATCCCGGCAACGTTGCAGCTGGTACGATTTGGGTGAACCCGAACGTAGATCAACCGCCTGTCTGGATTTAAGGAGTGTGTGATGCAAAAGGTTAACGTTGAACAGATCGGCACTAACGGCGAAGGCGCGTTAGCTGCCGCCGATGGTGGAGTCGTAGTTACTCCAGTTGCCGAAGGTTCGGTTACGGAACCCAGTGGAAAGTTCGATGCAGTAACGGGCCAGCTCTCAATCAGTCTGCCTAACATTGGAACGTTCGTGATCACTGGTTTGCCGAAGACTAGCGACATGGGATCCGGCCCAGCTGGTGCGGATGGTTCGCGCGGTCGTGACGGTATTGCAGGCTTGAACCCGCGCGACGGACAACGCGGCCCCGATGGTTGTATCGGTGCTGATGGTCAAGAAGGTTTGCCCGGCAAAGATGGCCCGCGCGGACGTGAAGGTGATCCGGGCGGCCCCGGCCCAGAAGGTAAACAAGGTGAACCCGGCCAAGATGGTCGCGCAGCTGTTTACATGCAGAGCACAGATCCCGGCCCTGTTGGTGCTGGCGCATTCTGGATTCGCCCGCGAGCTAAAGCAACGCGTTAAGGAGATACGATGGGTGACTCACTCGTAAGATCTCGTCTGCGCTTCCGCAACATCCTAAACAACAAATGGGAAGACCTTGCGGATCACGAAGTGTTTGTTCGTGACCCTGATAACTTGGACTGGATTCGCCTTGTGCCCGGCGATTTCAGTATCCGAAATCAGACGAACAGCGGATGGATTGACATCGACAACGAAGCAGAGCCAGACATCGACGACCCGTGCTTGCGCATGACAATTCCGGGTTCGTGTAATGGCGGCATCGAAGATAAAGAAATGGGATCCGGCAACGGTATGGGTTCCGGTGGTGCTGAGTGGGAGCAAGTTGCTGGCTATCCTGCTGGTTACGACATGCCCGACGCGGGGCTTGCTGGTTTCGGCGTTGAACCCGTCGACATGTGGCCTACTGGTTTTGCACTGCGCCGTACTGGTGCCGACATGGTGGAGAGTTACGACAACGCTCCGGTTGCCGCGTACAACGGTGACGCATCTTACTCGAACCCAGCGCCTGCGTGGACGTCAGTGTTTGGGCGCGGTGCCGCAATCACGGAATTCTGCTACATGCTGGGGCAAACGCCCGGCTACGTTGACATAACTTGGGTGTGCTGGGAACAGTTCGGGATGTCGGTCGACGTCTACTATCTGGGGATCCGCCGTGGCACAAGCTGCGGTAAGAAAACCGGACGGGGACGCCTGCGCTTCTACTACGATCCGGCAGAGGGCAACGGCGAAGAGCGTATCATGGTTCGCGTTCGTTGCAATGAAGCTGGACGTTGGGCCCTGCATTGCCGCGCACCTAGCGAGCTGCTTGCGTCAGAAGTCAACAACCTGCGGCCCGACTACTACAAGCCGTATGCGATCACCAGCATGCCGGACGTGTTGTCGCCGCACTATCTGGGCACGCCGATCTTCCCTGCGCCGTGTCACGCTGCGGTGTACGTGCGGCCAGAGCGCTTGTCGATTCGCGGCCACTTCGAATACTATCACCACGTCGGCGAACTAGCGGGCTGGATGTATTTGGACTTCAAGTCGTGGAACAACAAAGACTTCGTTGAGGTGTACCACTACGGACGCCGAATTGCCACAACGTTGGATCCTGAAAGCGGTCGCGGATTCCTGAAGTTCTACTTCGACCCGACGCAGAACCAATGTCAGGACATCGTGGTTCGTGTGGTCAGTGAAGATTTCGCAGAGGTGCAGCCCGACGGCAGCAAACCAGATGCGACTTCCGTCTACTACGGCCTGTGGTGTCCGGAAACGCGCGGTGCCCGAGAGTTCCGCCACCCCTGCGGATCCTACGAGGTAACGAGTGCGGGCCACCCGACCACGGAAGACAACTTCGACCTGCAAGGCAAGTTCAAGGACGACGTGTGCGGTATCCTGATCAACTGCCAAGCAGGTAACCAGAAAGCGAAGTTCGAAGTGTTCGACGTCAACGACAACCTGTTGGATACTCAGATCGTGGAAGCCGGACAAACTGGCAACCTCGAATACTGGGCCCCGATAGGTAACACTGACGTTCGCTATCCGCGCGTTCACGTGACATCCGGTATCGGCTGTAGCTGGCGCTACTTCGTGCACTGCCCAATCCAGAAACCCGACGTTGAAGTTCCGTCAACGATCATTCCGTTCACCTGCGTTGAGACCCCGAAGGCCGATGACTTGCCCGGCGGGAATGGCGCGTGGCGTTTGGTTGTCGACAACGTGTGGGCAGACTGGATCAACTACCCGTGGCGTGAGGACTGCGAATACTACATCGTGGGCACGAACCATGACGACATCATGGTGCGCAACATCATCCCGTATGCACCAATCGCTATGACGATTTGGACAACGAGTGAGATGTTCTACGATGGCGGTGATAACGCGCCGCGTGTTCGAATGGGACGAGGTGACCGCAGTAACCCAGCAACGGGCTTCATCGCGTGGATGGGGATCCGGCAGGTGTACGAGCGTGACATCATCATCACACCAGACACCGAAGGCACGGAGTTCGACAACAGCTGGCGCATAGTGGCGAATGGTGGCGGCGGTATCTTGGGCAACGTCGCGTGGGAACATGGCTATGAGTATTTCATATTCTCGTCAGATGACCACGGAGCACAAGAGATTTCGCAGACGCACTTCTTCATGCCTGCGCCCGACAAGTTCCCGAAATGGCATACCGATGACTGGCGCTGGTGCATCACGACATCCAACTCGAACGACTTCAGTTTCTGGAAGGATAAGACGATGCGGGCGTCACGCGCATGGGACACCAACTACAAGACCATGATGGTAATCCGCCGACCGATTTTCGAATCGCAAGGTGACTTGGATTACTTGGGTTGGCGCGAAGACTTGTACGATCCGTGGGCCGTTGGTCATGCAGGCCGTGCGTTCCCGTGGGTGACTGGTCGCGAGTATGCGCTGTGGAACATTGCGAAAGACTACCGCACTGACCAACACACGATCTGCTCACACAACCACATCGTCGGTCTCGGCAAAAACGGTATTGCATCGTTCGGTTACGGCAACACCAAGCTCAAGTACCCAGTGGGGAACGGGATTGAATGTTGGTACGATGACTGGTCGTGCTTCTTCCTGATGTCGCGTCCGTTTGTTGTGGAAGGGCTCGACGTTTAACGAGGGGGCTTCGGCCCCTTCTTTGGAGAATTTTGGATGTCAAACCTCTGCACGTTTACCAGACCTCTTGCATGTGCATGGTCTGGGAACCATAACCCGTTAGCGGGTAAGGCATCGTTGATGGCGGACACTCAGCCCGCTACCAACATGTGGACATCGTTCGCAATTCGTAACGAGCAGACTGCTGGCTATTGCTTCGGCTACGGCGCAGCATTTATGAATGGATACTTCGATGCCAAAGATCGACCAGTAGGCAACGGTATCTTCGGCGACTACAGCAAACCCGAGTACCTTACTCAGGGCGCAATGGTGCAGCTGAAGATCGCACTGTCACTGGCTGCGCGTGTTGAGCGCGGATCCATGACGCTCGTCCTCAACGATTCGCCCGACTGGGCAAACCATCTTTCAAACATGGACGGCAACGCCAGATCCTACGGCCAGCTGATGAAGCACTTGAGCGCCACGGAACCGATGGCAATGCTGACCATGCACGAACTCCAAAGCGGTGCTCTCAACTACGACAACACCGTTGCATTCTTCGAGAAGTTCAAGCGCATCATCATTCTGCTTAGCGGCTCCCCCAGCTGGCTCGCAAGTGACGAACTGTGCAAGAACTTGGCTGACGCTATTGGGCGCGGTGCTCCCGTGGTGTGCGTGCAAGCCGACGGCTACAGCTGGAATTCAAACCACACGTTCAACCGCATCTTCATGCCCTCGCTTGGCATGCAAGTCGCTGGTGCCAACTACACGCACCTCTACGCGGAAGCCGTGACCGACTACAAGAACATCTACGGCGATGATCTGGCGTGGAAGTCTATCGGCTCGCTGTATGGCGGACGTCGCCTGTTCATCTCAGGTGCTGCAACCTACAGTCACTCGCGCTCAATGCCGACCGTAGGGCTCGATGGTTTTCCCGGCACTTGGTATCAGGGAATCTGCGTTGACGTACCGTTCACTGACAGCATCTACATTCCGAACATCGTAGTGTTCCGTCCGAACTGCTGCTACAACGAAGGCGACATCTACTCGATGGAGTTCGACGTTCCTGCAACTGTGGTGAAGCCGACCAACTACAAGACGGATTTGGCTAATGGAATTCTCAAGTTCGACTGGTGGCATGAGTTGCAGACCCCAGAGCACGGGCCCGAAGTCCTGTACGTCCGTGCGCGTGGTTGGCATTACGGCGGAGGCAGTGCCCCGACACCGAACGCAATAACCTACCGTGGCCGCTCTTGGGATACGCAGCGTAGTTACAACGTCATGGTGTTCAGCCGCGTGAACGGCGACGTGCTGGATTACAGATCCTATGACGTGTATGGCGACGTGAATAAGGCAGCGGAATGCGCGGCGTTCCTCAACACCCTCAACGCTGGGCACATCGTGTTGGTGGTAACCAGTGACGAACCGACGCGCAACCTGACTGCTGCATTGCAGAACGCGCTGATTCGTATCGGTGCAGGGGCAGCAACTTTGCGCAAGATGAAAGTGCGCAGCGCCTACATGCTTGTCGGAATTCCCGGCGTGCCTGTTGGGATTGAGCGTTACAAGGGCGCGGTCGACGAAGACCCGAACGCAGTAGTGGATGCGGCGTTCGACTTCCGACCTGATGGTGCACGTCCCATCGAGCCCCGAATGTCCGACACCTCCAACCGCCCGATCATCGCTACGCTGCAAGGCATTGCGGAACGTGCGATCTTCCAAGCCAACTGGGATTCGTACCAGAACAAGAAGGCCACCGCAGATCCCGCAGTCGCGGCATTCAACGCCCGCTGGGTGAAGAACGCGTTGAACTGGGTTCGCCGTGGCACCACAATGGAAGTCCTGTTCGTGCCGACCGTGATGGCAACGACGGGCGTCTGGAATCCGATGAACACGGATCCTGATGGCTGTTCGTCCTTCATGGATTACGTCAAGGCCGCTGGGTTCAACCTGTCAGTGCTCGACCACACCAAGATCAGCAAACCCGTCGCCAGTGCTTACGGTAAATACGACGTCGTGGTTTTCTGGGCGGCAGGTGCTGGTGCTGACGACTGGGCGCGCATGCAAATCCTGATGCCTGTGTTGCAGACCGTGGTGAAAGGTGGGGCAGGGCTGTTCGCAATCTCGGATACCGCGCATCCAGTAATGAACGTGTTGGCCGACATGTACTCGGTGCAGACCAATAGTGTTGCCGCAATTCAGCCAGAGTCGTTCGTCGTCGAGCGCGCACGTGCACAACATGGCGACCACGTTATCTTCGAAGGGCTGCATGGAGCGTTCGCTAACGACAGCGCTGCGGGTGGTTTCCTTACCCAAACGCGTTTGCTCTGGCCGTACTGCGTGAACGGCGAATCGCTCGACGTCATTCAGCTGAAAGAGAACGGACGCATTGCCCGCTTCCGCTACACCAAGATCCTCGACGGCATGGACAACCGCAAGGTCTTCACCCTCGATGCGTGGACGAAGCTCACGGATTTGCGCTTCAAGAAAATCGACATGAGTGACACCGACAAGTGGCCGCTCACAATCGAGATGCCTTGCGCGCTGGTTGACGACGTTCCGCAATACCGGATCGATGACGTCGCGGTAGTCGAAGGCAACAGCGGTCACACCCAAGCAGTGTTCACTGTGTCACTGGCGTGGCCCCTGCGCGGACGTCCCGCAATCATCAACTGGAAAGTCGTGGATGGTACGGCAACAACCGCAATCAGTAGCAACGAAGAGAAGCTGCCGAAGTCGTTGTTGATCGACGAACATGGCAACTGGCACTCTGTCTACATCGAGTATGATTTGGTGCGCATTGTTGCAGACGGCGCGTTCCCCAAGTTCTACAACGGGACGATGCCTGCTGGTTCGTGGCAGCGCCGCTACTTCAAGAACGTGCTGGATTGGATGCAACGCGGTCGACCGAAACGTCGCGTGCTGTTCCTTGGCGACCAAGTGGATGTCAATGTGAACTACGCAACACTGGGTAGTAAAGACGTGGACTTCGGTATCGCAGTTCCATCTACCATTGGGGAAGCTGGTTACGCTGTTGACTCAATGGTGTGGCAGAACTTCTACAGCGGACGTCCGACAGTCGACAACTTCCTTGCATACGACTCCGTGGTGTTTATCAGCTCGACCACCTCAATCGCGACCGCCATCCCAGAATCGTTCTCGAAGAACTTGGAAGCAGCAGTGCGCAAAGGCACAGGTCTGTTTGCAATCACTGACCACGACGTGTTCACGAAGTCGTTCACGCGGATCATGAACCGCTTCGGCGTCCGCATCTACAACGACCCGACTGAATCGAGCATGGTGTATCTGGATCAGTGTCGTGCTGCGCTCGGCAACAAGGCGCTGCTTGACGGCATTACGATTCCGGTATTCCAAGCGCCCGGCTCTATTTCGGCGTTTATCGTAGACCCAGCAGTAATGTCGCCGCCTGACATCGACCCTCCGTTCAGTGGTGAGCTGATCTTCTCGTCGAACGAGACGCAGAAGCAGATCTCTATCAACGTGATCGGTGAAACTCTGGTTGAAGACGACGAGTTCTTCTACGTCGATCTGTTTAACCCGAGCCGTGGCGACATCATCAAAGGGCGCGGCGTTGGCACTATCATCAACGATGACGGCGACGTGTTCAACACCCGACAGTTCAACAAGATTGTCAGCTGGTCTGGCTACTGCCATGACGTGTGGCAGCAACCTGATGTCAACTTGTTCCTCATGGCGGTTCCGCATTGGTGGGGCCATCAATGGGCAGACTGTAGTGTGTGGATCACAACTGACCCGAATCGCGGCGACGTGTATCAAGGTAACCAGTCCGGTTGGGAAGCCACGTACCAGTTCTCGCTCGGCGTCGAGACCTCAGTGGTTATCTACTACCTGTGGGATGACCACATCTACGCGACGATCACGCACAACGAAACCGGACGTGTTTACTTCTCCGTAGACCGTTGGGGCTTCATGGATGGCGGTGCGGCAACGCCTGCTGTCCTGCCTGCTGGTTCGTACACTGTGGTGGCACGTTGCCGTAACGATAGTGACGGCGGTAACAGCTACGACAACAACCCCGGCTACGTTGGTATTGCGGTAAGGAGAGCATAATGGCAGCGTATGGAGTTTTAGCAATTCGCGACCCCGCAACTGGCAACTGGCACGATAATTTACGTGAACGTGGTTATCGTGTGCGATATTTGGATCCCAATCTGGGATCCTTTCGCTGGGTTCTTATGACCGTGAACAACACACGCATTAGGAATCCCGAGCATAACCCAGCTGTGCACGCACCAAATGATCCGGTGTATCCGAAGTGGACGACTCCGGTCTAAGGAATTGAACGATGGTAATGCAGAGAATTAACACAGCTATGATCGACGCTTCCGCAGCGGAAGAAGGCTCACGCCTTGAAGTCGCTGGCGGTGGCACTGCGGACTTCGTACCACCCGGCGCGAGCGATCCGCTGTTCGACGGGAACGTGACGTACAACTACGATCCCGAGACGGGTACGTTGACCGTCTCGTATCCTGACGGCAGGCAGCAATCTGTTTCGGGCTTCATCCGAGCGAGCGACTTACAACAAGCAATGCGCGGCGCGCCGGGACTTCCGGGAGCGCCGGGTACGCCGGGCAAAGACGGTCGCGCTGGACGTGACGGCGGCCAAGGTTGCGCTGGACGTAAAGGCGACCGTGGACGCATGGGCCCGACAGGTGGAACTGGCCCGCGCGGCTCGACTGGTAACACTGGCCCCACTGGTGATACTGGCCCCACTGGCCCCGACGGCCCTCCCGGCAAGGACGCGGTGAAAGCAGATTATACCGTCGTGCAATATGTGGATCCCGACACCGAGATCCCTTACGAGCAAGCATACTCCGGCTACGACAATGATGTGATGACTGGTCGCATCATCAACAGCGGGCGTGTGATTGCGCGGGCATTGCGCGACACTATAAACGTGACGTTCCAGAAGCCGTTTCAGAACCACGTACTGTCCTTGAGCATTACGTTCATGGACGCGACCACGAACCAAGCGCGGACGTACAAACTGTATAACCACGCACGCAAAGACGGCACGTTTGAAAACAGCATGCTGGGCGGTTTCGTGATCAAGTGCTCCGGTACTAACGCGGCGGATTGGGACTTCTTCTACACCGCAATGGGAGACTAAAATGCCAAGTGTTCAGGGATTTGCCACTTCCATGTATAACCTAGCGCTAGAGAGTGGGCTGCAAAACGGCCCACTTATCTATCAGGTTCGTGCAGGGACAGATAAGTACGTCGTGGTTTCCAACGTGGAACCCACGGAATTGGTACTGCCGCTGAATATCCTGTGGGTGCATCTAGTCAACGGTACGCCTACGCTATGGCGTCGAGTATCGAAAGCTGCGGGATCCGGCACGATCCACACGTGGACGCCGGAAACCAACTACGATGCAATCTTCAGCACAGAAAATATTTGGGCACCCGAAGACCAAGTTGTTCGCTCCGCTAATTTAGTGGAAGGTGGGCAGCTAACTGGCCCATTGTATCCTGTGGCGAAAGACGTCTACGAAGAAACTGAAGTGCCTCCGGTTAGCTGGGTGCGGAAGTTCGTAAACGGCGTTCGCAACTCTCTGATGTCCATGTACCAGAACATGAACAACCGAGTGCTGTATGATGACCAGCGTATCCGCGCTCTGATGTTGAAGACAGACGAGACGGTTGCGCGGGTTCAAGTGTTGGAAGGCAGTGCCGCCAACAACCAGCATCTGCACTCGCAAGAGATGGAATCGGGCGTCTGGGTAGTCGACCACGGATTTGGCCCCGATGTGATCGTGACCATTTTCGTGACTGACAGTAATGGGGATAACATATGGCCCGACCGAGTGCAAAGAGAGGGAGATACGCACGTAGTGTATTTCTCGCTTGCGCTATCTGGCTATGCGTTGGCAATTGGAATGAAGCCGTAGCGGGCCCACGCACCATACTCGTGATTCGCAGCGAGTCGCTTTCGCCCTACAGCGGAACGCAGTATGGTGCGCAGTTGCTTGGCAACGGCTACACTCACGTGATTACCTTGTACCTGCCGAGCGCGGCGAACGGTAACACGTGGATCAGTGACCAATACGAAGCGCGTATTCTGGAAGCGGTAAAAAGGTGGCAACCAGAATTGGTAGTGTCTGCCGAAATCGACTTGGACAACTTCCCGACATTGCGTGAAGCTCTGGGGCCCAAACTTCGCACCGTGAAGCCGTTGGGTATCTTGGACATCGCGCGTTCGTCGTTCGAGCGTCTGCATAAATTCCTCGTCACTACGGGGATCAGCGACCGCAAGTTCTATCTCCTTTATCGTCCGGAGTATGGGCCGCTGTATGATGACGTCGCTCGCGATTCAGGGTTCAAGTCACTGGAGCCCATTGCGGTCTCCACGCTCGGCGAACTGAAGTCAGCGCTCGCCAGTATTCCACGCAACGACAACGTTGCGATCATAAATGCTTTGACTCACGTAGAGGACATTGAGTTCGACTACGCAGTGCTCGGCCCCAAGGTTGCGAACATGATTCGCCGCACGGGCCTGCTTGACTTGAGTGTGATTGACAGCGCTCCCGGCGCTGTAAGCGTGCGACATAGTGCCGCACAGATCAACTTCGAGTCGAGCACTATCACAGCAGGTAACGTTGTTCTGTGTGTGGATCCGAAACGTCTGCGCGCCCTTGGTCTCAAAGAGGTCTATGTTGTAGGGTTCAAAGATATAGATTCTATCACTCAATAATTTGAAGGCACACAATGGACGATAAAATCGTGGCCATCGTCAGACGCGCATTGATTGTTGCCGCAGCAGTCCTGCTAGTGTCTGTCGTGTGGACGGGTTCCCGTAGTCGTGAGCCCTCGCCATCTCAGGTTGACGAGCAGGTGTTTTGCGCGTCAGCCATTTGTTTCTACGATTCGGTTAGGGGCAAGGAATGCCTCGACTTCCCACCTACAGTCAGCAAGCTCATTCCCGTTCCGGACGTTCGCGGCGATAGCGTCCGGTTGGTGATTGAAGCGACTGGGAAAGAATGCAAGGAACGAAGATGATGGAATTCATTCAAACCCTGCTTAACGGAAACTTCGCTACCGTAATCTCGGTCTTGATCGCCTGCGCCCTTATCGCGTTTACGTGGTATGTTGCGCTGCCAGCGATCTTGGAACGGAACCAACTGCGAGAGCAGCTGAAGGAAGCAACGAACCACTCACCTGAGCGCGTGGAAAATCTGGTTGAGCGCATGTCCGAGGAACTAGCCTCGGTCACGCAGCAAATGACGGAGCTGAATCGAGTGCTTGCAGAGATGCAAACTCACGCTACCGTTACCTCGCGTGCTGAAGGAACGGCACAGGCTGAGTTGTATACCTTGCTGGACGAGATTCGCCAGCAGATGCACAACCTAGCCACCCGCTTCGTCAGCTTAACCAACACCGTTAACGCAATGGGTGGACAACGCCAAGTGCAACGTTCACCTGACGGCCTTAACGTTCGAGGACTCAGATAGTGAGTAAATATCTCCGAAACAACATAGGCTTTCGCCGAAGCAGTGCAGCGCAGTATGCTGGATTCTACAGCGCTAAGTCCTATATGCTCGGGGAGATTCTTGATGGGCCCAAATCCAACATCTTCTCCCCAACAGCCAGAGAGATTCTGCTTCAGTATTTCTCGGCAATGGAGCTTCTTCTCCGCGACATCGAAGTTGCTTTCATCGCGTGTAGCGATGGGGTGGTTTCTGAGGTCGCGGTGGCGAAGTGTAAGGTGTCGGCTCGGGAATTTAGTTCGAGCCTCCACCAAATCATAAAAGATAACCCTCAAGACTTCGACCCAGTATTCGCTGGGCCGTGGTCTGCGGTGGTCGCTGAATCTGCTACGCCGTTGCTGGATGCCGCGCGTGACCTTCTCGAAGGTGACATCGAATCCGCGTTCTGCATGGCAGTCAGCTTTTGCACGTCGTACCTCAATCACATCATGTTCGTCTTGCACGAACTGGTGTGCCTGTTGAATGGCGCTGCACCGATCCTCTATCTGAGTGACATTGATATTCGGATTCAGGCTCGTAAATCTTACAGCTTGGCCCGCGCCAGATTGAATGTGTATCGCGCACACAATCTGTTGAAGGGTGAAGCTGAGATCAAAGTTCTATGCGAGTTCGATGACGCAAAGGTGCGTGATGACGAGCGTAGTCTGGTGGCATACAGAGCACTCCTTGATTCTGTATCCACCTACTCACTGAAACTGTCTTAACGGAGAGACAACATGAACGTAGCTGGTAATCTGAAACTGCTGGGCCAAGGCCAAATCAAGAATTTCATCCCCGAGATTCTGGCCGTCGACCCGTCCGGTGTCGAGCTGTTTGAAGGTCGCGGCTGGTGGAACTCTACCTCCAAGTCTCTGAAGTTCTACAACGGCACCGCAATCATCACTCTGGCTGTCGGTGGCGACCTGAGCGATTACATCCGCGCGGATGGCACCATCGCCATGACCGCCGACCTGATCCTGTCCAGCACTGACCAGTCTGGTTCCGACGACAAGGCTGCCATCTCCAAAGGTTACGCTGTAACCCTGCTGGCTACCAAACAGAACGTTGTGACTGGTGCGGCTTCCACCATCGTCTCCGCTGATCTGGGCGCGAACAAAGCTGTGGTGTCCGACGCTCAAGGTAAAGTGATCGAAGGCGGCGCTACCGCTGCTGAAATCGCACACCTGTCCGGCGTCACTGGCCCGATCCAAGGCCAAGTCGATGGCAAGCAAGACAAGCTGGGTTACGTGCCGCTGAACAAAGGCGGTGACAACCTCGATGGCGACATCAACGCCAACGGCCACAAGATCTCTGGTCTGGGTGCTCCGAATGCGCCGACCGATGCCGCTCGTCAGATCGACATCGACAACGCACTGTCCGGTCTGAACTGGCAAGAAGACGTGAAGGGCGTACAAGTTGACGCCACTCTGGATCCGGGCGTTGCTGTGAAAGGCGACCGCTACATCCTGACCGACGTTGCCGCTCTGCACGCTGGCTTCGGCACCATCGCTGGTGTTGGTAACGGCGACATCGTTGAGCACGACGGCACCGAGTTCGTTGTTGTGTTCGACGTGAGCGCTGAAGGCGAAAAAGCCAACGGTACTCTGGCGTGGGACAACGGCACCAAGACCTACAAGCGTTACCTGACTGGTGCGTGGGGTTCCTTCGGTGGCCTGAGCGACATCAACGCTGGTGCTGGTCTGGAGCAAGTCGGCAACACCATCAACGTCCGCATGGGTGCTGGTATCGTTGAGCTGCCGGAAGATGGCGTTGGTATCGACCTGCGCGCTGAATCCGGTCTGGCCCTGCTGGATGCTGACGGTGCTGAATCCACCGCTGCTGACGCCAAGCTGTCCGTCAAACTCGACGGCGTGACTCTGGCGAAAACCGCTGCTGGTCTGAAAGTTGCCGCCAAAGGTATCGGCGCTGCCGAGCTGGCTGCTGCTGCTTTCGGTAACGGTCTGGTTGGTGGTGAAGGCTCTGCCGTTACCGTCAAGGCCAAAGCCGCTGGTGGTATCATCGTCGATGCCGACGGCGTGTCCGTTGACAACGCTGTGCTGGAACAGACCTACCTGAAGAAAACTGGCGACACCGCTGCTGATCTGAAGGTTACCGCTGTTCCCGCTGCTGACACCGACGTCGTGCGTCTGCTGGAACTGAACGCTGCCAAGGCTGAAGCTACCGCTGCTGCCGAAGCTGTGAACACTCGTCTGACCAACAGCGAGCACGTTTACAACGGTCTGGCAAACGTGCAGGCTACTCACACCATCGTCCACGGTCTCAACAACGCATTCCCGCAAGTTGAAGTCATGGACGCAGACGGCGCAACCGTAATGGTTGATTCCATCGTTCGTGTAGATGCCAACACCGTAAGCGTAAGCGTTCTGCCTGCTTCCGGTATCCGTGTCGTAGTTCGCGGCAACAAGAACTGATAGCTGACACGTCATGGAGGGGAGCGCAATGCTCCCCTTTTTAGTTTTCATTCTGCGGAGAAACGCACATGAAAGTTCTAGGTAATGTCAACATGCTGGGTAACAAGATCCAAAGCATGTCCCTCGAAAACAAAACCGAGTATCCGGCGAAGCCCACCATCGGCTCTCTGGAAATGATCCAGAAGCGCCTGATGCTGTGCGTGGACGTCGGCACCAATCCGCAAGAGCCGCTGCCCGTGTGGATTCCTCAGTCCAGCGAAGTGCAGATGTTCCGCTTCAACCAGCCGACCAACTCCACCACTTGGCTGGTCGAGCACGGTCTGAACAACTCCACTCCGGTGTTCCAGATCTACGACGTGAACGGCCACATCTTCACGCCTGACGAAGTTGTGATCGTGGACGAGAACACTCTGTCCATCACGCTCAACACTCCGATGCAGGGCAGCGTTACCGTCCTGTCCGGCACCATGTTCGGCACTCCCGCTCTGTCGCCCGTGGTATCCCAGAAGTTCACCGCATCCACTAAGTGGGAGCTGGCGCACAACTTGGGTCGCATCCCCACTGTTCGCATCTACGTGAACGGCGCGGAAGTTCAAGCCCCTGTGGCTGCTGACGCTAACACTGTCAGCGTGGACTTCGGCACCAACTCCGTAGCAGGTACTCTGCTGCTGTTCTAAGGAGGCGCTATGTCCTTTTCAATTCCGCGTGAGAAAGTTCACAAGCAAACCGTGCCCGCCGCCGAGTGGAACATCTATCACGGCTTTGGCCGCGAGCCTGCGGTTGACGTCTACATCCAGCTTACCGGATGGGACACTCCGCGCAAAGCGCTGCCCGAAGAAGTGAAGATCGTGTCGGCCAACGAAGTGAAGATCACCTTCGCTGGGATCCCGACCGCTGGTACTGCGGTACTGCGCTAATCAAAGTGTGGGGGCTAGTCCCCCACCTTCTGAGGACATGTACCATGATGCTTAACGTAATCAATTTTGCTGCTCCGCTGTTCACGTACTCTGAAATCGCAACTGCGCACGCAGCGCAGAATCCGGCGAACGGAATGTTTGACGGAACTCTCGGCAATATTACTTCTTCCGGTCTCGCTTATGGCGATGCCACACTGAACGCCAAGTACGCTGGGTGGAAAGTTGTTGGTGTCCGCTATATCCGGCAGAACCACAACAGCCAAGTTAAGAGCCAAGCCATAAAGGATGCGCGCATCGAAGTTCTTGGCGATGACAACATCTGGCGTGCTCACGCCACTGTGCGCTTCCCCTTTGGCGAATACAACTCGCTTGTCCAACTTGATAACAACCCGCTTGCACCGATTCTCGTAAACAGCAAACGACGTATCCGCATCGTGGGCGTTAACACGTGGGGCGGGTCAACCAGCACACACTGGATGGAGTTTCAATTCGTGGTTGGCTACTAGGAGGTGCCATGATCATCTACGACCCAGCGCACGAAAATCCTCTGGACGTCAGCCACAAACTGACAGTGCCTGCAACGAATCGTGTGGTGACGAACTCGCTGATTCCGGAGTCTGGATTCCAGCTCAACTGGATCAACGCAGACGGAACGCCCGGCGCTGAAGGGCAGCTGTTTAATGTGCTCGGTATCGACAAGATTCAGAGCCTGAAGGGACGCCCAAACCTCTCGCTGTTCTACGCGCCGCTCAATTTCAGCCGACTGATTCGTCCCGGCGAGAAGAAAGTTATTCGTGTGTGGTGTGGCGGTGGCGGTGACCATAGTGATAACGCGTTCATCCTACGGCGCTTCATCTCCGAGGGTAACAGACCGCAGCTCAAATACGGCGACGCCGTTGACGGGTGGGGATGGCAGTGGATGTACTTCGACTACGCGGCGAACGGTTACCTTCGTTGGTGGGCGCAGTACGGAAGCGACAGTTACGCTGGTTATCCGGGCGGGCCCGTTACGTTCGATTGTGTGACGCGCCGTGCGTATCAACAATTCCAACTCGACTTCGGACGCGACGGTACTCCGCCGCCTGCTGGTTGGGTATGGGTGTAAGGAGAGACAATGCCTATTCTGAGTGGAAACCCCATCTCATGGAGCAAAGCGTTTGACGTTGAGCGCAGTGTGGATCTCTTTCTCGGGTGCACGTCGACCAGCGCAGCGGAGATGCTGAAGTCTACGCACAAATGCGTTGGCACCACGAAGGCACCGGAAGATGCACTGACCCAACTTTGCTCAATCAAGTTCGGTACGATCAAGGCACTTCCGCCAATGCCTACCGCGTTCAGTGCAACGCAGAATACAGTGAGTGGCTACAATACCGGCGTCATTGACTCGATGCCTGTTGCCATGCTGTTCAGCGGCGGGCTGATGCGAGGCCACAAGTCAATGACGTTGAACATGACGTACACTGGCGGGCAAGCAATCACAACGTTGACTCCGAATCTGCTGCCGGATCCTGATACGGGAGCTTACCCGAGCGGCGCGACCTACAAGGTTGTTGCGGACGGTGCGACTATTGCGGAGGTAAGTTTCGTGCCGTCCGCAACTCCGCTGAATATCGCGGTGAACAAGACAGTCACGAACTTGGCAATCACGTTGCGCATAGAGGACGGTGGTTGCCTCATGTGCAACTGGCTGCCCAACGCCGCGACCCTGCAATCGGCGGCCATTCCTTCATTCGGCGTGCTGCTGGATCCGTGGGGCGGTAACTCGATTCAACTGCCGAGCCTTACGATTGCCTACGGGGTTTCGATCACTACGCTGCTCGTCACTCCAAACTTTGTGTGAGGGCATATGATCGCAGATTACATGTTCAACAAGTTCACGGTTCCCGCAGGCTACCGACTGTGCGTCGTACTCTCTTCAGGGCCGATGTCAGCAGCGGCGCTTGGGAACCTAACGGGGAAAACCGTCGCTGACTTGCGAGCATTGGGCTCCACGTTGGCAACAGCGGTGCCTAACTCCGATGTCAGTGCGTTCGGCTTTCGCATGATGCGCAGCCAGACGTCGGCCTACGGCCAGAAGTATGTGCCCGCGTTCTCTGTCCCGAGCAAGTGCGTGTACTCCCCAGTGAAAAGCGGCACTGTCACTTACGTGGTGCTGGCGTTGCTTGATGGAAGCACAGCAGCGGCCAAAGTCGTTCGCTGCTACCAGTGCAGTGCTGGGCTATCAGGTGCGGAAGCCAAGCTGTCACGCAACACGGTTAGCGCGGAAGACAAAGCGTTCGAGGCGAAACTTGAACTCTCAGGCGTACCCGGCCAGCAAGTCGGAGACGTGCAGAAGAATCTGATCAACAAGCCGCAGGTGTTCTCGCTTCAAGTGAGTGCACCTTCAGTCGGTACGCTTCAGGGGCAGCCGTCAGTAGTTGGTGTGGTTCAGACGTCGAGCGCCACTAGCGATAACCTGTCTTCCTTCCCAGAAATTTTACGGTAACAGGACACAAGTATGGAACTAATGAAAGAGCTTGGCCTGAACCTGTCGTCAGCAAACCAGACCTACATGCTGTTGCTGATGGACGGTACGCCACCAACTACGCACGCAGAATTGGCGGCAAAGGTAAACCTCAAAGACTTCTGCGACATGTGGAACAAGAGCGTCGGGGTCACCTACGTTACTGGGACTCGCGCGAACTACAACGGCGCTGGATCCGAGTGGACTACCTTCTTCAACGCGGTATCAACTATCGGTCAGATGAAGGGCGGGCCGCTGCGCGTTGCTCTATCAGGCCACACGTTCGCCGCTTCAGGCAGCGCAGTACGTTTGGTTCCAGACACCATTGAGATCCAAGACGCCTCTGGTAATCGCATCGAGTGCGGCTGGTTCAGTCTATTTGTCGCCCAGATGCTTTGCCGACTACCTAACTCAGGTAGCGTCAATGGGACGTACACGGACGCGACGTGGTTGAGCCCGCACCAAGTGCCAGAGTTGAATCCCACTGCGCATATCGTGGTCGGTTTCAACTCTCCGCAGACCTTGACTGGTATGAGTATCGATCAGTGGTCGATGGCGAGTACCAAGAACATCGCGGTTGATTATTGGGACGGTGCTGCTTGGGTGCAGTGTGTTGCCCAGCGCGCGACTACAGCTGGGTTTGTACCTTTCAGTGCGACTACCACGAAGCTGCGTCTGCGACTCGGTACTGGCGCGCTTGGGGCTATCACCGAATCGTCTTGCAGCTTTGCATTCTACGCCGCCTCTCCAATGATTCAGCGTAATCACCCTGACGTGAAGTGGGGCCTGCTGATCCCGACCGGATCACGACCTACCGGAAATAGCATTGCATCGTTGCAGACTTTGGTAACGGACGGTGTGATTTCCGCCAAGTCACGCATCCCACTGTTCGCGTTCACCGTGGGCGGGCCCGGCGGGTCAGAGGAAGTAATTTTGAGTAAGGTTGCGGGCCTTACCTCAGACGACACGCCTACAGTAACTGGATTCTATGTTCAGCCGCGCAACATGGTGGAGGTGTAACGTGCTCACGACTAATTCAATGCTGGTCTATGAGATGCTGATGGATCGCAGCAGAACCAACTCGTTCTGGGGTATCGTCCTATTCAGCGGCACGCGCCCTACCAGCGAAAAGCTGCGGGAGATGGTATACGGCGCGTATCAGCGCTACCGCAGCGACGTGTCCTTCCTCAACGGAGTATTGTCTTCGCTTGGAGGCAAGATCGTGCTGCGTCAGTACGCGGGTGCTGGTGCGGTTGACATCACGGACGAAAAAGTTTGGCTGAAGTTATCGCAGACCCAAGTCAAATGCGTCAGCCTACTCGACGACGCACCTACTTGGGGTATCGTGCACTTTGATTGCGCGACTAACTCCGACGACTTCACTGGAAGGCGTGCAGTGTATTTCACTGTCGGCGACGAGAACAGCAATGCCGACATGAAAATTCAGGGTGGCTTCATTCCGAAAGGGAGTGAGTGGAAACCCAACGACATCACCATCAACTTTGCTGGTGGGATTTAACCTAAGAGGAAATACAGATGAAAGCATTTGGCCTTACTCTGCCGGAAGGCAGCAAGATCGAAACTGCTCCGCTCGACAACAGCAAGCGCGGCACCGCGTTCCCTGCAAACCCCAAGCACCTCGACATCTTCGAGATCATTGAGGGCGGTGCAACTCCGGTCGGCATCTACGCGTACAACGAACGCACTACCCAGTGGGTGCGCAAGGAAACTGTTTCCTACCCCTACGATGTCGGTATGTCTATCGCTGGCAAACCCGAAGCGAACAAGACTGTGGCAATGGTTGTGCTGGTTCGTCCGACCATCATCCCCAAGAGCTTCGGCGGCAGTAAAGCTGCGTGCGACGTTGCGGCAACCGCTGCTGCCGCGTTCGTGGTTAAGTTGAACGGTAACCAGATCGGAACCATCAACTTTGCCGCTGGGCAGCTGGTCGGCACATTCACTGGCCCCGCCGCCGATCTGCTGTGCGTAGCTGGTGACAAGCTGACGATCAGTTCTCCGGCCACTGCGGACGCAACTCTGTCCTACGTTGCGGCTACCCTGATGGGTCAACAACTGTCAGCGTAAGATAGCGGACGATCTCGGGGGGCCAAGTGCCCCCGTTTTCAGATCTACTCTGGGGGGTTATATGATGCTTCAGATTTTGGGGCTCGGTGCGGGCTACCCGTTCGGCGAGGGAGTTATCAACGTCCGCAAGATGGTTGGGAATACGTGGATCCCTACTGTTGAGGGCGTCGACACGATCATTAGCGAGAACGCCACCAAAGTCCAGATGCTCCGAACAATGCCGATAGGCATGAATGCACCGCCGCGTATTCGCAACGGTAAGCTGTTCTATCGGGTGTACCTCCCAGTCAGCACCGAACTTTCTCTATGGAACGGCAACACTGCGGTGTGGGCGCAGTGGTTCACTGGGTGGGTTACTATTGTGTGCGAGTACACAGCAGACAACAAGAACAAGTACACCATCAACGGTGTGCTTAAATACAGCGGAGCGCTTCGCTCCACAGTCGGAATCTACTGTAACGCTCCGTCGGGCACTTATCTGATCGACACGGGCGGACGCGGTGGGGTTCTGCCTGCCGGACATGAGTGGTGGTGATATGCTTCTTACACTTCAAAATCATATTCCGAGACAACTGACGGTCATCGACCCGAACACAGTGCAAGCGAACTTCAAACTCGCGGCCCCGACGCAATACACCATCGAGAAAGATGGGACGCTGCTGCGTAAAATTGGCGGAGCCCCAATTGATAGCCGATCATGCGAAATGTTGAGCAAGCCTCGTCCGGGCAAGTTTTTCATGCGCGTCAAGTTCAACAACAGCGGCAACTACTCAACCATTTTGATTTCGAACGGGCTGGTGAGCGCAAACAACCAGCTGGCTTGGACGCTCGGTACGCTGGCGGGCAACGTGTGGCATGAAGTCCGCATCGAGCACGTAGCAGGCGAGACCTACAGATACACGGTCAACGGCACGGGACTATATCAGGGGACTGCAAAGAACCTGTCATTCTACGGTCACTCTGATGTGTCAGAGATGGAATTCGACGTCGGGCAATATAATTCGCCGCTGCCTGTTGGGTTCGCATGGTATTAAGGAGGCGCTATGCTGACTCTCGACCGAGCGCACGGTAAAGCGCTTGACCTACAACACAAGCTGGAAGTCGCCGAGGCATCGGTGCAAGTAACGGAGTCGCTGATTCCGCCGAAGCTGGTGTTCGCTGTTCCTATGACTGGACTTGGGGGAGTCACTGCGGCGTTCGACAACAACACTGGATCGTGGTACAACGAGAAAGCCGACTGGGATGCGTGGGGCTATGTTCCGGCACAGCATAAGGGGAAGCCGATCTTGCGATTGCGCTATCACTATGTGAACTGGAACCCTAACGAATACAAGAAGGTGAAGACGCTTGAACTCTGGTACTACAACGGCAGCACGTGGGTTCACCACGTCACGCTGAACACCAAGTACCCGACTGCTCCGTGGCCCACTTACGAAGACTTCGACTTGTTCACCAATCCGATGCCGAACCCGACTGGGCTTGTGCGCATCATTGGTCGTAACAGTTGGGATCAGTACGGCTACCGCTGGGTCAGTGAATGCCAGTTCAGCGTACTGGAATGAGGGGGTAATATGCTATTGAATGTTCCATCGCTGGGGGCGACGCAGCCCTCAATCAACAAAGCAGTGGATCGCGCGTGGATAGTCAAGGGCTCCGGCGGTGGGAGCCGCCCGAGCGCGGTGGAAAATGTAGACTTCCGTTTGTCAGAGAGCGACACGAAGCTAGAGATTTTGGTGCACCAGTATCTCGCGTATCGAATGCTATACAGTCGGGCTGCCAAGGGGCGCAATCTTTGCTTCCGTGTCTACTTCCCGTTCGAAACTCAGATTGCAGTGTGGGGCGCAGGCAACGCGTTCTCCACTTGGTATCCGGCTGGCTGGCACCTTGTCCAGTGCGAATACATGACCAACGGCTACTGCCGCTACACCATTGACGGAGTGGTTCGTTACACTGGGACAATCTTCGGCGTGCCTGACTTCTACGGCGTCGGAAGAGGCACCGTACTGTTTGACATCGGTAACCGTGGCGGCACTCCGCCTCAATATTACGAGTGGTGGTAATCATGCACATGAATGTTTGCACGCAAGGCAACTTGCGACTCCCAGCACTAACCCCGATCACTGAATACAGTTGGATTGGCGGTGACCGTGCAGTGTTCGACAACAACTTCACTTACAGCGACGCGACGGTCGGGTGCTTCAACCAAAAGCGCGACTGGGACGGCCAAGGCCAACTGCACTCACGGTTCAACGGAGTTCCGCTAAGCGGTCTTGGGTACTGGTTCCCTAACGACACTTACGGCTACGGCAAGAAAGTGAAGTTCCTCGACCTCTATTACTACGATGGCGCGAAGTGGGTGTTCTTCAAAACTCTGACGAGTTCAACGCCGTTCATTGGCGGCCCGACGTATCAGGAATTCGACTTCCGCGACGACCCGATGCCGAACCCGACGGGCAAGGTTCGCGTTATCGGACGCAACAGCTGGGATCCCTACGGTTATCGTTGGGTCACTGAGTGTCGTTTCCTCGTTTACGTCTGATTGACGTAATTTAGGGTGTCCACTAATAGGGAGACAAGTGATGCAAGTAGCAAAGCGCAACCAGTCAGTCGGCCTACGTGCCGTGTGTGCACAGATGATGCAGAGCGTGTCAGAAGACCAGCAGCAGTCTCCAAAGCAGCTGGCCTATGATAAGTTGTTCCGCAACAAGTGCGCAGAGAACAAGGTGAATCACCCCTTCGAACTCGGAGACCCCAGTGCCATCAAGAAGTTCTTCTCTGAACTTGAGATCGCTTGGGCCGAGTACAAAGACAAGCACGACATGGTTGACTGATGAAGGCATCCGGACTCGTCTTGATCCTCGCTCGCGTCCTTAACACGCAGGGCGAGGAAGAGCCGCTGTTCAACCACGAACACCAGAATCTCGATCTTCTCGGCAAGTTCGCCGTAGACGTGAATGGGAATCTGGTGTTCGACAATAAGCAAGTGCTCGGGGTGCAAACCGCGACATTGGTGCTGGGCAACAACTGGGTTAACACGGATTCCGCGTTCCCTGCCCGTGTAATACGATCCGGCAACGTTGTTATGATTGAAGGATTGATCCGCAACGGTTCCACCACGTCAACGACAGTGGTTACCACGCTACCCGTCGGCTTCCGGCCAGCGCGCAAGATTGTGTGCCCGATATGGACATCGGGGAATGCCATAGGGTATGCGACCATCAACACAAACGGCCAAGTTCAAGCCACGCTATTCAAGTCGGCAGGCACGTCGCTAGATGGAGTGAGCTTTATCGCCGCATAGGAGACATATGAAATTCTCGGAGCTTTTCGCAACGTTCACTGTAGAGCAAAGCATTTACATTCTCTACTGGATTGCGGGCATCGCAACGCATTGGGGAATGAAACTTCAGCGTGAAGGCGTGACGGCCAAGCAATACTGGGCAAGCAAGCCCCTCAACAGTGTTGCCAGTATCCTCGTCAGCTTTGCCGTGGTACTGAACTCACTCTTGACTGGCGACAACGAGTTTATGACGTATTTCGGCGCGGGGTTCGTGGCCGAAGCATTCATCAATCGTTACGTGGCGACTCAGGGAGGTGATCCAAATGCTGGAAAAACTGAAAGCGTGCGGTAGCTGGCTGCTGGGGTTGCTCGGTCTACTGGCTGCCGTGATGTTCGGGGCCAATGCTCTGCGCTCACGCAAGCAAGCGCAGAGCGCCGGAGACGTCGCAGAGCCCGCAGGCAAAGCCCCTATGGTGGAAGCGCAAGCCAAGGAAACCGACGTGGTGAACACCAAGGTTGAGGAAATCAACGAGGTGAAGCCACCCGCCAAAACCCCCAAGGACAAAAACATGGAGGCCATGCTTGAAGACTATGACAGGCTTTAGTGCGCGCGTTATCCTGTTCTGCGTTGTGCTACTCTGCGCGGTAGCCATGAGTGCATGCAGCACTGTTCCGCAGGCAGGCCCCGAACCACGTACCAGTATCGAGCAGATCCCCGACATGAAGCAGGTGCAGGTTCCGAAGTTGGAGCCAGCGGTGAAGCCGAAGTTGGTGGTTCGAGAGATTGAAGGTTCAAGGGTGCCGACTCTTGGCAATGAGGGGATGGCTCAGCTGATAGACCTCTACAAGCACGACGGATACGCGACGAGCACCGCGAACTCTGCGGTGGAAGTTGCGAATGCCGCGATTGCGGAACGTAACCGACTGCTTGCATTGGCTAAGGCGGAAGAGGCAGAGGGGAATCGACTACGTGCAGAGTTACACGTTGAGAAGGAAGCCAGAAAGGACGAGCGAATGTGGGGAAACGTGGAACTCAACGCAACCCGCGCGTTATTGCTTATCTCGATCTTGGCTGGAATGTAGAAGAGGGGAGATCCATTAGCTTGGATCTCCCCTCTTTGCGTTTAGTCCGAGAACACGATCATGTTGACGCCTTCGCTCGCGTAGGTGGATGCGTTCCACATATCGGTATCCGGCAGGTTAGCGGCAGCGGCAGCCATAGCGGTTACCAAACCGTGCACGCCGTCTTCACCTTCGCGCGCAATCTCTTCTACGTCGAACACGCGCGCCCCGTCCCGTGCAGTGTTGGCGATCTCGTTCAAGTCAGCACGGTCACACTCGCTGAGTACCTTGTCCCCAATCAGCAGGACTATCGACGCTTCCTTGGGAACCTTCTCGGCGTTCACGGACAGTTCGTAAAGCTCTGCGTAGTAAGGCGACAGTGTTTTCACCGCGTCTGGCTTGCGGTCGTACAGGTACTCGCCGTCACCTGCCATTTCCAGATCCGGATACAGATTGACTTGAGCGCTGACGCCCTGAAACATCTCCACCGCCCCGACTCCCGCAAACACGGCAGTTTCTTCTGTTGTTCCCGACATTGGGGCCCAGCTGCTGAATGCCCGCAGCGCGGTACGAACCGCATTTATCTGCGATGTGTCTTCGTGGCGAATCAAGTAAACCTGTGCACGTAACGTTTCCATAGTAAGACTCTCAGTAGATTGAAGTTATGCTTTCTGGCGCTTCACGCAACTCCGCAGGACGGGGCCGTAACACCAGTACCGAATACGTCGGGTGGTCGACGCGACTCTCAACGTTCCAGTTGCGTTCGTTGATAGGGAATTTTACATGCGGCTCTCGCACCTGACACGGAATCACCGACAGGTAGAGCTTGCTCACGAACGGCATTGCCTGTCGGTAAATTTCGGCCCCGCCAATCACAATCGGCTGGTTGCGTGCAATAGTCAGCGCTTCTTCAATGCTGCTGACGCAATCAACGCCACGGATTCGGCGTGAAGTCAGTACAATGTTCTGACGGTGTGGCAGAGGCTTCCTTGGCAGCGAGTCCCACGTCTTACGCCCCATGATAATCGAGCGGTTCGCCGTGATACCAGAGAACCATGCAAGCTCTTCCGGCACGTGCCACGGCAGCGCACCATCCAGCATCCCAATCGCCATGTTGTTGGACACGGCGACGATCATATCAACCTGCTCCATTACACCACCTCGAACAAGTTACTGCGCCGGATGGCGAGACCTTCGTTGCGTGCTTCCACCATCCTGTCCCAGAAGTCGCCGCGCAGCGGACACACTATTGACGCGATGTCACCGTTATGTGCGCAGAAGAAGTCTGCCTTGCGCAGCGCCTCCCCTTGTCGATAGTAGGCCATCGCCAACGGCATTCCCATGATCGCAAGGTGCGGGCTCATTTTACCCATCGCCCTGAGTTCCGAGTACCAGCCGTCGTCGTAGGTATCCATGCGTATTTTCGTAATGAGCTGCATCCGAGAAATCTCGGTACGTGGGCAGCAGTTCACGAACTCTTTCCCGAGGTAGCTGGCGACAACCAGCGGCGGCAGGTTGGTCAGTGCTGCACCAGCGTACTGAACTAGCGCCAGCTTGTAATCGGGCTCGGTCGTGGGAAACCACTTAGCGAAATCTTCGGTACACAGCAGGCGCATTTGCATGTCGGCACGTGGGGTCTGCTCCCATTCCATGAAATCCCCAATGCTCAGCGTGTCGTGGGCATGGTTCCGCAGCACCGCGTTGAATGCCAAGCTGCTCTCTTCCGCCGCACGTTCCCACTCAGCTTCCTTGTAAACCAGAATGCCATACATCATAGCGATTCATCCATTGCGTTGCGGATCTCCAACATGACGCAGTTCTCGCTGCACTCGCTTTTAACGCAAGGCGTCTGGAACTTGGTCAGTGAGCAGCGCAGTGCATGGATGATCTCAAGACTGACGGGATCGAAATGCTCTGGCTGCTCACTCGGGTTATATGCACTGTAGACAAGAGATTCGTAATGCTCACGGATCGCGGTGACGGCCTTTGGCCCGAGCAGAAAGATGAAGCTGGCGTCTTCGACGAACTTGCCGTCGGCACGCAGTCTAAACACTTCGGTCACGTACTCCCCGTCACCTTCTCTGGGGTTGGGTAGGGCGCGGAGCATCTTCAAACCCGTGTGGCCTTTCAGCTTGGCTGACGCCAAGGATATTGCCTCGATCAACTTGTCGGTTGAGGCAAACGGGAACCCAGCGGCAATGGGGCGTACAACAAACACGTTACTCATATCAATCTCCTAGCGTTTACGTTTCTGCTTCTTGCGCAGTTCACGACTACGCAGCGCGCTACGCAACGGGCGTAGCCTTTCTTGTTCTGCTCGGTACGCGGCCCATTGCTCGCGCTGGATTTGGCGACGGCGTTCAATCTCGTCACGGTCGGGCAGCTTACTGACCCCGAAGAGGTGGATACCGAGACCGTCACCGACCGCCATCATTTCTACTTCGCTCAGAATGTTGGGATCCACCTTGGGGCCGCCGAGTTCACTCAGCACCAAGTGCCATGCTGCTTTGCTATCCATTATTGGGCTTCCATCTGTGAGGGCGGTGGCCTTCGCGGTGATCCAGCGGGCGCTTGTCGCCACGCCTGTAGTGTGCGCCGCGAATGTCGTACCATGTTGAACCAATGCGTGTATACACATGGCCCTCAACATGGTCGTACCAGATCACGGCTTCCGGATATTGGTGGCGCAGCAACTTGGCGAACCCATAGCAGTTGCCTTGCGTGTAATGCCGGATGGAGTCGTGCAGGGAGTTCCGCACCGCTGCGATGAACTTGAGAATGTCACGGTGTTGGTGTGGAGTCGGGCGCGCAAACTTCCAGACTCTGTTATGGCTCGCACTGCGGCGTCGTCCGTAGTAACCTTGCAGCGAATTCTGGTCAGCGACTGACAGCCACTTCACTTTCGAGAGCGTGCGGGCTGCTTGCTTGTCGCGCAACTCATACGCAGCATGACCCAATACCTTCAACCACATGCGGAGCTTGGCTCGATACATGCGGCGATATGGCGTTGGCGGAGTCGAATACTGAATTAGGTCGGGACTGCTGTATGTCTGGAACGATTCATCGATCAGTAGTCTGAGTTGCCCCTCAACCCGTTCAACGCGGATGTCCAAGTGCAGCGTGTGATTCTCTGGAATGTCGGCGGGCGCTTTGGTCACTGGGATCTTCACGTCCGGCCAGTGAGCCCAGTAGAGGCGCGGAAGTCCGAATGAAATAGTCAGGGGCATGGTGCTACCTCAGAGTAATGTTGAACACGCTTGGGGCACTGTACTCGACATCTGTTACAGTGTAGTGGCTGAGATCAACGCCCGTTGCATTCAGTACGTTCTGGACAATCTCGGGCGACAGCTCCATTTCCGGCATGCTCGCAGGGGTCACCCCCACCAGAGCCGCGAGCCATCTGTCCATCACGTCACGAACGTTGTCCGGAGCGTTGTCACCTTCCTTGAAGTCAATGATGGGTGCGGAAGTCGGGCACGCTTCGGTGAACTTGCCCTCACGGTCGATGCGCCCATGCAACTGACTGGTCAGCGCCTTCGACAGGGTTTGCTCCCACTCGCTTTTCGCCGCCACAATGAGCGGGTCACCGCGCAGTGCGAAGGGTAGACGATGAAAGTTGATCTGGACGTCAATCTTCCCGTCTTCGTTTGGTTTCTCTATGTTCATTTGCGTTTCTTCCTTGCTGCTGATTTCTGGGCGGCGCGGCGTTCGTGGCTGCGAATCGCGTTGCCCGTGTTGGGGCTGCGGATGGCGGCTTTGGCTGCACGCTCTTCAACTTCACGCTGACGCTGTGCCAGCAGGCGAACCCGTTCGTTGTGGATGGCGTATGCCTTGTCCAGCGCTTCCTGTGTTACGCCATAACCTGCCGACGAAACGTTGTTGGCGAAGAGCTTGGCTTCAGGTTCCGACATTCCCAGCGCCTTCGCATACTCGTACACTTCAAACTGCGAACGTGGAAGGCGTGAGCCCATCGGACGCTCCGCCAGCCCGCTAGCTTCCAGATCGTAGTAACGTCTATTGGTCGTTTTCTGCATGTGGATCTCCAAGGGGAGCACTGCGCTCCCCTATTGTTTACAGTATGTCAGTCGATCAGTGACCCAATGGTGAATGCGTCGAGTACCGAATCAATAGCTCTACCAACAATGCCCTGCTCGCCTTTGGTTTCCGGCAACTTGCGGTAGCCGTTCTCCGTGTACTTCGGCTGATCGGCGTCGGGCTGCTCCACCGCCAGTTCAACGGTGGTGTCCTGCCCTTCTGCTGCCATGTCCACGCCGAGCACCACGGGAGCGTTCAGCAAGTCACGTCGGATCCGAATGTGGTAACCGTGCATGCCTTTGGTGACGTAGTTCACTTCCTTGCCCGTTAGGTCAAGCCCACCGCACGCGGCTTTGACTTCCTCGACCACTTTGGGATCCAGAATGTTGGGGCCCTCGACACCAGCGCGGCAGATGGCAACCCACCAACGTTGCGCGGGCCCATGCAGCGGGTGGTAGTTGTCTTCCGTGTACGGAATTTCGGGCAACGTTACGAACTCGCTTTCACTGACGGGCTCGAACGTGAAGTGCATCGTACCCCAGTCGTAACGGGCGCGGGTGAGCTTCTGCCCTGCCAGCGATACGCCCTGCATTGCAGCGTAGCGGACAACTGAGGGCGGCACCTTTCCGTCATCGACGTTGAGGAACTTGCACTCTTCCTCAAGCTCGTCGGTGAACGGCATTGCAATGCTCAACGTGATCATGGCTGCTCCTTGCGTTTGGTTCGCTTGTACCCGATAACGACTTGCCCGCGCTTAACATCTTCTAAAGCCTTCAACATCGCATCGTTATAGTTGGGCGGTGATTTGATCAACTCTTCGAATCGCGCGAACGCTTCGGCGTCAAGTAGAATGACTTGCGCAGAGGGTGATGCGATTACGCCCTCTGCCACTTGCTTCAACGTAGTCTTGGCAAAGGCGGAAGTGGTTACTCCACGGATGTCGGCAGCCGTTTCGATAGCCGCCTTCAATTCAGGACTGAGGCGTGCCTCAAAGCGCGTATACTTGGCTTTTGCTTTTGTGGGGCGCTTTTCCATATACGCTCCTTAGATGCTGACGGGGAAGTGAACGTGGGGCTGGTAGTTCTCGTAGGTGTAGTCGAACACCTTGAACAGCTCTTCGTCCGACAACTCCATGCAGTGGCCGATGAATTCGTCGAAACGATAGCGCGTGCCGTAGTATTTGTCGCAGCCTGCCCACTTGGTGGTCAGCGACTCCGGAACGTTGATCTTCAACTTCGGTGCGTCGATCATGGCATCCGACACGTTCTCTTGTTCGGCCAGACGTTCCAGTTCGTTTTCGATCTGGCCCTTCAGCTTGTCCATCGGCTCACCGAGTTGGTTGCTGTAGATGTGGCAGTCGCCCATGTTATACATGAGACCACCAGCGTCCAGCTTGATCTTGGATACTGCTGCAAAGATGTGGAGCAGTGTGGAGTACGACGCCAGATTGAACGGCAAGCCCAAACAGGTGTCAACGCTGCGCTGGTACGCGTTCATGTGCAGCACGTGCTCAACGTTGTGGAGACAACGATAGTGGGGAGCGCCGACCACAAGCTGGAAAGTCATGTGGCAGGGCGGCAGTTGCATCTTCGGCAAGTCACGCGGGTTCCACGCGTTGACAACCATGCGCGAAGAGCCGGGATCACGATCCAGCAGATCCAGCACGTCGCCCAGCTGGTCAATGTAGCCGACCATTACCACGTTGTCGTATCCGGTTTCGCCAGCTTCGAAGATGCCTTGCTTCACGTATCCCTTGGCTAACAGTGCGTCGTAGCGTTCTTTGGAGTCAGGATCCCCAGTGAAGATGATCTGAGTATCTTCGATTCTGCGCCACTGCGCGCCATACACGGGGCCCAGCTGGCCGCCGACAAGTTTGCGTGACGGGATGCTGTAGTTGTCCATCCAGATTGCGTGACGGTCGAGTTGATCCGGATACTGTGCGGTGTAGCGCTGGAACTCTTCGAGTAGGCCACGCTTCTCTACCTCGCGAATGCGATCCGCCCACGGGATTTCCGCCCACACTTCGGTGCCTGCTTTCACCCAGCCATCCCAGATGTTGACGTTGTGGCGTTTCAAATACGCAATGTCGGTTGCGCCGCTACAGAACCAAAGCAGCTCGCGCAGCATCTGACGCAGGAACAACTTTTTAACGCGTGGCAGCGGCATGCTTACCGTGACGTCGGGGAACCACATAGCAGAGTGCGGAATAGACATCCGCGTATGCTGGCGTGCAGGTTTCACGTAGTTGACGTGTTGAATTTTCTCCAACAGGTCGACGTATTGGAGATCTACGTTGAAGTAAGAGTTAAACTCTTCGGCGTCTTCGAAGTCGTCGGCTACGCTTGGGCAGGTTCCGTTCATTTGCTTTGCTCCATGAGTTTCAGGTTGTTGATGATGCGGTGTTCAATGCGCTTGCTCAATGCCTGTGACAGACACAGAACTTCATCCACGTCTATCTGGCTAATTTTGAATGTGGCGTCCTGAAGGTGTGCGGTCAGGCGATAGTCGAACAGGTAGTAGAACTCGGCAATCCCTGCATCGTTGAGTGCCTTGAGGCAATCTGGGCACGGGGTGTCAGTGCATACCATGATTGCGCCACGCGCACTTTCGCCCGCTTGACGTAGCGCTCTGATTTCCGCGTGAACGACTTCAGGGCTTGTCATCAAGTGGCCGTAAGGATCACCAGCTTGCGGCACGAAGTCCGGAGCAGCTGGGATCTCGCAGCAGTTGGTTGCATGGCCGGACGGCATACCGTTCGCGCCCCAGCCCAACACCTCGGGACGGTTTTCAGTCCCGTCACGTGCAATGATGATTGCGCCAGCTTGACGACGTACACAGTGACTGTGGGTCGAAATCTGGAACGCTGTCAACGCTGCACTAACAATGTACTCGTGTTTCATAGTGGTCTCCATAAGGGGTCACCACTTGTTTACAGTTTTGCATCGGAGGTATGTATGCAGATCAGTGCCAATTTCAATCTGCGTCATGTGGTGGAGAGCGATACCGCTTACCGCCTGAAGATTGACAACAGTGCGCCGCCCGCCGTGGTGAACGAAGCGATCAACGTTGCGGTCAACGTTCTTGAGCCATTGGCTATCAAGTACGGCGTCGCCAACATTGAGATCAATTCGTGGTATCGCTGCGAAGCGTTGGAGAAGGCTATCTGCAAGGATGCGTATGTGAAGTGGTGTGCGCAGAACGGCATGAAGGTCAACGAAGTTAGCTGGGCGAAGTATTTTGCCCGCAAGCAGCACCCGCGCGGCAATGCCGTTGATTTGGAAGTGAGGGGAGTAAGCAACAAGGATCTGTACGAGTGGATCAAGGCCAACTTGGTTTACGACCAGCTGATCCTTGAGTTCCACAAGAGCGGAGACCCGCGCAGCGGTTGGGTACACGTTAGCTACGTGCCCCGCAATAACCGCAAGCAGGCGTTCTCTATCGGGTAAAAAGAAAGGGGAGACACTTTGCGGTGTCTCCCCTTTTCTTATTCTGCAATGCGTTGAACTTTGCAGTACAGCACAGGCGTCGGCTCGTTCGTGAGCGGCTGAGTATTCCGCACAGGATACATGAACACCTTACCGGAGTTGTTGTCGGCAGCGTAGATCTGGAACGTGCGGTGCTTCTGCGCCTCGATGGTGTAGAGCGGTGCCCCGATAACTGGCGGCTTCTCGCGCAGCAGTCGGATACTCTCTTTCTCGTCGGCGGACAGTGCAGGGAACTTGAAGTCAATCAGCGCTTTGGTCGGTGCCCACTTGGCGGCAACCTTGACGTTGTTGATTCCAATGTTGTGCAGCCACTGGTACACGCGGCGCACTGCACCGTAGACTTCATCACGACCAGCGCGGCCACCAACGATGTCGAACACCAAACCCTTGGTAGTCGGGCGCGGCTTCAACGTGGCACTGAAGAAGCCCTCGTTGAACAGCTTGGTGATCGCCAGTCGGGTTTCCGCAGGATCGTAGTCGCTCCAACTGACGTTGATGTCGTCGGGGTCGATGTCAGTCCACGGACGCTCATGCTGAACCTCGTCTCCGGCGATGGGCGCGACGTAGGAAACCATGCGCACGAACGTTGCCTTCGATTTGATTTCCGCAGTAGACATTGCGACGGCGCGCTTGGCGATCTGCTGGACAAGCGGCGACTGACGCACGATCTTGTAGAGTTCGACCTTTCCGGCCTTCGCCATCGAATCACCAGCAGCAGAGTGCAGGATGTCGAGTTGGCGAGTAAGGGCCGCGCGTGTCGGAGCGTACACCACCCAGCTATCTTTGGCGTGAAGTTCGTGCGGTGTTACAGCGAGGAAGCCGTAATCGGAATCCGCAATGGTCTTCGGCTGTGGGATAGTGGTGTTGCGTGGGCCAACAGTCGGGCTCGTTACCGGAACAGCCTCGCGTACATTGGCGCTCTCGATTGCTGCAAGTTGCTTTTCAGCTCCCTGCTTGCTGGTGTAGCCGAGGTCTTTCCACTGCGAGAGTGTACGGCCAGCTGCCAGCAGTGCGCGCAGGTCTTCGGCGTGGGCAGCACGTGCGGCTTCAACATACAGCTGCTCGCGCGGCATAGCCAGCAACGCAGCACCGATCTGCGCGGTCGTCATGTTCTTGTAGGCAGGACGCTTGTGGTTACGCAACGCATTCTCGATGGGGTCATCGGACGCAACCGGATGGTACACGTTGCCCTTGTTGTCGATGCTGAGTTCGGTGCCCTTGTAGACGTTGCCGCCGATCAGGACGCTGAAGTTCGGGTCGCCTACGTACTTCGGATCGATGGGGCCGCCGTCGTACTGGTGCACGGTCTTCGTGCCAGCAACCTTTTCCTCAACCTTGTCCGCGATTTGCTGCACGATGGTCTTAGCGGGCTGCGGCTTGAACGACGCTTTCAGGCGGGCTACCTTGGTCTTCGGCAGGTAGGTTTCCATCGGGTTCTTGAGATCGAAACAGAAGTAATGGCGCTTGTTCTTGTCCATATACATCTTGATCCCAGCGGCGAGGAACCACTTGTGCGTAGACATATCGTTGATGTCTTCAGCAATGGTGCCGACCTCAACAAAGTTCGCACGGTTCACGCCCTTGCCTGTTGCGTACAGCAGGTTGTCGAGATCCATCTTCTTGGGGAACTTGGTGCCCGCCAGAATCTGCATGATCTTCGCACGGTCGCTGACGTAGAAGAATTCACGTTTGCGTTCAATCTTCAACACAATGGCGACTTTGCCGCGTGCGTTTGCGGCAGGCACAAGCTCGTAGGCTTCGCCTTTGTCCATCGACGCATCCCAGTCGTCGTTACCGTCGAGTTCCACGGGCGCACTGCCCATGTACTTCAGACGAATCGGAGTCACGGCGGACTCCGAAGTCATCGGTAACACTTGACTGAGGCTTTGCATACGGACGCCAAAATTACGCTGGGTCACATTCACGGGGGCCTCCTACAGACAACTGCGCTTCACAGCGCAGGTACGGCCAGAGTTCATTGTAGATCTGCTCAATCGTCTTGCCAACGACGTTGACGATCAGTACGTTCTGCTCACGGGCAGCAGCCTGACGGTAACTGGACATCAGGGCTTCGTACTTTGAGCGCTCGGTGTAACGTTTCTCGATGGCGTCGAGCGCCTGACCTTCAGCAGCACGCGCGTTGCGGCGTTCGAGGTAGGTCTCGTAGTCGAGTTCGAGGAACACGTACAGCGGAGTGATCGGTGCGGCTATCTTCTTGTAGCGCAGGAACATGTCACGCAGTACGTCATCGTTACCACACTGGTAGATGTCAGTGCTGGGAGAACCACGGTCACCCAGTACAACTTTGCCTTGCTCCAACGCCGGAAGAATCCGCTTGTGGAACAGATCGGCACGTGCTGCCAGCATGGCAAACAGTTCGGCTTCTTGGCTCGGGTTGTACTCTCCGCACAGCACGCTCTCGCGCATCGCTTCAGCGAAAGGGGTGCCGCCCGGCTCGCGGACGACCTCCACTTCCACACCGCGCGCTTGAAGTTGCTCCGCAATGAAAGCAATCAGAGAAGACTTGCCAGCGAAATCCGGCCCTTCAAGTACGATGTAACTATCCATGCTTCACCTTTACTTGGCTGAGTACAGTTTGGTCTTGTTGCGGAACACGTCGGCAACAAAGATGTCGATGCGATCACGCAGCAGCTCCTTGGCCTTCTTGATGTCACCGGACATCGCAGCGTCCACGAACACCTTCTCAACTTCACGCTGGAAGGAAGTCGGCAGCTGGCAGTTGCGGCGGCTGAGTGCTTTGGCTACGGAACCCAGAGCACGCTGCGCATTGGCCTTGGCGGTGCGCTTCAGCTCAACGTTGGAAGTCTCCACGGTGATGCCTGCATTGATCTTGTCCTTCAGCGCAGTCTGAGCAACACCCAACTGCTTGGCGATTTCAACGTAGCCGTAGGTCAGGCCCAGAACGTTGTTGACGTAGTTCTTCACGGATTCGATGCCGCGCAGCCCTTCGATCTTGGTGGTCTCGGCCAGCGCTTCGTTGCCGCGTTGAACAGAGGTGATCACCTTGTTGTATGCAACGCAATGCTTGCGGATGTTCTCGATTGACTTGGCAGTCATGGACGGGGCTTTTGCCAGCATGCCTTGGAACTGGTTGCGGAGTTTGGTGCCAGCCAGAATCTGAGCTTTCAGTCTCTCTTCCTTGGTGGCGGCCACGGTATTCGGCACAACCTTGTCAGATGGTGCGGACGCCGGAGCTTTCTTGGAGCCGCCTGCCTTCTTGTTGACTAGCTCGACCAGCTGCTTCTTAACCGCGTCTTTGTTGAGCATGCGTGATTGGTTCGGATACTGCACGCTGTGCATGTCTGCCCAACCTTTCACAATGTTGTCGATGGATTTATCCTTGTTCTTGCTGTCCACCGCGCCGGAGAACTTCACGTAGTGGACGAGACGCCCTGCAATCTTTTCGATCTCGGCCTTGGAGAATTTCTTGGCCTTGGCATCGGTGCCGTTAGGTGCAGAGACTCCCTTCGGCTCGCTTTTGTTGAACAGGGCGACCACACGGTTGACCAGTTTGGTTGCCGCCTTCTGCTTAACTTCCTTGGTGAGCTTCGACGCAGTGGAGCGGTTTACCCAACTGTTCACCGCCTCCGTAGCAGCCTTGCGCAGGGAGTGTTCCGACCTGATGGGAAGGTTGCGCTTGCGCATCTTGTCTACTATGCTCTGTGCGATGTTCGTGATTTCCGTGGCTGACATCACACTTTGACGCCCCGACGGGGACGTCGCCAGATCGCGCTTCGGGTCACCTGTTTGAACTTTCGGCTTGAATGCCGATACAGACAGTTTGATTTCCATGTCTTGTTCCTCATTGAGTTTCAGTTTGTATGCCCGACCGATTGACTTCACTCGGTCTTTGACGAGTTTTGCGGAGTTTGGATCCAATTCGCAGAGTGTCGCATCGCAACCTAAAGCGAGCGCCACCCCAGCCGTAGTGCCGGATCCGCCGAACGGATCTAATACGCGTGAGCCTTTCGGCGCGCCGATTCGAATACACGGCTCGATAAGTTCCGGAGGGAACGTTGCAAAGTGCGCTCCCTTGTATGGGACTGTGGGGACGTGCCATACACTGCGCCGCTTGCGCAGCCCACCAGTTACGGCGGCTTCTTTCGCGGCTTCCTTATCGAAGTAATAGCGGGGCTTCTTAGTGAGCAGGAAAATATATTCGTGCGCTTTGGTGCAACGATCCCCGACGCTTTCCGGCATCGGGTTCGGCTTGCTCCAAATGATGTCCTGCCGCAGATACCAACCAGCAGCACGCAACGCAAAGGCCAGCATCCAAGGAATGCCGATCAGATCCTTCTGCTTAACGGTCGTCAGCTTCCGGCCACGGTGCGTCTTTGAGTTGTCCTTGGGCAGCCCCCGCTTCATTGCGTCAGTGCGAGCGCCGCCGAATGAATGCGGACGCGTGTCGTCGCCAGATGTTGGACGATAGTTGTAATGGGTGTCCCCAATGTTCAACCACAGCGTACCGTCATCCCGCAGAACACGCTTCACTTCTTCGAACACTTTCACCAGCTCCGCGACGTATTCTTCCGGCGTCGCTTCCAAACCGATCTGCTCTTCCATGCCGCCGTAATCGCGCAGCCCATAATAGGGCGGGCTCGTTACACAACAGGAGATGGATTTATCCGGAATCGTCGGAAGCGTCTTGCGGTTGTCCCCAAGGAGAATCCTGTACTTAGGCTTTCGCATTAGGTCTCCCTACTGGATCCAAATATTGTCGAACGGTACGGTGTGCTTAACGACTTTGCCGCTACCATCGGAGGTTGTGATCAGTGCTTTCTCGCTGGGGAGCAGGAACATCAAGCGGCCAATGTGGTCGATGGTGCCTTCGCTGAACTTCACATCCTGCCCGCGCAGTCGGCTAACTTGCCACGCGGTCTTCGTGAACTTCACTGCGCCTTGTGCCCGCTTCTCTCGCGCGACGAGGAATTGCAGGAAGTGCTTGCGCGCGGCCAGTGCGTGATCATCTTGTACCCGAGTCACGTCAGTGTTGAGCAGAGCGAACGCCGTGGCGTGCTCAATGGCCTTGAAGTTCAGGGCTTCAACACGTGCACCGCTCGCCAGACCGAGTTCCACAACGTAGCGCCCTTTGGAGAACTTGTGGATCCCGATAGACGAGTTATTCATCCGGTTGCTCCACACGATGGAGAACATGTCAGCGCCTTCGAGGCGAGTAGTGATCGTGATGGGGCCGAACTTGGTGTGCTGGCTGCTGCGCGACGCTTGCTGTGCGTTGGATGCAGATTCCAGCGGGCCGAGCATGCACTCAGTGTCGGCCTTCTTGTACTTGCGCATACTGTCCGTGAACATCTGACCGAAGATGTCACCGAAGATGTCGGCAAAGGCGCGCTCGCCTTCCACGCTGCTTTCCGACTTAACCTGATTCAATCCTAATGCAATGTTCATTAGTTAACTCTCCGTGCCCGAGACAGCCCAGAAATCCACGCGAGCTTTGTGAATAGCCAAATGCGTCGAGCAGGTGCCATTTTCCTTTTAGCCGCAGGCAGGACTTTGCGCACAGGGCCACCAGTTCTACACACGATGATGCCAGCACCCGACCCAGCCAACGCTTCTTTCAAGCGGTCGGCGTGAGTGTCCCAGAGTGCGTCGCTCACTGCAAAGTAGAACTGGTTGCAGAACGGTAAATAGCGCTGCCATTTATGGTCTGCCGCAAAATCCTGCCATCCACTTTTCACCTCAACTATCGTGACAGAGCGATCCATCTTCACACATACGACGTCAGCACGTAAATGCCCGCCCCTCTCGACCCCCACCTCAAAGTGCAGGCTATACATGAGCTTCGTGAAGTATGGAGATAGTGCCTGTCGCAATAGCGGGGCAACTTGATTTCGACTGATAGAGACGAACGATGCGGGCAGCTTGTTTCCAAACGCCCGCTGACTTGGAGTCATGTCGCCCTTATTCGTCCTTGTCCTCGTACTTGGCATAAGCATCCTCGCGGATCGGTTCCCAAGTCTCGCCACCGAAGACGAGGCGCACACCACTGAACGCGCCAGCGGCCAAACCCTGATTGAGCAAATCCAAGTCCAGCTGATCGGCAGGAACTTTGATTGTCATGTGCGGCTCATACTCAGGGTAGCTGTGACGGTAGCCCATCTGACGCAGGTACTTGTGACGAGCAATCAGACCTTGGCTATCCAGCTTCAGAACCAACGTGTTCTCTTCCGGCCCGAACAGTGCGCCGCTATTCACGGTCGCTTCGATCTGAATCGGGGCTGCCGGATGGAACAGCACGGGGTTCTCGACGTCGTACATCATCGTAACGTGCAAGTCTTTGGGATCGAAGTCGGTCTTCAGGCCAATCTTCTCCAACTCAGACATGACAAACCGCACGGTCTCCGGAGTTGGATACACAGCAGCGTAGCCAGCGGGGGTCGTGCGGTCAGGGTCATTCTGGCGGCCACGGCGTCGGGTAGATTCCGAAACCATGTTGAGTCCAAGATTGATGTTCATTGGTGTCTCCTTACAGGGCGTCCATCGGCATGCGCATTAGGACAACGCTGTGTTGATAACTGAGTGGCACGTTTGCCAGCTTAGCGTCGTCAGCACGCACGGAAGTCACGCGCCCGAGAGGGGAACCATGCGCAACACGATCAATGAGGTACGACGTGACCACAGTATTGTCCACTGGGTCTTCCACCGCAAACCCAATGGGGTCTTTGGTAGTGAGCGACGGCGCGCCCAGCACAATGAAGTTGAGATCTTCCACGTGGTCGGGGTTCACTTTCTTCAGCGCTGCGCGAATCGGATTGGGGGCAGTAGAGTACGCAGCCTTGCGCATACGCTCTAAGAACGTAACAACTGGGTCTGCGGACAGCGAAGCGTTAGCAACGCACATGTTGAGTTCAATGTTCATGGTGTTCCTCCTACGCTAAATTAGCGTGCGGGAGAATCGGAAATCAGTTGGCAGTAGTGCTTGCAGTCGGTGAACATGGTGAATTCGTGGCTCGGCTCCCCAAAAGCGTGGGCCGCGCGCTGGAATTCGTAGTCGCCAAACATCATCATACGCAGCGGATGCGGGCCCACGACCAACTTGTCGAACTGGTAGCCTGCCAGCTTCACGTTTATCAGCGCCTCGCCCGTACTGTCATGGATAAACAGCGTTGGTTTGCGCAGCGTGTGGCCGACTGGCTGGTCGCTGTATCCCATGCGGAACGCAGAGAAGCAGGACACACTGTCTTCGCCGAAAGTGATTGCTTGCAGCGGCTCGGTCTGTACGCGATGCAGACCCAAGCGACCGAACGGATCCTGCGACGGATTGCGGACAATATTGGTTGCCATGATTGTGATGTGCGAGTCGTCGCCACAGATCATGCGACGTTGCAGGTCATCGGAGAACGCACAGCGGAAACACTTGGGCGGCGTAGTGTTCGGCAGCAGGGGAACGATGTGCGTGCGGTCGGCGTGAATGCTGAACGACCAACCTTCCCCAGTGACTTCGTAGTAGTTGTCCACGTACTCAACGTCGGGCCCGTACAGCGACGTGTCATCTGCCGACATAAACACACGGTCGCGAAGGTAACGGCGGAGAGTTACCTCGGCGTCGGATGCCGAAACCCGCTCGCTGGAATAGTCGATGGCGAATATCTCAACTACCAAACCGCGCTCGCGGTGCAGCAGAGCCACGGGCATATAAATCTTACCACACAAAAGTTGTTTCATTGCTACCTCTTAGTTCAAGTTCACGTTGGAGCCGTTCACGAATGCTTCGCCTTTGGCGTCAACTTTGAAATCGCCGCCGACTTCGATGTTGTACTTGCCGTCAATCTTGTCCTTGCGGTCACCCTTCACGTGCACAGTCTGGTTGCCACCTACGATAGTGTGCTGCGAACCCACCTTGCGACCGAGCAGCCCCTTGAATTGCACGCGACCTTGCGGGTCGCTCTTCAGGTACTTGGCGCTCATGTTCGGATCATTGAGGACGTAGGCCGGAACCTCTCCCTTGTCGCCAGTCACGATCAGCTGCTGGTTACCAACGATGGTCTGGTGCATGTCACCGAAAGTCACGAAATGGTAGTCGCCGGGATTGATGAAGAACACTTCGTTGGTTTGTGTGTCGACCAACACCTGAAAGCCGTTGGGGAACCGGAAGCCCAAGCGGTTCGGGTAGTTGACGTCGTACACCGGATCCTTAGACAGCTTGTCGATTGGGGAAGACGCGCTCCACGTTGCAACGTGCGGGTCTCCGGTCGGGAAGTAGAGATCGACCTTGTTCCCGCGACGTGGCACACCGCCGAAGAAACTGGTTTTGCCGATTGCTCCCATCTTTTTCGCCATCTGGCCGAACGGGTGATTCCAGCCGCGCGGGCGTGCCCACGGCAACTGGTCATCCGGTATGTCGTCCATAAGGCCCGCGACGCGTGCACGAATCTGACCAAACTTGCCGGGATCATTTTCGTCCACAACAATCGCTTCGTAGGGCTCGTCCTTGTTGAGCCCTTTACCGTGCAATGCTTTCTGCTCTCTCATACGATCTCCACGCTCGCGTCGTTCTGTCCGCCGAATGCGCACTGGAACTTACGCAGATACTCTTCCATCTTTTGGTACAGGGACGCAAGGTCAAACGAGGGGCCGTGCAGCTTATCCAGCGAGAACGCGTTGAGGCATTTGCTCCCCAATTTATCGGCAATCGCATCGTTCATCTCACTGACTTTGTTGTCGGCGCACGGGGCATTCAACGTCGGAACGTCGCGATAGTTTTCAGGGATGTCACCACGCGCGATCATGTCGTTGATGTCGCCTTCGAATTGGCCCATAAGGGATTCGAGTTCACCGAGTCGCCCGTCGAGCAGCTGGAAGATCGTTGCCGGATTCTTGATGCCGAAGTCCAGCGACAGTTTCTCTAACGGGGACAGCATGCCACACAGTCGGTTCGTGAATGCCGCCATACTGAACTCGCTCATAAGCGCGTCAAGCATGTCAGAGTCCGGCCCGTACTTGGCAGCCAGTTCCGGCAGGTTGATGGCCGAGTTTGCGGTCTCGATCATCTTGCCCATTGCGGCGTCCAGCTGCTGGGTCTGCTTCTCCACAACCTGATCAATTGCGTTGAGCCCGTTGCCTATCTGACGCACGCCGTCGTCCTGCTGCGGGGGCCGCACAGTATCCGCAACGCTGGGCTGGCGGTTGCTTGCCTTGTTCTTGCCGTTGTCGCCGTCGACAAGTTCGGTGGTGCCCTTGGTGCCGACGAAGTTGCGAGTCAGCAGCGCCGCCGTGTGGTAACTTCGCCGACGGATCAGCTCAGTGTATCCAGCGTACAGCCACTTGCCGCTCTGCTTCTCGTTGAGTACAGCGCCCTTTGCCGAGATGGATCCAGCGTAAAGTTGCACGGGAGTCAGCAACTCCAAATCCTTCAGCGCACCGTTGAAGCGCACGCGGCAAAATTCAGAAAACGCTGCGTAGTTACGACGCCAGTTGTCGAGTGCTTCCACCCAATGCTTGTGCACGTTGGCGCTCGCACCTTTCGAGATCGGCTGGTGCGGCTGGAACGTGTAGTTGGTTCCGGTGATGGCTTCGCGTTGCTTGGCGTTGACGTTGGGGCTACCGCCAGCTTTGATCTTGCCTTTGCTGAAGCGCTCGACTTCGCCGTCGCCGTTGGTCGCCATCAAGGTTGAGCCGTAGCCGACGTTCATGTTGAGGTAGCCGCTGATACTCTTCGCGCTGACCTCTTCAACGAGTACCGCTTCCCCACTCTCGACTGGGTAGTTGTAGGCGAACACCGTTTTCGGTTCGTCCTGCATAGCCTTGATTACGTCGATCAGCTTCAGGCGCTTGTCTTCGGTAACCACGACTTGCGGATACCCACCTTCTGGGATCCACATACGTTGTTCGATGGTCTCAAGGAACAGGCGCGGACTCTGGCCGAACGTAGTCCAGCGCATGTTGTCGTCGACGCCGCCGATGTTGGTCTCGAACTGTAGGCCGTACTCCCCTGCAATCTTCTTCGCGACGTCCAAGCTGGTGCCGCGTTGCGCCATCGCCTTGGTGTCGGTGAAAAATCCCGGCACGTCCAGCAGACAGGTAACGACTTTCAAGTCACGGTCACGCTGACCAACAACGATGAAGGTAGTGGTGCGCATGCTATCGCGGGTTTTGCCGCGCGTGATTGTGATCCGCGTGCCGTCCACCAAAGCAAACGGCCCGCTGAACACGTCCTGATTGTCGTTGAGAGTGATCTGGGCGCTCGGCACACCCAGCACACTGTTGACGATTACGATTTGGGAAATGCAGTCGCGCAGGCCGGGAATTTCTTGGTCGTTTATTTTCAGCGACAGGTAAAACTGACCACTGATGCCGCCTTCTGCCATGATGCCTCCTAGAACTCGTAGGTCTTGGTCTCGGCTTTCTTGGTGCGGTCAAGGCGCGGAATGCGCAGGATCATTCCCGCGCGAACTTCGCATTGATGCACCAGCCCATTAAATGACAGAATGATGTAGAACAAGCTGTGCGAGTTGTAATAGCGCTTCGCAATCAGCTGGGGGTTCGCAACTTCAGTCTGTTTCACTTCGTGCGGAGTGAAATCACCCGTCAACAGATCGTAGGTCTTGTCGCGCAGGGGATCCATTCCAAATTGGTCGATCATAACCTACCTCTTTACAGATTGCCCAACGTTTGGGGATTGAACCATGCTTGCAGATCCTTGCGGGTTACTGCGAAGTATGACTCAACGGTCACCATGAAGTCGGCAGCAATAGGATGGCCCGTGCTGTCCTCGAATGCACAGTCACCGCTGGCGCTAACGTTGGTGATGATTGCCGGATTCATTGCGAAGAACGTACCAAGGCGCACCGTGAATGCCTCTTGCGAATCGAACTCTTGCGCATGCCCAACACCAGTCACGTCAGTCACAGCATTCATTGCAGCGTTGAGCACTTCCTTAGCCGGAGCGGGCCCCGGAGGAATGAGCAGCCCGCCGATTTCATCTGGTGCCGCCATGCTCAACAATTGAACCATAGGATCCATTACCTCTTCTTGCGTCGAGTGGTACGCGTCGAGGAAGATCGGAAGTTCAAGCGTCAGGTACTGCGGAGATTCCCACACTCGCGCACTGACCAGCTTGTGCAGCGACGAGTAGCCGGAGAACTTCAACGTTCGGTCTACGCCGACCGCTCTGTTGTTTGCGCCCGGCACGTCGCTCAAGCCCATGCCCGCGAACGGTGCAACCCAGTTACTTGCTAGGCTGATGTTGAAATCCTCCGGCACGTAACCGGAGAACTTAACGGTGCCCGCTTTGTTGTGAATGTGGAGCTGATACATCTTGTCGACGTGCACCATTGCGTCACGTCCACGCGGGGCACCAGCAGCGACTGTCGCAGCCCCTCGCATGAAATAGTTAGCCATACATTCTCCTTAGATGCGTCCTGTCAGCATACTGCCCAGTCCGTGGTCGGTAAGCAGTAGCGGCATATCATCCAACGATGTCGGATTCGTTGCTGCTTGCGCCACTTGCTGGGACGAGTCACGGCGCGTCCGGTTCACGGTCGGGGCACGTTGCTGACGATTCGACTCAGGCTTCTGCGGCGTTGGCGCAGCAAGCATCGGCGGTGGCGGCGGTGTGGTCTGCGTCACGATGTTGTCGCTGGTGTCAGTGCGAGCCACTTCCACTTCAGGCGTCGACTTATCGCGCTCGACAGTTTTCTCCGCTTGCTTCACGTTGGGGTCAACGGCCTTGGCTTGTTCCTGATACTCCTGATGGTATCGCGTGATGTTCTTCACGTAACCCTGAATCTCACGAACCTTCGCCTGATCGCGCATGACGGTCGGTAGAGCAGCCAGCACTTTCTCTGGATCGTCGGAACCAGCAGCACGCATTGCTTTACGTATATTGCCAGCACCACCGTTGTATGCAGCCAACGCCAGCGGCACGTTACCGTTGAACGCCTTCAGCTGCTTAGCCAAGTAGTGGGCACCGCCGTCAATGCTCTGCGCCGGATCACGGCGGTCGGTCAATCCAACTTCCCGTGCCGTGACTTGCGTCAGCTGCATCAATCCCTCTACACCAGTCGGGGATCTGGCGTCGGCCTTACCGCCAGACTCTTGCTTCATTACGCTGCGCACCAGCAACGGGTCAACGCCCCGCGCGGCAGCCTTTTCCTCAATGAGGTTTGACCACTGCGACAAGCGCGCTTCCTGATCGTTGTGACGCGGCAGGTTCTTCAGCACACCTTGGCCCACGACGTAGTTGGGATCCGCGCGGTAGTCCAGCTTCTGACTTGGAGAGCCCGCACGCGGAACAACGTTGTCGCGATTCGCGCCGTATCCCATAGAAGGAAACGACATTCCGCTTACACCTTGCGAGTAGCTGCCAGCAGTCGGGGAGCCGCCACCTATACCGAGCAGGCGTTGCCACCAGCTGCCGCCGTTGTTGGTGTCTGTGGCCTTCGCAATCTTCTCCAACTCGGGGGACTTGAGTTCGGCTTTGACCTTGTGCGCGTCTTCGTCCTTCTTCACTTGGTCGTCACGCACCACAACGTCGTACACCATAGTGCCAGCTTCTTCGCCAGCCTCGCTACCGAACCACGAACCGACACCGCCGCCGAGCACAGCGCCGACCGCAGTACCAACAGCTGCACCGACAGCCGTACCCAAAATGGGCACAACAGATCCAACGATTGCGCCAGCAGCTGCACCGCCTTGTGCACCGAGCCACGCGCCACCCGCGCCACCAACAACGGAGCCAGCAGTTGCGCCACCGAGTTTGCTGTACTCACGATCCTTTTCTTTGTCGGTCAACGTGTCATTGTCTTTGATCGACATAACCTCGTTGCCGACGAGACCGACAGTGAGTAGGGATCCGGCGATACCGCCAATCTTCCCGAGCCCGCCGAGTTTGCTGAACAGTCCCTTCTCAGCCTGCGCCGCTTTCGTCGCACGCTTCAGATCCGGCGCTTCTTCCGCAGCGGCTGCCGCGTTGCGCTTGACTTCCGGAGTTTCGGCTTTGGGTTTCGGCTTACGTTCGCGGTCGAGGTCTTCGGGTTCCGGCCCGTCACTGAGAACAGTGCTGGCACCGACGAGACCGAGGGCACCAGTTGCAGTAAGTGCGATTGCTTTGCCCGCAGTGCTCATGCCGGAAAGCAGTTTACCCCCAGCACGCGAGAAGAAACCAGCCTTCTTGGGTGTGGGGGTTTTGCGCGTGCGTGTTTTCTTCTTGCGGTCTTTGCCGTTACCACCGACGTCGGGGCCGCCACCGAACATGTCACCGAACAGGCCCCCGCCTTGGCCCTGCTGTTGCTGGGCAACTTGGTTACGCTGGCGATTGTGCAGCGCTTCCATTTCCTCAAGGCGACGACGCTCACGGGTTTCGGCCCGCATGATTTGAACTTGGCGCTTCTCCCACTTCCACCACTTGCCGATAAGTTCGAGCAGTTGGTCGAGGCGTTCGTTGCTGCCGAGTAGAAGCTCTTCCATCTTCACTGTGCTGAGAGAGGTGAATGCTTCTTGGTACGCGGCATCCACCTCTTCGGGCTTCGCGCGGTCAATGTTGGGGGCTTCAGTGCGCGCAGCAACCGCGACTTGATCCTGTCGGATGAAGCGCCCGCGTTCGTCACGGGCACGGGGTTTGCCGCGTAGCTTGCGTTCCTTCGTAGGCTCGCCAATGACACCGCCTAAAGCCACGGCATCGGCTGCTTCCGTAAGCAACGCGTAATGTGAGGGCAGAATCATGGTTAACTCCTATGCGCTGCTGCCGCTGCTTCCCGTTTCTTCCGCTCGGCTTCGCGTCGATCCTGAACGTAGCAGCCGTGGTGATACAGCAGCCGCTTGAGCGGGATGTCTTCGGGGATGCAAGCGTTGAAGTGCATGCTCAGGTTGAACTGCATGTTCATCATCGACACGTCACTGAAGACGCGCAGAAAACCGAACATGTCGAGTGGGTCAACGTTGAGGACTTCGTTAGGGCAGAATGCGCAGCGCAGTTTCTGCTGGACAACGATGCGGGAATACATGTGACGTTTGATCGTCGCCAGCTCTTCGCATGTTAGAGAATCCGCAATGGCTTCCAGCGGCCAATCACAATCGACCCAACGGGCCGCCATGATCAGGTCTTCGGGATAGCCATTCTTGATTGCGGAGTACGCGGGTTCCAGCGAACTGATCAGCGGGTGCTTCATGTTGGCTGGAAGTTTACGACGTTCGCCCACAACCTTGACGGTGAAGCGCACGTCTTGCGTATTGAGAGAGTCGCACACAGTCTTCCGGTACTTCGGATTGTGTGGATTGACGGGTGTGTAGTCGAAGCCAGCTGTGCCTTCCACGCCTTTGACCCAGCGGGGAGCGAGGCAGCGCCAGTTGATCACTCGGCTGTCTTCGGTGTACGACACACGGTCAACGAGTGCGAGCAGATAGCGGAAGTCATCGTCCTCCATCGTCAGCACGTCGTAAGTGCACAGACTCTGGATAACGTCGACCAGCAACTCCGGCGACCGATAGTGAATCGCCGTGAACAGCGGGCCCATATGGTGAGACAACATTGGGTAGAGGCCAACGTCGTCGAGCCCGCTGGGGAATCCGCCGAAGCGGGCAGCGATGTTACTCAAAGAACACTCCGATGTTCATTTGCCAAGTGGTGGTAGACTGGCGACCGCACTGAGGGCAAAGCAGGAACGCGCCATTACGCACGCCGTGCTTGTTGTGGGACAACCACTTGCCGACGCTCATAATGTCTGCTGCTTCCAGCTCGTCAATGTCGTGCGCCGCCAGCACCATACGCAGAAGGTGAACACGATCCGTAGAATCGTAATCGTCTTCGTACAGTTGACGCAACAACGGGAGCGTGAGGTCAGGTAGCGGAGTTTGCTGCATGCAGTCGCTGTGGACTTGAACCACTTGCACGTCTTCGGCCTTGAGGTAAGCGGAAGCAGTACCGCCACACGCATCCACGCTCAACACCGTTGCGGTTTCCGGAACGTTGCTTGCCGAGTACACTGACGTCTGCATGCCATCGGCATCAACGATGTGATACACCGGATGGTTGCACACACCCTTCAGCAGCATGGGGACGCCGGATTCTTGCCACTGACGAACTACCAGCTGCCACGCATCGTAGATAGTCAGGCTGTTCATCAAGTTGTCGACGTCGCAGGATTCTGGGTCGATGCAATCGCGAATCGCGTGACCGAATGCCATAAGCTCTTCGGTCGAGTTCTTGGGCTTTGCTTCCCACACGCGCCGCAGGTCAGCACCGCGAAACTTCCGCATCTCGAATGACTCGATGGGCGGATCCGCGACAACAAGTTTGGAACCAAGTTCGTTAGCAGTAACAAGCATCATGTACTCCAGATTAGACGACAGGCATCACACTTGAACTGCACGACCAACGGCTCGTTAGACGACTGACGTGCAAGCGCCAGCCCATCGTAAGAAACAGGCCACGCGTTGCGCACTTCAATCGTCACTACGAGTTGTCCGGTTGGATCGTACAGCCCACAGCTGATGTTCTTCTTGTAGGTTGACGGGAGCCGGAAGCCACCAGTGAACGGGTTCTGAATCATCTGCTGCCACGTGTCGAAGTAGCGCAGTGCATGCAGCTTGGCCGTCGATGCAGCTTCCAGCGAAAATTGTCCGGCCCGCGTTCCGTTGGCAAAGTAGATTTCACTGGATGCAATGTTCTTCGCGCGCTCTTGCAGCACGTTGAACGGCGGCGTCACAGCTTCAATCAACTCAATGGGAAGTTTGACGCCGCCGAGGGTGGGCATCGCCAGCACTTTCCACTTGTCTGATTGCCACGGCTCGTATTGACCTTCAGAATGTTTTTCGAGTTGTGCCAGCGTAACGGTCATGTGTCCACCTTAACCATCAACACCGCCCGCTCGGGCTGCGTCTTTGATGTTGGTTGCTGCACGACTGCCCCGACTTCGTGACTGGTGCCCGCCATTGCGGCAAGCAGCATCTTCTCCGCGTGCTTCTCCCACTGTGCGGCCTTCAACTTGGATTCAACGTAGGAAGAAGTCGCGTCGTAGTAGAACACTTTGCCCTCGCCCATATCGGCACTGCGCATGTAGGTGATACTGCGCGGCTTGGCGAACGATTGCTTGCGGATTGCGGTCAAGATGTCTTTGGCGTTGCCCACAGCTTTGGTTTTGGTTTCCGGTGCTGGGTCTGCTGGCGGCTGCGCAGTCGGGTCACGTGGAACGTTCGCGCCTTTGACAAGTCTGCTGTTGTTTACAGCTTTGCCCTTAACGCGTCCCTTGTAGTACGTTGCTCGACTCATTAGAGAGCGTGCGGTTTTCGCATCGCACTTGAACAGCTCAGTCGGCAGGTCTTCGTGCACAACGTAGATAACGCCACGCTGCGCGATGAAAACACCGAAGCGTTCGCCCGCGTCGATTTGGACTTCGTATTCCTTGTTTTCGAGATATACACCACGCACCCCAGTAAACTTGAACCAGTCGAATTCAGTGTACTGCGGCTTGGCGGCGGATAGGCTCAAATTTAAGAGCATAGATCCTCCAAAGGGGGCACTAGGCCCCCTTATCGCTACTGCGCTCAGTCCGCATCGGTCAGGATGTAGTCGAACTTGAAGTCAATAGAACAGGGAACAGCTTGCGCCGCACCACTGAACTGATAGTCAGGTACTTGACCCGGCCACACGCCTTTGATGGTGGTTTCATCCACCATCGCGCCAGTTTGATCCAGCAGGCGGAAGGTTACGGTTGCAGCGTACTCTTTCTTGAAGCGACCGAGTGCGGTCTTGGTGGTACGGATTTTCGCGTGCCACTTGCGCATGATCTTGAGGATCTTCGCTTGATGGTTTTCGTTGAACTCCATCTGGAACGAGCCGCTGAAAGTCTTGCGGCCCGCGTAGCGGAGTTGATAACCGAACGCTTCTTTGATCACTTCTTCAATGGTTGCGCCGGGCAGCGTACCAGTCTTGGTATGAATGCGCAGGCTTTTCGCGCCGTCCATGCCGTCGACAGGCAAGTTGGAGAAGATGATCTCGAAGTTGTCATCGAGCATCGGGTCGCCAGTGGACTCGAACTCGTCAAGGGTAGGCTTAGACATGGTGTCTCCTGATTACTGGGCCGGAGTTGCGGCGGCTTTCTTGGCAGCTGCCAGCTGTGCTTTGGTTGCATGACGCAGAACCAGAACACCAGCGCCGGGCACGTTGATGTAAACGGCGGGAACGCCACGCGCCGGAGTAGACTCGAACACGTTGGCTTGTTTGATCTTGGAGCCAGCAGCACCGATCAGAGTACCAATCACCAAATCAGCGGACTTGCGGAAGTCAGCGGTGTTGGCTGCTTGGGTCGCCTGAGTGATTTCGCTGGCGCGGCCCTTGGTCTTGTCCAGTCCGCCCATATGGGTTTCGATGGCCTTGATCAGGTCACGCTGGATGGCAGCAGCTTCTTTGCCAAGAATGCGAACGTCGTAGATCGGAGAGAGGACGGCGTAGGCATCGGTCGGAGTCTTGCGGCTCATAACACGGAAAGCGCGCTTGCGCAGATAGGCGGCATCGCCTTTCTTGGCCTTAACGGCAGAGTAGTTCTCTACCTTGGAGTGCACTTTCTTGTTCATCACGTAGTAGCCAACAGGCTTCATCGCTTTCTCGATCTGCTTCGGAGTTTTAGATCCGATGCGAGCGATAACCTTGGCGGCTACTGCGTCACCCTTGGCTTGAGCCTTGGCGAAACGCTCAGCGGCAGCAACGATCTTCTTGCCAGCGGCTTCGACCTTTTTCAGATTGAGGTGCTTGTCGGCATCCAGAAAGTCAGCGGCTGCGGAAACGGATACGGTCTTGATGTTCAGCTTCATGGTTATACCTGTCCACGTTCAATGAGGGAAACCACCGCCTTGAGGTTGCCCGTCGGGGCCACGTTCAAGTTCAGGTGAATACGTTTGGTGTAGCGGGTCGGGTCGAGGAAGACGTCGACGTACAGATCACCGTTGGCCGAGCTGGCGTTGGTGTTGTTCCGGCGATCAACTACTGACTCGTACCAGTCCAGACCGCGACCGTTCGTGATGGGCTGCAACACGTTGTCGTCGAGGTCAGTCTTCAGCTCTTTGCGGAGCACGGTACTGTCGTTCTCGAAGTTGTAACGCAGGAAGCTAACACGCACGCTTTCGGTAATGACGGAGAGCAGACGCTGCACACCGATGTCGTCCAGCGGTGAGCGTTTCCCGTTCAGAGTGTCCGCGTTCCACATGTAGATACCGACGGCATCATTGGGAGCGACCGGAGACTTGAAGTGGATCGGGAAGTTGATCTGGTTGTCGTTGAGGATGTCACGCACCGGAAGCGGAGCTTCATGGCGCAGACGCAGACCCCACGGGAAACCGCCGCGATTCAGACCAGCGGGAGCAAGCCAGCTACGATCCTTGTCGCACTCCAACATCGCGTAGGTCATTGCCACAGAGCAAGGCACCCACATGTTACGCTCCACGCTGGACGCGCGGTACTCGATGTCGTTGTTGCTCAGGGTTGCGAACGCGGTAGCCATGTTCAGGCCCATGCCGTCGAGCAGCTTGCGACCGTAGCGATAGGCGATAGCATCTTCGTGATACTGCCACTGCACCGGAACGTTGTTGTTCGAAATGCAGTCCATCCGGTCTTCGGAGATCTCCGCAATCTTGGAAGCAATCGCAGGGTGAGCGTAGCCGCCGTCGCACGCGATACCAACGCGCACGGTTTCCCAGTCGCGGTAGTTCTCCCAGCCTTCCAGCATGAGAGCCAGTGAACGGTTGCGGACTTCTTCGTCATCGCTGTAGATGTCGATTTCGTCACCGTCGCTTCCGTGCAGCAGCTGGCCGTGCGGAGCGTTCGGGGCGTTCGGGTCACGGGGGCCACCGCCGATGGCGTTGATTGCCAGATAGCGCGGGTCGCTCTTGAGCTTGTAGTGGTCTTCGTTGACGAACACCATGATGGGGCAGAGGTGATCGTTGTTCACCATCTCTTCGATAAACTTCTGCTCGTTGTTGTCGTCCTTCTTGTAGAAGAGCGTGCAACCACGGTAGGTATGAATCGGGGTTTTGTACCCGACGCGATACACGTAGAAGTTGAAGGATTCGCCATCAGGATCCGTGAGGTCAGGCTCGAACGCGAAGTAGTAGTTCTTGCCGTTATCGCCAGCGTGACGGGCCGCTACCAGCATGATGTCCTTGTCGTTGAACAGCACGGTATCGAGGTTATCGAGACCAGCAGCAAGGTTGCGAGTAGTGGCGAAGTTGTTGAAGGTCGTTACCATCGAGGCAGCGAACTTGACGTTGTGACCAACGCGAGTGATGTTGAGGTAGCGCGCTTGCGACGCCAGCAACTTCAGGATTTCAACGTTCTGCCAGTAACGTCCAACGGACGGGCCAAGCAGCTCGTCGACTTCGGAAGCAAGAACACGCATGTTCTTACCAACGATCCCGAGAGGAAGAGGCATTACCAAAGTCGCGACCCCACCGACAGCCAGCACGGCATTCGCTCCACGATCATTGATCGAGAAGTACACGCCAGCACTGGTATGTTGTGTATTAAAGGCCATTGGGATTCTCCATTCGAATGGACATCTATAAATTACGGACTACCGCTGTAATGGACACCACAGTCGGCTGCGCGGCCACAATTATCAGCGAATCTATCGAGCCTGTCATCGCGAAGATCCCAGTGCAGGGCAACGCGGCACCGCCGATCATAATGGTGATCGGGAAGCTCGTCTCGATAGTGATCATACCGTCAATGTCCTTCAGCTCTAAGCCTCGCGAATCGACGGAAGTTCGGTACTGCGATACCGACTGGCGGTCGCCCTCTTTCACGGGCGCTTGCTTGGTCTGCCGCATAATCCGAGATCGGCCACGGCCTTGAACCTGCTGAACACTGACGTCCAGAATCAAGGTAGCATCGGTCGGGCGGAATCGGGTGCGCGCATTTTGGTGAGAGATAACTGTCATCGTATTCCTCGCATCAGCATATCAATCGTTGATTGTGTGCGGCGCAGCTCGTCGGCTTCCTCTTTGGAGAGCGCGTACTGCGGATCGTCCAGCACACTATTCAGCTCGTTGATGTCTGCGTCCGGCGGCGTCGGGTTAGCTTCAACGTTGAACTGCACAGCACCATAGTTGTTAATCTTGGTGATGTCGCGGATAAAGCCGATCTTCGACGTGACGTCCAGCGAGAAAGTAACGGCAGCCGTGCCCGGCGTGCTTCCCTCGTTGAGGTCGTCAATCATCGGTAGCGGCATGGACTTGCCACCGCCGCTCAACGTTACGTTGCTGTGCCACTTGTTCCGCGCGTAGGCGATCTCGAAGCTCAACATACCGACAGGCAAGAAGATTGACGCCGCCGTACAAAAGGCCAACGCCTCTTGCATGTCCTGAAACTTGATCTCGCACTCGCAGTTAATCAATACCGGAATGAGAAAGGAGCGTTGCAGTATCGCGTTGTTGTTACCGCCACTGACGATGCCGTCGCCTGTACCAACACGCAGCATGTTCTTGATGTTGTTCTCGGTGACGTTAATCGCCGTCATCTTGAACCCGCCGTGCGGATACGAGGTGCCCGTAGGCTTACTGGCTCGCAATCCCTGCTTCCAGTTGTTATGGAACTGGACGCTAAAGTTGGTGACGCCGAGCACATCGCGGAAGCGTTCTTTGATCCCGCGAACTGTCAGCAGCAAAGGCGCGGGGTCAATCATGCGCGCCAATGAATCGCTCATTGCCATATTTTGCCCCAGAAACAAGAAGAGCCAGCACTAGGCTGGCTCGGGGTTCCCCTAGTCCACTTCGCTGAATGTCAGCTTGATCAGGGAAGGTTGAACGTCGGAACTTTCTGATTCGAAAGAGTCATCGTCTTCCTCTTCTTCGTCTTCGAAGTCGAGTACGCCGAGGTCAATTTGGTCATCGTCATCCGAGTCGTCATCCGCGACGCTCAAGATGTCTTCCAGAGGATCGGACATCTTGCTGAGTCGGTCGATACGCGACAGTTCGGAACTGAGAGAGTCAATGACTGCCCCCAGTTCCGATTCCGGCGCAAGGATTGCGGAACTCAAACTGCACGCAACTTCGTTGTCATCTACGAGAGATGCAATGAGTGCTTGCGCGTCATCGGCGAATGCCGCCTGACTTAGGAGTTCCGCAGCGTCCTGTACGCGACCGCTACGAAGCGCCGAGAGTGACATTGCTGTCAAACTGGCGCTCAGCTTCATTGACGTTTAGCCAGAGCCAGACCTTGGGTGTTAGCAACAACCATAGACAGGATCTCGCTGATCAGCCAGCCCTTGTCGGTGTTGCCTTCGTTGGCACCAGTGGTCGCTTCGCTGGTTGCGCCGCCGCGAGTGGTGTACGCGCCGAGGTATTCCGGAGTGGCGAAGGTAAACAGGGTGCCACGTTCCAGAACACGTTGGGTCGGATCACGGAAACCGTCGGTGATCAGATCCATACCCAGCAGAGTAGCCAGACGGCCAGTGCTCAGCAGTTCGTAACGGGTAACAGGTTCCAGAGCTTCCATCCACACGGAGCTGCCGATCATGTCAGTCCAGAAGTCGGAAGACAGAACGGTGCCCGCGACCGGAATGTTCCAGCTGTCAATCTGGTCGCGCATGGCGGCCAAGTGACCCGGCAGGAGTTTGTCGTGCAGGTAGGTGATCGGGTTGCCACGACCAACTGCCTGATACACAGCGTCCATGAACAGACGGTCTTCTTTGACCACTACGGACTGGTGAGCGTCACGCTCGGCACGGCCCATCAGGTCACCAGCGATCTGGTGCATGTCGATTACCGGAACACGTACAGCGGATTTGACTTCGAACTCTTGCGGGTTGAAGACTTTACCGCGCAGGATTTGGTAACCCAGATCGGACGGGCCAGTTGCGACCACGGCGTGGCACACGTGCTGTTTCAGTTCGACACGGGCGATTTCGCCTTGGCGCAAGGTGCTACCTTGCAGCAGGTTACGCATCAGACCGGAACGCTCGGCACGGTCTTCAACGCGTGCAACGATGCTGGAACCCAGAGACGCCCACTTGGACGGATCGTTGGCAGCTTCCATGAACACTTCGTTGCCCAGACGGATGCGGTCAGCGCTGGACATAGAAGCCTGCATGGAGCCGACTTGATCTTCTTGAACCAGAACGACTTCGCCGTTCTTCATCATGTCCATGTAACGCTGGCCCAGAGCCAGAGCGTCTTTCTTGTTGGAAGCATTCAGCTCGCCGCTGGAAGCGGAGAACATCGGCAGGTCGGTAACGGGACGGCCATCGCGAGTAACGGCAACAACAGCGCCCTTGGCTTTTGCATATTGAGTCATGAGAAGGAATTCCTGTTCAAAGTTGTAGGTTATGTGGGGGCGAACATCGCGCCCCACAAATTAGCAAACGCAGCGCTTAGGATTAGTAAGCGTGAACTTCCAGCAGCAGGAATTCACCTTCAGCTGACGGGCTGTTCAGAACGGTTACGTTCTTCAGCAGAGTACCTTGACCAGCAGTGGTCAGGATACCATCCGGCCCCAGACGCGGGTTCAGCACGCCAGTCCAGTCAACGCTGGAATCGAAGTGGCTGGTAGCGATGTCGCCTACAACCAAGAAGGACTCTTGGTTTTGAGCGTTGCCGGGATGGCCGCCGTGCGGAGCGTCGCCAGTGATCTGCTGGGCTTCGGTAACGGTCGGCTCGTAGTGGTACTGGATTTCAGCAGGCTTGCCCAGATCCGCATCGTGGAAGTAGAAGGTGTCTTTGACACGGTTCACTTTGCCAGCGGCGTCCGGAGCAGCAGCGTCTGCACCGATGTCGGTAACTACGGCATCACCGATACGAACCAGCAGCTTACCAGCAACCGGAACACGGATGGCCTCGAAGGTAGCAACGGCGGCACCGTCACGCTTGGAGATCTTGAACTCTTCTACTTTCGGCACGTACTGAGGCGGAACAGCACGGGACAGGCGGAAGCCTGCGAACTGTTCGTCTTGAGCACCAGTAGAAGGACGCACGACACGGATGCCGTCTTCTTTCACGCTGACCAGAGCTTGGCCTTCTTCGGTGATGAAAACACCAGCGGCCTTCGGTGCGTAGCTGGTTTTGAGAACGCGAGTTGCTTGCAGGTTAATCATGCTATAGATTCCTTGTAGGACTTAATGGTTACTGGGCACCGCGTAACAGTGCCCACATTTATCAGCGACGGTTATTCAGACCGAGGGCCGCCATCTTCTGTTCCCATGCGAGAGCGTCAGAAGAGTTGGAGGCAATCTTGACTTCGGTGTTGGTGGCGTCAGCTGGCTTGCGCACAACTTTGCCGATTTCTACAGCACCGGAAGAAACAGAGGCAACGTTGATGTCTTCGATGGCACGGCTTACTTCGTTGTAGCCTTCGACAGACATCGCACTCAGAGACTGCGCGCGGGAGAATACGGTTGCCATCAGTTCGGCACCCTGCTCGGCGAACGCCGAGGTTACCATCTCACGGGCACTGCTCAGGCTCATGCCGCTTGCAACCATCTTGTTCACCAGAGCGGAGGCAACAGCGTTGTCATCCTGCTTCCAGAAGCCGCGAGTCAGACCGATCATCGCGGTGCTGACGCTGGCTTGGTAGCGCTCAGTGGTATCTGCAACGATGGTGTTGATTTCGTTTTGCAGACGGTCGGCACGCTCGTCAGCGGACTTGCTTGCACGTTGTTGCAGAACGTTGCTGACGCTAACGTTGAACTCAACCGGAGTAAAGCCCAAGTCGGTCAGAGCCTGCTCCAGACCGTTCTCGCGTGCGGAGGCGCTGAGGATTGAAGGCAGAGTACCGTTGCGGAACAGAACTTTGGCCTTGTCTTCGTCACCCAATGCGGCAGACAGAGCAGTCAGGTTCAGGGAACCCAGCGGCAGGTTGTCGTAGATCGCATGGTAACGGCTCTTACCGTCGAACACACAGGACAAGGAGTCGAGGTTGAATTCCGCATCAGCTACCAAGGCTTCCGCCGCGCTGATAGAAATTACCGAACTCTCGGATTCCATGTCATCGTCTTCGCCTTCAAAATCCAGCTCGGCCAGCTCGTCGTCGGTCAGCATAGTGTCGGTATCTTCACCGCCATCTTCGCCACCTTCGTCGCCGGAAGTGGATTCCAGAGAGAAGTCGCCTTCGGCTTCGAAGTCGGACTCTTCGTCCTCTTCGTCCTCCTCTTCGTCGTCTTCGTCGTCGAAGTCAGGCATATCGTCGCCTTCATCTTCGTCGTCGTAGTCGTCACCGGAGAGGCTGGATTCGTCGAAGTCACCTTCGTCGCCGTCGTCGAATTCGAGGTCTTCTTCTTCCTCGTCTTCGAACTCTTCTTCCTCGCCGGAAGCAGACAGCAGGTCTTCTTCGTCAGCGTCCAGCTCGGCCAGATCGGATTCCAGATCTTCGAGGGAAGAGTCGTCGCCAACGGTGTCGGCAGCAGGCAGGTCAGCCAGATCTTCTTCGCTCGGCTCTACCAGCGGAGCGTCACACTCGGAGCAGAAGTTGGCATCAGCAGAGCTGCACGCCATGAAACCGCAACCATCGTGGCACTTGAACAGGTGGATGTTCAGCGCGTCGTGCGCGATTTCAGCACCAGTACCGGACAGAGAATCAACTACGCGGCTGGCAACGTTGTTACCAGTGTACGGGTTGAACGCACAGGCGGAGTTGGAGATGAAGTTCTCGTCGGGGTTCTTGTGATCGAAGTGGTTTGCGCCAGCCGCGCCGTTGATCAGCAGATCACGCAGCCCGTTAAGGGCACCGGACACTGACGGAGCGAAGACGTGCAAACGCTGATCAATTCTTCCAATTTTCTTGATCATGTTCTCGGGTTCCTCAAGGGGAGCGTTACAGTGAGCGCAGAAAACAATGTCCGCCGAAGTGGACAACGTTACGGGGTGGCTGCAACCAGCAGCGCACTTGAATTTGTGAAACACGCCGCTGAATTCAGCAACGTTGGAGCAGCTTCGTACCGACTCTTGACCGCTGTACGGGTCATAGTTCAACGTTGCGAGTTCCCCCGACAACGATGGCACGATGCCTGTGCGCAGTGCACGGGCAAAAGCAGCGGCTTGCTCTTCAGTTCCGCAGAACAGAGGGTCGCTACCTTGCAGCAGGGCGTCAGACTCAGAGCCGAAAACGAGGTCGTGAATATCTTCCTCGCTTGCGGTGAGGGCTGCGGAGCAGGAAGGGCAACGTTGCAACTGTGATTCAGACAGGATGAAGTTTTGGCAGCCGTCCAGACACACAGTCAGGTTAGCTTCCGCTTCCGCACTAGCAGAGGCGAATTCCATATCCTCCACCCCATCAAAATCACGTACAGTACCGTAACCGCACGGGTCATAGGCAATGCCGTTAGTTGCGAACACGGCACCGGATTCCGATGCCATGAAACGCGCATTCTTCCCAGTAGCAACGTCGGAAAACGCTGCTACAACTCCCGCCTTGCTGTTAGCTGCCACGACTATGCCTTTGTAGAGCTTAGACATGGGACTTCCTCATGGTGGTTTGTTTTGGGCCACGCTTAAATTATATCATGCAAGTTTCTGCCTATCCTCCGGAGTAATGAAATTGTTCACAAAGAAACGTTCTACAACGTTGATGCCGTTGCAGTTGTATAGGCCGCGAACGCTGTTGCCGCACACCATTGTTTCCGCCAGAATCGCAAACTGCTCGGTATCGAACGCGTAGGCGTCACGTCCTTGCGCAGGGTGAAGTTTGCGCCCGCTGGTAGCTTTCTTCCAATCCAACAGCGCTGTACCCTTCAGGCCCTTGTGGAAGTAGTGCGCGAATTCGTGAGTCAAAGCATGCAGCACAGACTGCGTGTTTGCTCCACCGAGATGCTGCGCGATTTCCGCCATGTTGACGTAGATAACGGAAACCATGCGACCACCACTGTTGAACGTTGCAATACACGTTGCGCCCGAACCTTCAGTGCCTACCACGACAAAGTTGCCTGCCGGAAGTTTGCGGGTAATGCCCAAGCATTTGCTGTGCTTCGCAAGGTCTTCCAGAATTTCGTCAGGCAGGCGATAGGTGCGACCGCCGTTAAAGCCTTGACGCAATGCAGCTTCGAAGATTTTGTTCGCCTGATAGCTTACGCTGCCAGTGAACACTTCAGCGTTGTCGACACCAGTTGGCGGCGTGCTGGGAACAACCATGCGATACTCGGCATCTCCGCTACCTTCGTCGAACGATGTGTAGGAGATTTTGCCTTCTTTCGCACGTGGCACTGACTGCGGCTGACCGTCTTTGCCGTAGCGGTCGCGGTCGCTGATACTGCTGACCCAACGTTTGAGCACGTGGTTGATTACGTTCTCTGGCACACTGAGGAACGCACGCAGCTGAGTGGTTGCCCCACGGATTGCAGGTGCTACCTGCGCACGCATCTTCAGATCGTTCCACGCGGTGGCCGACATATCGAGCGGACGCATTTCAATGGCGGCTTCCAATACAGCTTGGATGGCGTCGACCATGTGACCAGCAATCTGCTCAGTGGTGCCCTTCTGATCCCCAATGAGTTCGTCAACAAACGAGTTGGCTTTCGCCAGCAAGCTATCGAACATCATTGTGGTGGTTAAGCCTGTGACCGGAGCGTGCTTGAACTCGCTGAACGCGCCTTCCCACTTGGAATAAACCAGCGGGTCTTGGGCAGCACGCATCCGCAAGTCGTGAAGCATGGACGCACCACGGCGCATACGAACACGCTGATTGGCAATGCCGTTCAACTGTGCAACCATCCCAGCAATCTCAATTTCGATGTCTGTTCCGGTTCCGGTTTTGGGCAGCGCGGCTTTCAGCAGGTTGTTCACGTTCACTGTACCGTAGGCCGTACCGTCCACAATGTCGGTCAGCGATTCGATTGCGTAGTAGAACGGCTTCGGCGCAACTTCACCCCAGCGGATCGGAGTCATAAACAGCGGGCGCATGTAGTTCGCCATTTCCATCAGCTCAGAGCACAGGTTCTCGATGAAGCCACGCAACTCTGGTTCACTGCGCAGTGAAGAACGTGCAGCGCAGCTCTGAATCAGAGCCGCTACTTCGTCCCACCCCATACGCATGTTGATAGGCAGGTAAGCCTCGCTGCCGCCGCTCATGTAGTCATCCCACCACTTGCCATAGCGCTCTTGGTCGATGTCGGTTGCACGATCACGGAACTTAGCGCGCCACTCAAGCAGGACTTGATTGTAGTCACGCATGTCAGTCAGCGATGGGGCAATCTTTGCCATAGGGCGCATCCCAGTGAGGGACATTGCGTTGATGAACTTGAACGTGAAGTCGCCGAAGTCATCCTCTACTGGGAAGCACTGCTTGATGAAATCGGCGAGCGCCTTATCGTCAATGTTCAGGTTACGCACACGGCTGAAGACATCGCGGTAGCGCTGCGGTGCAGTCGAGCGACCTTCGCGCGCCGTCTTCCCAATCGGACGCAGGTCTGACAGCATGTCGTAAACAGCGGTCAAACCCTTCAACGCGCTTTCACGCGGAGACAGCGGAGAGTTTGCACGCTTGTTGTAAAGGCGCGCGATACAGACGGCGGCGTCCATGTACTGCTCGAACGAAAGGTTCGGAGCAAGCAGGCCGAGGTCAACGAACGCCTGACGCGTGATACTCACATCCAGCTCGTCACCGAGAGCTTCATAAAGCAAGTCGCCCATCTTGCGCAGATGCGTAGTAGCGCGTTCCCACTCGTCAATGTTGGTGAGGGTCAGCTGCTCAAGGTTCGCCGGACGCTGCACGATGAACATGCCGCGTGTTTCGGCCACGATGTCGTTCCACTGTTCCTCGGGAGTCGGGGCAGACTTGATCTTGTCCAACTTCTCGGAGGCTTCACGCACGATGGTTTCGGCAATGACCTTCAGATCAACTTCGTTGTACCAGTTGGAGAACTTGCTGGCGAGCACTGCACGAAGTCCCAGACCCCGCGCTTGGGTCTCGAACTGAGTGGGGCGCATACCGAACGGACGCCATTGAGCAGTCAGGTCGCGGGCAGCACCAATCTGATCCAGCACGTCGCTGATAGTGAGGTCGCGCGGAGCATTCTCGACTTTCCCGACTGAGGATTCGCGGTACTGAACAAGACGCTGGGCAGCGAACTCTTTCAGCATCCACTCAACATGCTCCCACAATTCATCGAACGTGTTGACCGCAATGGAGCTAAGCGGATTGACGCCGACCATGCCGTCGTTGATGAATGTGATAACCGGAGCGGAGTAGATGTTACCCTTCTTCAGTGCCTCGTTCGCGTAGTTACGAATCTTGCTGGCGTGAATGTTCGCGGGCTGGTAGCCGTACACCGTAACGTTCTGCGTAGGTGCAGCCGCCTCGATCATCCGGTTCAATTCAGCTTCGCAGGTTTCGGTTACCGCGTTGCCTGCCGTGGCATACTTCTCCCACACGCCGTTCTTGAGGAAACGGTAGAGGGAAGCGATGGCGGGCCAACGGCGATCTTCAGCAGGATCGTAGCCTTCGGTTCTGGTCTCCGGTGCCATGCGCATAATCACGGACAACGCATTCGCTACGTGAGTCACATGTTTGTTGGGCTCGATGGAAATCAGAGTGTCGACGAACCAGCGGCAAATAGGATCCATCTCTTCCTGCGTGTTGGCCGGAGAGTTCCGCATACTGGAGAATGGTACAACGCCTTCGCAGCCGCCGTCGATAAACGAGCAGATGTAACGCAAGGCGAACCACTCGGGGTACGCACCAGTCGGAGTCTTCGGCACGTCACGATAGAAGGTTTCCATCTGGTCAACGTAGTCGCTGAGTGTACGGAGGCAGCGCTCGGCTACCCGCATATCATCGAACATGTTGCCGCTGGCGTTGCGGTTGTAGTCCTGACGAACTTTGCCCACCATGTAACGCGGCATCAGGCTTTCGAAGTAGCTGTACTGGTTACGGGTGGCGTTCACCAGATACTCGCGGATTACCTTGTACCGTGGGATGTTCGGGTACGTCATGCGCGCCGTGGAGTTCAACGCAAACTCAATCACGTTGGTGAACTGGTAGAGCAGAGAGAAGAAATCTTCGGGAAGGCCCGAGATTTCGGCTTGCCACGCCATGATGTAGGGCGCGCAGGCGGGCGGTAGGTCTTCCAACGCGTAACCGCCAACGTTGAATGCGTCGTTCACCGCTTCATCGAACAGAGTAGCCAGATCTTTGAAGTTGGGGTGGCGAACAACGTCACTCATTCCGTAGTCGTGCATGATCTCACGCACTTTACCATCGATCATGACGGCGAGGTGCATGCCGCGACGGTCACGGGAAGTCAGCACGTCAGTAGAGATTGCCGCGATAGCGAGGCCCAGCGAATCGCTGTTCACGTCAGCAGGCACAGGCTGTTGCGGCTTGGCGGATTCCGGCACAGGCTCAGGCTTGGCAGGCTCAGGATCCGGAATGCTGGCCGCTACTTCTGCTTCCAGTGCGGGATCCAGTGCAATGCCGTCCGGCCAGATGTCATCGACACCGAAGCTGAAGTTCATCGACTGTTCGGCAATGGCTTCAACAATGGCCCGCGCAACGGGAGCGACCTTGTTGTTGCCTTCGACCGCGCACTCGATGAATTGCTGCCCCTTGATGTTGCGCAGATTGCCCTCGAACCAAACGCTCTGGGGCTGCACGGTGAACGGCCCCAGTTGAGCGGGGGCCACGCCGTAATAAAGTTTTACACCCATTACCAACGTTCCTTATTGCGAGGATCCATTACGGATTTGGGATCGGGGGATGCGCACACGAAGGCCGGATTGCGAACCGCACTGGTTTCGAAGCCTTCGAGAATGTGGCACTGGCGATAAGCAAGGCGACCGTCCGGCATACGGATTACGCGATTGCCAACGTGACCGCACAAGCGCTTGCTGCTACCAGTGAAGGTCTCGCCGCAAATCGAGCAGGTGTACGCCTTGTACCAAGTGCCCTTGGAGTAGGTGTTGTGCACGCCAGACAAGATGTCGCGGCACAGCTCGGGCTCAAGGTTGCGGTCGTAGGCGAGCAGCAGAATCAGACGGCCATGCGCTTTATGGAAGCCCTGCAACTTCGACATTTGCGCATCGAAGATTGCACCTCGGGCGACGCGGTGGTTCTGGTTGTTGTGCTCGATGAAAGTGGGCTTGCCTTTGAATGTCTTGTAGGACAGCATGCCGAACTCGGGGCGGAAGGTCAGCCAATCTTTCAGGCCGAACCCGTCGGCGTTGGTGTTGGGAATGCCAGACACGTTGACGACTGTCGGATGCAACACGTAGTCACGAATGTCGCGGCTAATGTTGTAGTGTTCGGCAGCGGCGGGCAGCCAAGTGTTCACGTCGAGGTTAACGGATTCGCGAACGCCCATGCTTTCGCCGCGAACTGAAATCGACTTTGACTGGCGGGAGGCTTGCAGCTTGTGCAAGTCAAGGCCACGCGGGATAGTGACACCGACGTCAAAGGACAGGGAGCGGAACGCCCCCTTCACTGAATCAAATTCGCTCATTGTTATCTCCGGAGAACTGAAACGGCCCACTGCTTGGCAAACTCGTAAGGCATGCGGGCGGGATTAACGAGCACGATGTCGTTTTTGTGAATCGCGGTGTACGGTTCGAGCGTAGCGGAATCGCGGTCAGTGCGATACGCGTTTTCATTGAAGCCATCGACGAGGACGCTGTACCATCCGTTTGCTTCTTTGTTCGGCGTGCCGTACTTCTTGTCCCACATGAGGAAGCCGCGAATCTTGCGACCTACTACGAGCAGGTAGCGACGACCACACGCCTCTTCAAGGCCACGGTAGTAATCGAGCGGGCAACGGCGAATCTTGACTTCGACGCCTGTGCTGCTGGTGCTGGTGAATTCGCTGTCAGCGCTCTTGCGGATCTCGTCAAGGTTCAGGCCCTCGGCCCAGTCCATGAAGGTTTCGACAAGTCGGTCACACTCGTCACCAGATAGTGACGCGTACACAGCGGAACGTGACATGCTCTCCGCATTCAGGGTGCTGTTGATAAAGAAGCACGCCAGAATTGCAGGGATAGCACCAGCACCAGCCATCGCGGCACCGACCCCAATCAGACCGTAGGCCGCAACCTTGGCAATCGGCAACGTTGCTTTGATCGCACTGGTCAGGGTGCGTTCGTCCTCACGGGACTTCGGCTTCATCTTCTTGACCACTGCCGGAATGTCACCACGGTTGATCTCTTCGCGCGCGTCACGCAAATCAGCACGCGTGCCGGGACTACGGCCACTGTCGAGAGTGCTGAAGAAAGCACGAAGGCCCGCCTTCAGCGCATCCGGCAACGAGCTGCGGTAAGAGTCAGCCATTGCGGAGCGCGGAGGGATCGGGCGAGTTTCGCGAGGTGCTGGCAAACCAGCAGGCTCGTCTGCGAAGTCGGCGTCTTTCTTCTCTTCATCTTCAGCAGGCTCTTTTTCAGAGTCGTCTACGTCGGGAGCAGCGTCGTCTTCGTTTTCGTCTTCGTCTTCTGCTTCCTCGTCTTCCCCTGCATCGTCTTCACCATCGTCACCGCCAACGTTTCTGTCAACGTTGGAGCCACCGACTGGGGTGCGGAACTTTGCTTTCTTGGAGGTCGCGTTCTTGTTCAGAGGCTTCAGAGCGAGTTGGCGGTTCTTAACCATCTTGGCGTATTTGCCGTTGGGATGGCGTTTGATGTGGGCGCGTTGCTTCTCAGGAGAACGGCTGTCCCACCAGCTACTCGCCGATTCGCTCAAGCAGATCGGTTCTTTTGAATTTGTGTGCATAGAAATGGGCCTTATCAATCATTTGAAGCGATTCCAGCGATCTGACCACAAACGCCGGAACTTGCTGTAGATAGTAGTTCGAGTAGTCGAACATGAAATTACTGTCTACGGGCATTGTTGTCTCCATACAACGTATGCCGAATGCGACGCATGCAAGGTCTTCGCCCGAATAGTAGTGCGAGATGCACAGCTGGCCGAGCGTTTCGATGCGGTCTGGACGATACGTATGCGCAATCATTGCATGCAACGCACCTTCAGAAGCCAGCATGGAGTGGGACTGCACAGCCCGAGCGATTTCCAGTGCTGCCCACGTGATAAAATCATCGTAGCGTGCAATGGATCGCAGGAGACCAAAGCAGCGGCTGACGTTCTGCTGGTAGTACGCAATGATCGCTTCATCGGGAACGTCGCTATCTTCAATCATGTCAGACAGTGCGTAGGCGTACTGGCGGGTCAGATAGAACAGGACACGCTCGTCGTGCGGGAAGCACGCGTAGTCGCGCAACAGCAAATCCAGATGAAAGCTGCGATACTTCTTGTGCGGCTCTTGCAGGTGCAGAGAGTTGAACGTTGTAGCTTCGTGAGGAACGCTGAGTTGCCCAACAGGCTTCAGCACTTCGTGCACGGCGTACTTCCAGTAATGGGTGCCGCCACGGAATCCCTTCGCTTGCTTGTAGACGATGGACTGGTCACCAAGCAAATCCATCTGCACGTTAACGAGGTCAACGTGATCCGGCAACTCACGAATCTCGACCGTCCAGTCCTTAACGCCACGCGAGATAAAGCGCTCGTCAAGATCCAGCCACATGCAAATGGTGTCGTGGTCGGCGGCGGCACACGCCATTGATCGTGCAACATCGTAAGCTACGGGCCCATCGAAGTCAGCAGGCAACATGCGCAGCACAGTCATGTCGTGATGGATACCAACGTAGTATTCAGCGAGTGCCACTGAGTCGTCCGACGATCCAGTGTCGACAAGAACAATCTTGTCCGCGTGCTGCACACTCGCATACCAGTCATCTATGTTCCGCGCCTCGTCGCGCATTATGGATGCGACCATTACCTTATTCATTTCTACTTCTCCGAGCTAATTGGCATGATGTTACCGGACAACCACCAATCAGGATCGGTTTCGGCCCAGAGGGTTTCCCAGTTTTCCAAGTCGACTGCTTGGTATGGATACGTTCCTGCGCTGTAGGTGGTAACCTTGTTATAAATTCGGACTTCCATGCGAACGCGTCCGCGTGTGCCTTTCGGCTGGTATGCACGCTCGCTGGTTCCGTCAAATCCACGCAACGCTAAGTCCGTGGTGAATGCAAAGTCGGCGCGTTTCCGCAGAATCCAGTTAGGCCAGAAGGACTGATAGATCCCACCAATCTGCGAGTACAGAATGGTTTCGGTGCGCATAAAGATCTCATACGCCTGACGACGCTCATTCCACTCGGCAACCGGACGCTCCCAATAAAAGAACACGGTGTAGCAGAACACCTTCGGCTTCTCTTTGGGCCAATCGTGGCGTTCCTTGAATACGAAACGGTCTTCGCTGACGCGGTAGATGTCGAACCATGCTCGGTAGTTCGGCTTCACCTTGACTATGATGCGAATCGGGTCACTCGCCTGCGTGCCATTGGTGAGACGAATGTTGAAGCACTCGTCCCCAATGAATTTTGCTTTCGGCAAGTAGATAATGGATTCCTTGTCATCCGACATCCGCACGCTACCCAAGTCCGGCTGATTCATGATCAACGGCGAGAGACGCCAACCACGCTGTGCCTGCACCTTATCCAGAATGCCTTCGGTCGGTGAGTTGCCTTCTGTATCACGTGCCCCCTGAAGCAGAAGCGACTTCAGGGGGATCTTGATTTCCGTGTTCTCGTTGCCTTCGAATTCTATCACCTCGGGAACTACGGGTTTGAAGTTGCGCCAGTAGTCGAGAGTTACGGTGGTCGAGTTCATAGCATAGCCTCGAATTGTTGTCGGCCAATGACCTTGACGCCTGCATCGCGGGCTTTATCCAGCTTGGAGCTGCTGCCATTCGGATCGCTGGCAACCAACAGCGTTACCGCCTTCGTCATCGAACCAGCAACCGCTGCACCTGCTTCCATCGCCCGCTCTTTGAGGACTGCATCACGGAAGCCAGTAAACAGAACGGTCTGGCCCGCCAGCTTAGATTTGCGAGTCACCTTGAACTTACGCACGGCAAGCCCGAACTTGCGGATCATCTTGGCAATGGCTGACATGTTGGTGGAGAGCAGCGGAATCTTGGACTTGAGTTCAGTCAGTTCCGCCAGCTCGCGTTTGATTTTGGCCGGAGTGAGTTTGGCGATTGCTTCGACGTCGTTACCGAACATCGGCAGCACTTTGGCCCAGTTGGTTTCGCCCATACCTTCGAGACCGACGAATGGACTGAGGCCCGTGAACAGCTGCTCAATGCGTGCGCCTTTGTCGAACAGCACGCGCTCGATTTCAGCTTCCAGAGCACGTGCCTTTGCCAGACCCAAGGCCGGAGCAAACACGTTCATCGGTGAAATCAGAATGCGGTGCAGGTTGTTAGCCGACGTGGTTTCGATCAGCTTGCGTATGCTGGGAGCCCCAATGTTGCGCACGCCAGTTGCGACAAAGAAGTCGTTGATACGGCGCACCTGCACGTCGATGTCCTGCGTAATGTCGTGCACTGCAATGAAGTCGACGCCCTTCCGTTCAAACGGCACTTCAGGCAGGTCAGCTTTCTTCGCTGGGCGCACCACTTCCATGATGTAGGGAATGACGGATCCACTGCGCACGATTTTGAGGATCGCGCCTTTGCCGATTGGACGCTTCTTGCTGCGGTCGGCGTTCTTGTCATCCTTCAGGTAACCGTGCTCGATGTAGAAGCCGTTGTGTCCGGTGGCTTTCGCGCACATGGCACCGCCCGCCAGCTTGGTCGGCTCGTAATGGATAACGGGAGTGAACACTCCGAACTTCGACATCTGGTAAGTGACGCCAGTGCAGGGAACCAGCGCGGTTGCCGCATCCACGTTCATCTTGAACTTGAAAGCGTGCTTCGGGTTGCTGGCACCAGTGTGTGCATACGCCACGTCCTGCGCGACAACTAGCCCGTCGATTTCATACGGGGAGTTGCGCACACGCTCGTCAAGATACGCAATCAACTGCGCTTCACTGAGCTTGGTGAACTTCTTGGAGTGGGGAACTTTGAACCCAAGGTCTTTCAGGATGTCCAGCTGCTTGCTTTGCTTCATGCCCGCGCCGTAACCCTTGAGGATTTCGAACGCCACGAAGTTCACATGCTTCATTGCGGACGGCGTAACCTGCGAGTTAATGAGACCGCCAGCTGCGTTACGTGCAGCGGTGTATTCGTGCGTCCCATTGTCTTTGTGCAGGATACTGTCGAACGTTGCGGTGGGGATGATGGCTTCGACACGGATCACCATGTCGTTGTACTTCAGTTGCTGCGGCACTGGCAGCTTCTTCACGTGATAGCTGCGGTCGGTGCCGTGCGTACTGGTTCCGCGCGTCATCATGTTGGTGAGGCGGGGCCCGCGATAAACGAGTTCGATGGATTGGCCGTCGAGCTTGTCGGTAACGACGAACGGCCCGTTGCCCTCCAAAGCGCGCGCCAACTTCGCAGTGCCTGCGTTGAGCTGGTCGAGCGATGCCATTGGTACTACCAGCGGAGTATCCGCTACGTTCTTCGCACCGATCTTGTTTACCAATGTTCCTTGCGGGTACTGCTTCTTATAGAACTTGCGCACGATGTCGTACACGCTGTCGGGAGTGAGCGGCGCGTTATCAACAAAGAACGCCTTGTCCAGTTTCTTGATCAGGTTCTCAATTCGTTTCTGGTCGAGAGACTTGAGGACGGCAATTGGATCTTCGATTAGCTTTTGGATAAGAGACATTGGTGAACTCCGGAAAGAGGGGGCCGAAACCCCCTCGCGTTATCAACTCTTGATTGCAGATTTGTCATGCTCCGCGTTATCAACGGCGTCCTGCGCTTCGTTGAATTCCTTCGGAGTAACCTGACCAACCTTGTCAGCGTACTTCAGGATGCTCTGCCCACGGTCAGTAGCTACGCGCACAGTGCGGTAGGTTTCCGGCTTGCTATCAAAGTCCCACAGCTTGTAGACAATGATGCGGTCGTTCTGCTCCATAGGCTCGGCGGATACCAACAGGAAGCGGCGCTTGAGCTTGGTGTCATCATGGAACGTCAGCAGGTCGCCTTCTTCAGCGGTCTGCGTATCCTTGATGCCAGCAGGCTTCGGCACTTCTGCTTCAGCTTCGGGATCCTCTTCGTCTTCGAATTCGAGCGGGTCATCTTCCGACTCTTCAGGCGGCGCTTCTTCCTTAGCCTTCGGTTTCTTCGGCGCGTCCTTCGGAGGGGTCTTCTCTTCCTCGGGCTCTTTGCCGATGTCTTCCTCGTCTACGTCCGCCAGATCGGAAACCGCGTCATCGTCATCGAAGTCTTGCGCGTCTGGATTGTCGCGCAATGTGTCGGCGATCCCTGCGGAGTCTTCGTCAATCTCGGGCTCTACCATGTCATCGAGATCGGCGTCGTCGTCAGCAGTAGGTTCGAAGTCTTCGTCGTCCTGCTCTTCCTCTTCGAACTCTTCATCGTCCGGAGATTCATCACCAGCAGCCGGATCCTCTTCTTCCTCTTCGAACTCTTCATCGTCCGGAGATTCATCACCAGCAGCGGCGTCGGCGTCGTCCTCTTCGAAGTCTTCGTCGCCTTCTTCCGATCCGTCATCCTCTTCTTCGAACTCTTCATCGTCCGGAGATTCGTCGGTGGCAGCAGGGTCTTCTTCCTGTTCCTCTTCCTCGGCGGCAGGATCGGCGTCCTCTTCTTCCTGTTCCTCTTCCTCAGCAGCAGGGTCTTCCTCGGCGGCAGGGTCTTCCTCGGCGGCAGGGTCTTCTTCCTGCTCTTCCTCTTCCTGCTCTTCGCCGCCGTTGGCTTTTGCTTCCCACTTAGCAACGATGGCATCCTTGTCCTCGTCGGTGGTGTCGGCGGCTTTCAGAGTCTTGGCGTCTGCCTTGTACTCGGCGCGAGCTTCTGCTTCAGCTTCCTTGTCATCGCCAGCAGCTTCGATCACGGCCTTGAGTGCTTCGGCCATACGGAGGCTGATGTCTTCAGCGCGCTTGCGTGCGTCGAGCTTGGCTTTCTCAACGTCGTTCTCTTTGACGCGCTCGGCCTTCTTGTCGTCGGACTGGCGAGTGACATCACCTTCCAGATCTTCACCGAAGTCCTCGTCGTCATCGACGTCTTCCTCTTCCAGTGCGTGCTCCAACGGCTGCATCTTACTGGCTTTGGCGTTGCGGAGATCTTCGTCTTGCAGTCCGGCTTTGGCGCGGCGCTCTTCCTTCAGCTGCTCGGCCTTAGCGGTTTCGGCCTTGGCCGCTTCGTCGATCTGCTTGACGATCTCGCCGTGCTCTTTGGCTTCCAGCGCGCGACGTTGACGTTCTTCCTCTTCCTTCTGCTGCTTGGCTTCGCGCTCTGCGTTGCGGACAGCAGCCTGTTGGGCACGCTCTTCCTTCTCGCGCTCGTTACGTTCGCGAACACGCTGACGCTCTTTGTTGAGTTGGTACTCTTTGATCATCTCGGGAGTAACAACGGTCTGCGGCCAGCGCCCTTTCGGCATTACCGGAAGGTCGGATGCAATGCGGTCGTACTCGGCGGTGGTTACCGTCTCATACATACCGTTGAGGTCAACGATCTTACCGCCCTGTGACGGACGACCAAAGCGCATACCGATCTTGTCGCCACGGCGCAGCTTGATAGGCCGCTTGTTGGTTTGGATCAGGTACTCGGGGTCACGCACAACGCGCCACTGGTAGTTGGTGGTGTCCACACCGAACGCCTCTGTGCCGTCACGCCCGAACGCTTCGTTGCGAACGGTGCCCAGCGGCTTGAAGCGGTCAGCGTCAAACTTCTGAGTTGCAGCGTCGTCGAGGATCTCTTTGGTTTTCGCAGTGGGCTGATCACCTTGCAGGATAACACGCTTGATGCGTTTGCCAGTGCCTGCAATCTTGGTGGCGCGTTGCTTGGTAATCTTGAACAGCTTCTTCGGCGCGTCCTCGGTTACGATGTAGTAATCCTTGGAGCGCGCAACTGGGCGGATGCCAACCCGCGTCCCTTCTTTGACTTGCGCTCGGGCAGTACCACCAGTGACAGTGAAGGTGCTGCCCTTGTAGATGTACCACTCGAAATCTTGTTGCGCAGAAGTCGAGGCAATAGAGCTAATCGACAGTTGCATACGTTAATCCTAAATGTTGAATTCAACAACGTTGTTTACAGAATGGTGGCGGTTACCCGCCACTCAAGTACCCGTAAGGAGGACATTCAACGCACATGTTGACGCACAGATCCGGTGTCGCCCAGTACCACTGACCAGTAGGCAGTTGGCGCGCAACAACGTCGGACGGTTCCATTTTCCAGACCCGTACCGCGTTCTGCAACGCTTCAACCTCAGTCGCGAAGTAGCCACGGTCGAGCAAGTCCGGATTTCCGTCGTGCGACGTTGCCAGATTGAACTCGATCTTGCGGCCCTCGAACGACTGCGTTGCCGTCTGCACAAACTCGCCAGTGCGTGGAGCATGCGACGTTACGGCAGACGAGGGCGAGAACGCTGAAGTGCTTCCCATGCGGCTGAAGCTGTTCACCCGAATTGCGATGGCAGGCTTCATCTCGGCTGTGACTTGCGTCGTGGACTCTACGTGATTTGGAGCCGCAGCGTCCGCCGTGCGTGCGTGCCCTACTTGGCTGTAGGTTGCAGCCAGCGACAGCTGCCACGACACGCACTGAGTATGCCACGACACGCCGGGAATTGGATCGGCCATCTCGTACAGTTTGGGGAAGACAAACGAGCGTGCTTCGACCGCCACACTACGCCGACGCGCTTGCTTGTAGAGCGCACGAATCGGAATCGTGTCGGGCTGGCGGAATCGGGCACTACGTGCTTCCGGCTGCCAGCTGGTGAGGCCAAGGATCTGCTTCTGTGCCGCGTTCAGCTCAAGGTACTGCTTCTTAGACACTGGTGCGAACGTTGCATCCAGCTCAAGAGTCAGCGCCGTGCGATTCACTGACCCCAACGCATCAAGCGCCTCGACCGTATACGACGGCTTTGGTGTTGCAACGTTGGCATCAAGTGACAAGCCTTCCGCGTTCCGTGCTGCCACCGCGTTAGCCGTGAGTCCAAGGGCAGCCGCTCGATGTGCGCGAACCTCTGCGTAGCCGGAGCGCTGGGTCTCCGCGCGATTACGCTTCATGTAAGTGAAATTAGAGGATTCAACATCCACATGTCGCAGTTGACGGAATTTCGGGGCCGCTGGTGCGTGACTGTGCGCCGCGTGCGTGTTCGACACGATCTGGAAATCGAGGTCGGCGAATGTCCGCACTTCCTGTCGTTGGGTGTGCTGCCCTTTGGGGCGAGCAACGTTGCTGACAGTGAACTCGTTGTGATCAAACTTCGGAGTCTGAATGCCGCTGTTCTTCGGCACCGCGTTACGCTGGAAGCCAACTCCGGAATACGAAGAGGATTCGGGACGCGTGAACGTCTGGTGCTTGCGCAGCGGGTACAGGGCGAACGTGTTGGGTTCGTGGTCAGCAATCGGAGTGCGCGGGATAGTGACAAGACTATCGACGTTCACCACGGTATCGCGTACCGGAACCTTCAGCAGCTGCTGCTTCTCCAACTTGATGGAGTTGACGACCGGATCGTAGTGCCAGCGAGCAACAACGTCACCGAAGTCCAGAGTACGGCCATCGGCAAACGGGATTGCGCGGTACGTCAGCGGCTGGTCGAGGTCGAACTCGATAAGTTCCTCGGCCTTGTTGAAGCCACGTGCATCGGAATCCGCAGGCAGCACGTCACCGTCAAGCGACGCCCAGACACCTGCCGGAGTTTTCGCAACAGCATAGAACCCGTCGGGAATGGAGGTGAACGGGAACGCGGGGGACGTGCCGATAACGTAGCGGGCAGCCGCCTCGGTCACAGGCTCGGTATCGAGGAAGTGATCGTCGGCCCAAACGCGCAGCACGTGATCGGTACGTCCGAACTTGTACGGGATTTCGTAGTGCGTGTGTTCCGTTACGTCGAGCTTGATGAATGCGGTCTGGTTCGGGCCCAGCACAATGGAACGTTCGTCCGTGTTGTCGAACGCGCCAACGTCACTGGTCAGGGTCAGGATTACGCGGACGCCATACGTGTTCTCAATGGCGCGACTGACGAACTCGCCAAGCGGCATGTAAGCACGACTCTTAATTCCGGAAGTGACAGGTTGGTCATCCTGAATGGAGCTGAACGTTACACGCAGTTCACCCAGTGTTACCCACCAGTGGTCGACGAACTCGTCGCTCTGAATGATGCGAATCGCCAGAGACTGGCCGGGTCGAATCAGCGTGCCGTCCGCAACCTCTACACCGTCAAGCAAGATGATGCCGTTGCTGTGAACCGGAATCGCCGTGTCGTAGGCGACGGGAGTCACCGCTACAGTAGTCTTGCTCTCTTGCGGGCGAATGTTGTAGATGTCCTCAATGACGAAAGCGTCAGGCAGTTCGTCAGGGATCATCGGCTCGGCAAGAGCATTACGGCCTACAGCGAGTGTGAACAGGTTATCGCGAATGCTGTTGGTGTCGACTACGATCTTCAGTTGCTGGCCGTTGCGGGCGCTAAGCACCGGAGCGTCGTTAACCGTTACGGTGGCGGTAGCGCCATCAGGTAGCGCAATCGGGAATACTTCACTGGCGTCACCAACGACATCGACAAACAGCGTCATCCAGTTGGCAGCGGTTTCCTTCTTCGCAATAGTCAGCGTCGTGCTGTGCTTGCTGCTGTCAGTGCGCAGTGGCACAACAGGGGACATAGCACAAACAGCGTGAGCAACGTTGTTGAGGTAGATGATGCCGAGCAGCGTCCGCCCGTCTGGCAGGTTGCCCGTCAGCGTGCCAGCTTCGTAACGCTTGCCATCGGTGCTCAGGTATTTGCCCGACGCCGGATACAGCAACTGGCCTGCACACGCGTTGTATGAAACTGCAACCGCCGTGGTGTCGGTCAGCATCTTACGGTACACGCCGTGCATGAAGCCAGTATCGGTCAAGCCAAGCCCAGTGTATGCCTCGCCAGCGAAAGCAGCGGACAACTCGGTGCCGTAGGTGAACGCGTTATCGACTGCGGCGTCACTGACGCAGTACACTCGACTGCCGTCTTGCGGATCGGTTTGCACGCGTGTCCAGATTCGAGTGCTATCCAGAACGTCGACGGCATTGGGGGCGAAGTTGGCCCCAAGCGTGACGCGCTTCAGCGCACCTTCGTCACCGACAAATATGAACGCGGTAGCAACTCCGTTCGCGTAGGTAAACGCACCATTGCGAACACCGACGCCAATATCATCCGCGCGCAGCGGAGAGAAGCGGTGGTCATACTGGTGGATGCGGCCACTCACGTCAACAAACAAGTGCGTGCGCTGGTCATTCGCGTTGCGGGAAATCCCAGTAGCGACGGTAACTGCACCGATAGGAATCTGACGCCCAACAGTCGGAACCGTTAGCGTAGGATTAGAGCGCAGTGCCCAAACCCGTTTGCCCGCAGCGTCAGGAACAAGAATGTAGTCGAGCCAAGGATCCGCGTCGGTAGCCGGAGGGGCCAGCACGGTTTCGACATTGGTAACCAAGTTGATTACACAGATGCCGCTGCTGTTCCAGTCAAGGTGGTTACCGATGCCGCGCAGTGCCGCGAGCGACCAACGTTCAGCAGCCGGACTCAACACGCAGTAGGTTTCGATTCGACGCCCGCTCTCACTAACCTCAACGAATCGGGCTTGCAACGCACGGTTTGGTGCAATCGTGATGTTCACGTTCACCAGACCATTAGTGATCAGCTGCTTGCTGCCATCTGGGAATGTTGCGTTGCCCGTGATCCGATACGTTTTGGTTTGACCGATTGCACCCAGCGACAGAGGTTCAGTAACCGCGCCGCTCGTTGTGATGTATTTCATTCAGTCACCTCGGAGAAAGAAAAAAGGGCAGCCCGAAGGCCGCCCTGTCTCGGGGTTGTTACTTAGGCAACGCCGCCACCCTGTTGCAGCAAGAACAGGCGCATGCCAGTGTTCTTCGGCCCGTTGGCGGCACAAGCGCGATACTTACGCAGCTTGGGCGAACCGCCATTCATCTCGCCGTACACCTGCACCTCGATAGAGATGTCGTTGGTACTGGTATCAGCAGAACCGTAACCGATCATGTCGATCTCATACGGGTAGCTGTAGCGCTGAGTGTTCAGGCCAGCAGGGAGACGGAAGTCGTAACGACCGTTCTCGTTGAATGAAACCTGTTGCAGCGGATTCATAACCGCGAACGAGTCGGGGGTATGAGTAGTTGCAGAGGTCGGCCATGCCGGAGAGTTCATGTCGTCTTCGCGCACGGTGAAGCGCATGATACCAGCTGGCCAAATGGTGTTGGCATCCGGTGCACCGCCGCCGGAGCAGGAGTACAGGCAGAACAGCGGAGCAGCACCGGAAGTAACGACAGTGCCGTCCGGATTGATTGCGCGCTGGATACAGAACCAGTTTTGACGGCAACCGAAATCGTCCTGCGCTTCTACGCTGGTAACAACGGCGATGCCGTGGTCACTGACGGAGCAGAAGTAGGAGAACGGAGTTGCGGTGTAGTCTGCGTTGACCAGCGGAGCGGGGCCCGCGTCGGAAGCAAACTGCATTGAACCGAAGGCGTCGTAGTCTTTGGCGGTCGCGCCACCAGCACCTTTCTTACCGCGATGGTAGAAGAAGGTGTCACGCAGTTCCTGCGGAGTGATCGACGTACCTTCAGCATTCTGATCCGGACGGTAGTTGCCGATGGTGCCGCTGTAGAGCGGGAGCTGATACGCGGTGCCAGTGTTACCGATCTTCTGGCTGCCCGCTTTGGACACAGTGCCGTCGTCGGTGATCTGGGTCGGAGTAGCGCAATACATCTTCACGCTATCTTCGGTGATCTTGAGCGCCAGACGCCACTTCTGGGTCGCGGCCAGCGGATCCATAGTGGTGGTAGCTTCGAGCACGATGGCGTTGATGGATTCGCCAACGGCGGAGGCCGCCATGCCATCTACGGAAATGATGGACATGCCACCAGCGACAAGATCCTTGGAGATGGCTGCCCACAGTTTACGTTGATCGGTAAAACCTTGGCCTGTAGTAAATCCCATGATGGAACCTCTTAGTCAGTAGGGAACAAAACGCGGAGCCCACGGTTGTTGGCACCGTTCGCGTTCATTGCTTTATACGTGCGCTGCGGAACACCAGCGAACGCAATAGGTACGTCACTTGCGGAACTCATAATGTCGGCGCTGGTGTAACCGAGCATATCCAACATCAGAGCGTACACGTGACGGTGAGTGTTGATCCGTTGCGGGAACGACACGACGGCGTTGTTATCTACCGTGACCGAAACCTGCTGCATCGAGTTGATGATGGGAGCAACGTCGGGAGCAAAGCTGCACGCGGTTACGGCTTTGGCCGCCGCATGGATGTCTGCTTCGCGCACAGTGATGCGCTGGATCTCTTTGTCGTTCAAGACATCGGGATCCCCGTCGCCTTCTGCGCGGAACACCGCGAACAACGGAGCAGGGCCAGCGGGAACTGCCATCGAGCTTTCGAGCACCGGACGTTGAACAACGGCCCAGCTGAATGCTTTGCCAGTGTTGTCCAGAGAATCGGCTGCGACGTGCAACGTGAACCCGTGGTCGGATGTTGAGATGAACAGGGTCAGGGGAACGGCTGAGTAGTCGGCTTCCTTAGAAATGCCCCACGTGTCGAACGACACGAAGTAGCGCTTGATAAGGTTGTCCACTGACAGGCGTCCGGCTTCAGCGTTGGCGTCAATCTTCGCCACCTTGCCGTCGTCGGAAATCTGCGGAGTGGGGACAACGTTCAGCGAAACCCAGCGGTCAAGATCGTGGCCTTCGACCACAACCGACCACGGCTCGTTGTTGAACTTCGGATCGATTGTCGGGCCCGCACTCAACACAATGCGGCTGCTATCATCGAGAACTGCGTTAGCTGCAACGCCATCGACGTTGGTAACCGTGAACCCGAGCCCAGCAAGCTCACGCGCAATGGTGCGCGCGAGGCCCTGCATACCGATCACATCCTTTTTAATGACGTGAGGCATTTATTACTCCAAAACCAGATAGTTGATCGTTACCTTCGGCTGACTGGCTGCGGCACCCACGTTAGTGAAGCGGCAATGCAGCTGGTCAGAGGCGGGAGTACGATTGACGAAGAACGCGTAGCGTCGGTGCTTGACCTTCTTGCCATCCTGCACCGTGATACCCTGATCGGACATGACGTCAACGCCGCTCACGAAACGATATGGGTTTTCATCATCGTAGGCACCGGTAGAGAAAATCTGAAAGTCGATGTCTACCGCATTTAAAATTACGTCAATTAGCAGCACAGCCCGCGACGCCTTGATAGAAAAGTCGTGCGTCTGCGATGGCTGCAAGTACGTTGGAGCTTCGTACTCGACCGTCGAGCGTTTACCAGCGTTATCTTGGCCGCTAGTGTCAATCCACATCAACGTACCGTTAGGGCCGGACATCAACGTGTAACCAGCGCCGGGCGATGGCGGGATCTTCTGGCTGTTGTGCAGAGAGATGATTTGCTTCTTGTCGACAGGCGTCAGGAGGATCGGCAACTCTGCACCTATCTTGTCTCCAGTATCCATGCCTTCAATCAGCTTCTTCACGTCCTCTTCACTCATGCCCATCTTAAACTCTTCCCAGTTCGTCTTGTCTGGTTGGAGTTTGTAGATCTTGTCGTCAGCGATTACGTAAACGAGCATCCCCACCTTCTTCGCGAACGGGTGTATCTTCGCAAGCTCGGCGAAGGTGGACTTCACTTGAAATCCACCTTTGACATAAATGTCTTCGACGAGAAACGGCACAGCCGCGTTTGAAGGCAGAAGGAATGCCGACATTGAAATCGGCATACGCTTTCTCCTTATGGGTTGCCAGACATCGGATCAGTTGCGTGGTACTTGAACTCGTAGGTGTAGTCGACGTCTTCGAACGGGAAGTCGTTACGATACACAACGTAGTCAACGCCATCGATCTTCCCTTCCCACGGGCCAGTGAAGTCCCATGCGTCCGGATAATCTTTCGCGCCGTCCCACGAACCAGCGAAACCGTACTGCCCGTTGATGTCAACAGACCGCACGTAAGCGTACCCGCACTTGGCCTTCGGCATCGCGAAGTAGCCCCACTTGTCGTTAGCCATAGTGGACGAGTTCTTCGGCATGTAAATCCGATCAGACACAGTGCCAGTGAGTTCTTGAGTCAGGCTATCGAGGAAAGCCTTGTTGAACCCAGAGGGACTGTTCACGCGCGGGATGATGCCGAACTTGATTTTGGATTCTCCAATCGGAGGAACGCTGGTGTCGGTGATGGTCACAGTCTTGGTCGCCGTCTTCGTTACACCGCCTTCAACGTAAGTTGCAGTGATGACGATGTTGGTGTTTGCAGTAACTGCCGGAGCCGTCAGGATGCCGGAAGCAGAGATGGACACACCAGTCAGACCGCCCGCGTTGCTAATGCTCCACGTTGGGTTGACGTTCTTGGTGCTGCCGTCGCTCATGGTAGCAACGCAAGTATAAGTTGCGGTTGCGGTGCTTTCCGGTGTAGTGGTCGGGCCCTGAATGACGATAGACCCCAACGTAATCGGGACGTTCTTGATTACGATGTCCTTGTCCGCAGTCCAGCTCTTGCCTTCGGCGGTAACCGTACCACGAATGGTCAACGGCACGTCAGCCGAAACCTGCGCGGCGATTACAGCGTTGCCGCTGATGGTCGCGTTGCTGGTTGGTGTGACGAACGACAGGGCGGGCGTGTTGAAGGTGGACTTGGTGCCATCTTCGAGCGTCGCTTCCATCGTGTACGCGCCAGTCTGGCCTTCGGTGATCTGCGCTGGGCCCAACAGAGCAACGGAAACGATGTTGCCCAAGTTGATGATGTTCACGTTCAGCGTCGCAGTGAATGCTTGACCGGACTTCATGGCTTTCAGTTCAATGACGCACGGAGTGTTCGCCAGAACTTTCGGCCACGTTGCGAGACCCGCAGCGGAGATAGTGCCGACGCCGGACTTGATTGCCCACGAAGTGATGGAGTCGGGAGCAACTTTGCTGCCGTCACTCATGGTAATCTGACCGCTGTACTGAGACGTGGTGTTCTCGTTGGCAGTGGTCGGGCCCAGAATCTGCATGGACGCCGGAATCACAGCGCGATCCTTGATGGTCACGTCGTGAGTGTCGGTCTTCACTACGCCGCCGATGTTAGCGCGCAGAGAAATGGTGACCAACGTATCTTGCGTTACCTGCTGAGCAGTCAGCATACCAGCGTTGGTGATCGTGCTGGTGCCAGTTACCTGCCACTGCTCCATCTCGCCGGGCGCAACGCCGCGCACGCTGCCGTCCGTGAAGTACGCGTCAGCTTGATACTGCGTGCTGCTGCCTTCGTCCACGGTTACCGCGCCTGTGATCACGATGCTCTCAAGCGTGATGGTGACTTCGTTCTTGACCATGAGATCGAGGTGGCCCTGAATCGCATAGCCCGCAACGGTCGCCTTACAGGTGACAGTGTTCGGAGTGTCGACTGTGACTTCGGGCGCAGTGAACACACCGGACGCGCCGGATGCCGCGATGGTGCCGACCAGCGTTTCCCACGTGGTGAGTTCCGCAGGCTTCAGGTCTTCTTTGCTGCCGTCGCTGTAGACAACCTTGGCGGTGTAGGTAGAGCTGGTCTTTTCCTGCACCAGAGTCGCGCCGGATACCAGAATGGATTCCGGAATCTTGGTCGGCGGGTTGCTGACGTTGCGGAGCGTGATGTTCTTGGTCGCGGATACCGTAACACCGTTGACCATTTTGGTGGCGGTCAGGATTGCAGCTTCATCGACAACGACTTCAGCGGCGGCAACCTTGTTGCCAGTCACAACGCCTTTCGGGTTGTCACACTTGAAGGAGTCGACGGTGGTCTGTTCCTGAGTGCCATCGTTGTACGCAACGTAGAACGCATACGCCTGCTCGGTCAGCTCGTCGATAACCGCAGCACCTTGAATGGTGAGGGTCACGGGTTTGAACTGGCGAATCAGAACGTCGTGGGTGTCGGTCAAACCGTCTTTCACAGCGGACAACGTTACCACGGTGTCACTGGTCACACGCTTCGCAACACCGATGAAACCGTTCAGGGTCAGAGCGTTGCTGTTGTTCGATGCGAACGTGTCGGGAACCAGAGCCGCGCTGCTGCCGTCGCTGTAGTGGCCGACGACGCCGAACGTGGTCTGATCCGCAGGCATCATTTCAGTGACGCCGACGATCTCGATGCTGACCAGAGTTACGACAGTGGACTTCACGATGATGCGCAGCAGGTACTCGGCTTCCACCCACTTGTTGAACACGACGTCGCGCAGCTTGGTTTTCACCAGCAGGTCGGTATCGAATTGCAGCTTCGGACAGGTGACGACACCAGTAACCGGATCGATGGTGACGCCGACGGTGTTTTGCTGAATGCTCCACACCAGACCTTCAGGGTCTACCTCAGTGCGGTCAGTCCAAACCGCCGTACCGATCAGATCCATCGTGCCGTTGTCGTTCATGTACGACGCATTGCCCGGCAGGCTAATGATTACGCGTTCGAGACGCGGACTTACCCAGTCGATGTGCTCGATGGATGGCTTGCCCCAGCGTGCGTAATACACGTTGCGGTCGGTCGGGTGGGCGCGCACCAGATACAGAATGTCGCCAGCCACCGGAGCGTTGCCTTCGATGATCGCGTAGTGCGTCGCACTGATCTTCACCAGCTTGCGCGGGTAGTCCGGATGGTCGTGATCGTTGGGGTAGCGCTTGTCCGACATTGCCGGATGGTTGGATACCACGACAACCGCGTCGGCCTGTTCGGCTTCCAGCTGCACGACGCCCATTACTTTCGGCGTAGCGTGCGGGATGGTGGTGTCAGCAGGGTCGAGACCAACGTCGGCCGAGTTTTCGACAACGAAACGGAAGAACTGATCGACCAGATAAATCTGGGCCAGCTCAGTGATCTCTTCCCACGTGCCACGGTGCACGCCGTCAGTGCTGTGACTGGTGCGGCGGCGCAGTGAACGGAACTCGGGCGAACCCGGATTCATGTTCAACCACAACGTATTGTAGGGAACTTCACTGAAAGTCGGCTCAGTGAAAGAGCACACGATGATGAAAGCACGTGCGGTCTCAGTGTCGTTCTCCATCTGCGTCAGCTGGACTGGATGTGCGGGATTACAGCCCCGCACACGTGCCAGATCATACCAACGCGCAATGGCTTTGTTGAGCAATTCCATAATCACCCCGTGATTTCAGTGCGGGCCAGTTTGCGCTGGTCAGCTGAATTGGGAGAGGCTGCGACGAAGGTTGCACCTTGTACCGCAGCACCGTTGTCCATGTTGACCACGCCGATGACATCGACGAGCGGCTTCTCTGGGTGCATCTCGTCGTGCGGCAGCGGGTAACGCTCGTCGGTAAGACGCGGGTCACTCGCTGCAACGAATGCAGGCGCAGTCTCTTGAGTGGCTGGATGGTTGAGCTTGGCGATGCCGTAACGTTCGGTGGTCGCGATGTCGACATTGCCAACACTCGGATCTCCGTCAGCGGCGTCGTAGTATTGCGCAGACCAAATGCTCTCGACGCGCTCTACCAGTTCCCACGTGTTGTTCAGCCCGTTGCTCGGAACCTTGCTGACACGACGCACGAACTTCATGTAGGTATCGCGGTCACGGTTCATGTCCAGCCACACAACGTTGAGCGGCAGCATGCGCGTCGGCTCTTCGTCAGATACCCACACCATAGCGCTGTTGTTCAGCACTGCGTTGTACTGACGGAAGATCTTTGCGCTCTGCCCGACGGTGTAACCAGTTACGGTAAGGATGGCCTGCGCCATTTCACGAATGTTCATCAGACCTCCAAATCGCTTTCTTTCAGGTGACGCCACGTGTAGACGGGAACGCCTTCAACGACGTCAGCAACCAGAGTGTCGCTGAGACGCGGGGCAACCTGACTTGCGATCTTCACCGAAGTGCCATCGCCTGTACGAATGATCGTTGCAGGCTTCTCGGGGTGCATCTCCATGTGCGGGAGAGGATCCCGAGTGTCAGTGAGACGCGAGTCGCCAGCAACGACAACCTTGGAATCAGGTTCCGGCGCAGACAGATAGCCGATGCCGTGCACCTGCTGGGTAGCGGGCGGCGGCAGCGAGATCGAAATCATGCCAGTGTCTTCCGGATCGTACTGCTGATCGGGGAACGCGTCGGCGTAGAAGTAAAGAACCTTCCACTCGTCTTCAGCTGGAGTCGCCCCTTTCTTGGTACGAAGGTACGCATGCTGGTAGGTGTCGGAGTCCGGATTGAAGTCAATCCAGATAGCCTGAATCGGCAGCAGCACGTACTTGGGTTGATGATACGAACAGCACACGACAGTCGCCTTGCCCGTAGCATCGTCCGTCAGGCGAACGATGATCGGGGCTTCTTGTTGGCGGTGAATGTTCGTAGTCAACTCAAGTGCAGCGATGTATTTCTCTAACTTGAGTTCCATGGATTACCCTCTTACTGGATTTCGGTGACCCGAGAACCCTTCGGATTGATGTTGTAGCGGAAGAAGATCCGACGCACTGAGTTCGCGGGGTCGATGATCACGTCCAGAATCAGATCACCGTTAGCGATAGCGGTGTTCGGGTTGTTGGTGTGGTCACAGATAACCTCGAACGGAGTTGCGCCGTCCACAGTGTTGAACGCACCGAGCAGGTTCAGTGCAGTCAGCTCGTCGGTCGCCTTGGTTTTCAGATCCTGCCGGAGCACAATGTCGTTGGGATCGAAGAGGCCGTACTTGGCGCGGGAGGCAACCAGTTCCAGAACGCGACCGCTCACAGCACTTGCGTTGATGTTACGCAGCGCGGACGGGCGACGGTACAGGGTGAGCTGTTCCCAGATGGCAAAGCTGCCGCCAATCTCGTCCGGCATCTTGCGGGCGTAGTTGATCTGGGCGTTGGTCAGCACGTTACGCATCGGCTGATCGTAGACGATGTTGGTGCCGAGCACCTTGATGTGTTCACTCATGCGAAGACCAGCAGGAGCGCGCACAAAGTTTGCAGCAGCATACGCACCAGCAGCAAAAGCAACCACTGGCACATAGACCTTGCGAGCTTCTTGATCATCGAAGACCAAGAAGTCCCCGACGTAAAGGGCACCGTAGTAGGTGTCCAAGTTGAGAGTCTGTTCACGATACTTCACAGCTTCGCGCACAGCATGCTTGTCGTTAGCAATGTGCAGGAAAGCACGGCAGTTGTTATGGACAGCAGACGCCGCAACCATTGCGCGGTGCACGATATGATCGTGACCTTGGCAGTTCAGCAGCAGATGCGGAGACAGTTGCTCAGGATCGCTGAAGAATTTGGTGTAGGCTACTGCGATTTCGTCGCTGGTCGCACGACGTCCGCGAGTACCGCCACGCAGGTCGGACTTCGCAGTGCGCAGGACGGGAACGGCAGGACAGCGTTTGTTACGCTTGAAGCGCAGCACTTTACTGTCGCGTTCCAGAACTTCGGTGATCTCGTACTGGCGGTTCTCGCCGTCGACGTAGTGGTCGAAGGTAACGAGGTGGCTTTCAGTAGGCATCGCGCCCGCGACGTAGTTCTCGAAGATCTGCACGCGGAAGATCGTCGGGTCGTACTCGTTGCGGTTCTTGATGGGGTCGAGACCTTTGGGTACTGACGGCTGCACGAACACCAGAGTGCCTTCAGCCCAATCGCCCGGATTCGCTTGGAAGAAGCAACCGAGCACGGTATCGATCAGCGGGTCGTCCGGCAGCCAGCCGATTTCGTCCGGAGACAACACGCCTTCGACTTCGCCGTTGGCGTTGGTGCGCGGGGACAGGTTGATCTTCGGCACGTTGGCTTTCGGATCATCGGTGGAGCAGGTCAACACAGCGTAGCGCGCTTCGGGAGCGAGACGCAGGTTGTGGAGCTGGTTAGTGAACTTGTGCACCAGCTCAGCGAACGCGCCCATGAAACCGAAGTTCTTGTGGTTGCGCTTGCCGAAGTAGTCAGTCCAGTCGTCGCCAGTCAGCGTGCGGAACGGCATGTTGACGGGGCCGCGCTCTGCTTCACCAACCATTGCGACACGAAGGCCGCTGTTGATGACGTTGAGGCGAGAGAAATCTCGGATCTTGGTATACACACCAGCCGAGCTATGCGGAACATTACTCATAGCTTCAATACTCCGTTGTAAACTTGGGGAATAGAACCGTGATACATAACCAGAGCGTGTCGTTGCGCGCGTTCCGGAGTATCGCGTTTGGCCCATTTGCTATCCAGCATTTGGTTGTAGGCTTCGCGCCAGTTACCAGCGGCAGCCGCTTTCAGAAACTGACCGAAACCGAGCACGCCGGAAATTCCCAGCTGGTGAATCATGGACACGACGATAGCGCGCCGATCATCATTCATCTGGTTCCACGCAGCAGTCAACTTTGCTTCTGCCTGCTGCACGTACTCTTCGGAAAGCTCACTCAGCATCATGTGAGATACTTTCCGACTCATGCTGAAGTTTGCGTAGTGGGCGAGCGGAGCATTCAGCCTACAAAGCAGAAATCCCGAGCCAATGGTCGGGAAACCTTTCGTATCGTAGTACGCTTTGGGGCGAAACCCTTCTTCGAAGTCCATGACGACAACGGCGTGAGCTGGAACCGTCATGATCACTTCCGCTTCTTCGCACGCGCACGGGCCAAGGCTTCAGCACGCTTCGCGTTCAACAGGGAGACACGATTACGCAGGCTTTCGATGGACTTGCGGGTGATGTTCAGGCGGCTTACCAGTTTCTTGGAAAGCGCTTTGGTGTCCTTGAGCGGGCGCGGATTCTTGCCGAGGTATTCCTTGTTCTTCTCGTCGAACTTTTTGAGTTCGGCGCGAGCACCGTCACGAACAAGTTTGCGGCGTTGCTCCATGAGCTTGACGATGTTGTCGACCTTGTTACGAGACGCAACAAGGCCCTTACGCTTCGCCACCAACTCACGGCCTTTCGCTTTGGCCGCTGCAAGTCGCTTGTCGTAAGTTGCAACGCTGTATAAACGTTGCTTCTTGGGATCTGGCATTCTTGCCTCCAATCAACGTTGATTAAACACATTTTGACGTCGATGGTAAATTAGCGTTTGAATGCGAAAAGGGCCCGCAAACGCAGGCCCTTGTTCTACTGGTTAGGAGTGCATGTCCATGACAGTACGGTGCAGATCGGCGACAGCCAGTGCAGCTTCTCGCGTCTCGCGCAACTGCAAACGCATCATGCACGTGCGTTCAATGAAGCGGATTTGCGTGCGGCAGAACTGCTCGACGTCCAAGTTTGCATCGTTGCCGTTGGCGGTCGACATATCCAGAGCGACCATGCTGCCGAGCGCAGGCCACAGCGGAGTTGCTGACATCATCAGATCTGCCTCTGCGACGATACGCATTGCCATCGCAAGTTGCGCATCACGCGATGCCACTGGGCCCAATGGTTCAATGGAGCTGGCGGGGATGTCGTGCGGGAAAGCCCCAGCAGTCCACTCCGTGATCTCCAACATGTTGCAGACATAATGCGCCGTGTGCTTCGGGTAACCGAGACGATCACCGTGCAACGCTACAACGTTGTGAACGTAACGTTGCGCGCGCAAAATGTTCTCGCTGTCAGACATTGCCCCATGCGTATGGAACGAGTCGTGGAACAGCGCAGCCAGTACCGCAACGCGCGCTATGTCGTTGTGGTAAGGCAGGTAGATCCCGCACAGGCGACGCACCACGATTGCTGTAAGTACGCCATGCACCAGACAGTGATAGCCGTAGTTGGGATACGAGTCAACAACCAGCGAGATCAGATGTGGATCATTGACCCCAACGTGGTTGGCTAACACGCTTGCTGTGTGGTGCTCCATGTCGCGCTCAGTAGGCATGTTGTCGCGGAACAACTCGACACGCTGGTCACGGCTGTATGGTGAATCGTCCCCGTAGTACACCTGCATCAGCGCGGCTTCGATCTTCTTGGCGCGGACTGTCGCCAGCTCATGGATTGCGTCTTCAAAACGTTTCATGGACTTTCCTTAGCGGCAGACGTCGACGCCGATAGGTTGGTTGTCGGTAAGCGTTGCGGTGCGGTGCTCGCGTACAGCAACGTGCTCTTCGGGGACGTGGTAAGGAGTCGTGCGAATGTAGTTCCACAACTTCTTATACATCTGCTTGGCTGCTTGGGAACCACGCACTTCCGCGTACACGTGCAGCTCTTGCATCAGCACTTTCAGGATGGACTCGACGTGAATGACGCGAGTGCTACCGAATGCAACGTCAACGTTCCACGGCTGGGACACCACGACCGTGCGCGACCAGCGATCATGGACAATGACACCGTTAGCATCAGGGCGACGGCAGTGAGTGTTGTCGTCGACCAACAGGTAGTTGCCACGGTGTGATTGACCGGAGAAGTACGCTTCGAGGAATTCGTGCTTGGATACCTTCGACGGGATCGCCACAACTTGCGGAGTAGCCGTCGGCACGTGCTCGGCAAAGAACTCTTCAGTTATGCGCTGGCCGTCTTCGTGGTAACCGCGATGCGTGAGAACGAAGTGCGGATACTCAACGTAACTCAGCGCCTTCAGCAGATACTCTGCGCCGGGCAACAGTGGTGCTTCGCGCATGAACGTTGCATCTTCCAACGCAGTGTTCTGATACTTGCGCTCAATGAGTTCGTCGGTCAGCGACAGAGTTGGGCACGCCAAGCACTTAGCTCCGTCGGCACCGTTGGCGACAGCCAGCTTAGTGAACCATGAACGGGTATTGACCAGAGTGTCGTCGGCATCAAGGGCCAGCACCGGAAGGTTGTGGTGAATGTCAGCAGCGAACTTGAACTGATAAGGAGTCATTAGTAATGGGTTCCGTTGATGATGTAGAAATGATCATTGCTGCGGATAGCAATGCTCCAGTACAGGCACGAACTTTCCGGATCGTCTGACATTGTGATGTCGTATGTGAGATCGGACGGACGTGCCGCGCACATGTAAGAAATAACGATAAACAGCCGGAGAATGATGCAGCCTTTGGAGTCCAGCGGGTGGCCGTGGCGAATGGCATCTTCCATGACTGCCCCGCACGCGTGTTCGATCTTTTCCAGATACTCAGGATTGCGCTCACGCAACGCCACAAGATAGTCCACGACAGTCGACTGGTTGTAGTCCTTCATGTCGGTCATGGTTTCGCGTCGGGCGAACTGGATGGATCTAGTTGTCTTGGGCACCACGTAATTCCAAGGCATGTTGATCGCCTCTTCTTTGGTGATGCCAGCAAGCTCGCAAGTACGGCGGCGGGCCAGTAGATTGCGCTTGCTGTACGTGAGGCCGCACCCAAGCACGCGGTTCGCGAGGTTGTACCGCAGCGGCGATGGGAGCAACGCGGCGATCCACAAGTAACCTTGCTCAGGCGCTGCGAAGTGTTCCTCGCAGATGTCGAACAACGTTGCCATAGGATTCGGAGACATTACGATGCGGTTATGGAACTGCTGCCAGCTGTGATACGCGAACCCAGTAAGCGGGATTGCTCCCGCTGGTACGCCTTCATGGATCCACTTGGTAGGAATCCCTCGGTGCTTTGGAGTCAGCTTCATTACTTCAGTCCCTCCACGGTTGACCAGTCGAAGCTCTGGTCGTACTGGCCGACCTCTTGGATAACGACGTCGCCGCTAGGGAACTTCAGTACGATCCGATCAGGCGTGATCTCTATCTGTTCCATCGTGGGGGCAGCGCCGTACACGTAGTCAAGGAATAGGCGAAGCACTGCTTTGAACTGCCAGTGCTCTATCTGGAAGTAGGTAGCCGAAGTACGCAGCGAGGTAATCCCGCAACGCACGCGCGCATACATTGACTTGTACTCTGCTTCTATGTACGCCATGTATTCCGGCAGCTCCATCCTCACAGTGGGCCGCATGTAGTAACGGCACTTGACGCTCTTGCCTGCTGCGCGGGATATAGCGACGCGCTTGCACAGGTGCTGGCCGAAGTGCATTGGTGGCAGCAAGCCAGCGAGCATCCTGATACTGAAGCGTGATAGGCCGTACTTGGTTTGGTCGAACCAGTCGTAAGTGAAGTTCACTGGGGACGTGGTTACCAGCAGCGAACCCAACATCTCAGATCCAACGTACTCGATTGCATGCTTGAGGTAAGGCAGCGATTCTTTTTGCATAACTCACCTCACAGCGGGCCGTCGTAAATGTCAAAGCTCGGGCCAGCGGGATCCGCGAACAACGTCAGCTTGGCCCAGCCCGTTCTCACCACACCGTTCTCGGTGGTCTTCGGTGTAATCGTGATGTCGAACGCGTGCGGGTAGCACACGTAACCAAACATGAATTCGAGGAACAGGCGCAAGCGCGATTGCAGGTAGTTATCGCTCGGCGCGTCCAGATGGTCGTAGATGATCTCACGCACTCCGTCGCCCCAGCGACGAATACGTTCCAGTTCGTACTTCGGAAGCGTGCCGCCGAAGTGAGCACACAACGTATCGAAGTCGTCGATACGTTTAGTCCGATGGCGTCCGATGTAGGCTGGCGCTACGGGCGGCAGCAGCTTGCTCTTCGTATCGAGAAGATCACGCGCTACACGCTCGCGCGCCGTGTGCGGGTAGACCAACATCAGGACGTCAACGACTGGTGCGCCACGTCCGAAGGTGTTGAGTATTGCTTCTATTGTTGAGGATGGGGCTTCCGCATCGAGCAGCCAGTCGATGCGTGCACCAAACATTTCTATCACTTTGTGTCTCATAGCAAGTACCGTTGTTTAGTCGGAGTTACAGTTGGAGGATGAATCACCGCCCCAGCTGGTTGACGGCGAGTCGTCGCGGCACACAGGCTCAGGGTCTGCGCGATAGCTAGGTGTCGGATCAGGTTCGCGGCAGTAAGGCTTGGGATCTTCAATGCTCAAGCCATGTGCGAGGTCATTGGCAACCGCGTCGTCACCGCGTCGCAGCTCTACAGCGGCGGAGTTCATGTGGTCGGTGACGGCAGCGACGAGCATCATGTCCGCAACAGATACCCCGTTGTTTATAGTGGCATCGCCGTGGCGGTAGGGTGCAGATCTTGAATCAGGGCCACGTGGGGCTATGGGGCCGCGAGTAGCTTTTGGGCCGCGCACCGCCTCGGGGCCGCGAGTAGCTTTGACAAAGCGTGGCTCGTCAGGGCGCGCATGCGGCTTCCATGCTGGAATTTCCACAGTGCTCTCGAAATAGCGAGGCAGGGTGTTGAAGCAATTGAAGCCGATGCGACCATCAAAGATGGTTGGGATCCCAAGGACGAACGAAATGTGTCCGGTCGGTGAAAGCAGCGTGAGGATCATCGAACGCAACAAGCGCACGGTAGTCACCAATCCTATGTGAGGCGGCAACTCGGCGTTGACGAAGTTGGTCAATACCGCTTCCTCTGATGGCAACCACTTACCGTCAACGATGGGAGGACGGCAGTTGTTCTTGCAGTAACTCGACGCGGTTGGCGCAGCATTTGTGTAGCGACCGGATACGTGACCATAAACGTGTGGGGTAGCGGTGGCAACCAGTGCAGAGAACATGAATGCGTTGTGGGCGAACCGTGCAGGCAATACCTGAACTTTCCTACTGAAGGGAATCCAGCTTGTGCGCTCCCAGCACGCTTGCTTACTCAACATTTCGTGCAGACGATTGCGGCGCACGGTATCCGTAGGCACCCAGAACTCAACGAACGCCTTTAGCTGGTCATCGGCACTAGCAATGCCTCTGAGGTACTGATGCGTAACGGCTAACGCTACATCAATCGGGTGATGCAGCATCCAAGTTGCATGCTGCTTCTTTGCTTCGACCTCGGAGCGAGGGATTGCGTGCAGCTGATCCCAGAATTCATCTACAAGGTTGGTTGGGCGGGGCGGTGCAGGCCAGAAAGTTCTCATGATAATCTCCAATGGAAAAAGGGTAGCAGGTTGCCCCACTACCCTTTGTTTACAGTTTTGCTTTTACATGAAGCCTAGCCCAGAATTGAGCAGCATGCGCACGGCGGCAGGGTTGAAGTCTGCACCGAACCTGTCACGCAATTCCTCTTCGATAGTGACGCCATGTTCCTGCGCGTCTTCCACGGACTCTTGAACGTTGTACGCTGCTTGCATCAGCGGGAACATTCGGGCCACGCGCAAGAACGACGGAACGTTGCGAAGAGCCTGCTTCAGCAACGTTACCATCTTGCCTGCGGTCTTCGGGTCAGCAGTGATTGCACCCATTACCGACTGGAATGGGCCGCCGTTGAAGTCTTCCGTGTTTGCCAATGCCATGATGCGGACGGGCGCAGCGGAGATCCACGACGTGATACCAAGCTCGCCTTCAATCGCGCCGCGTCCACCGCTACCATTCAACAGCACATCGAGACCGATCATGGACATGACGGGCTCCACCCACAACGCGTCAGGGATAGCATGGAAGAACTCGGGGCCGTATTGAGGGCCAGACATTGCGCCCTCAAAGGGAAGCAACGCTTTCACCATGAAGCTCCCGCGTTTGGTTTCGTCTTTCATGTAATCCGTAATACGCTTTGCAAGGTACGGACGCATCGCACTGATCGCCGTGGCGTTGGTGTCATTGGCGTAAGTGCTGTGCACCAGCAACGGGAGCAGGTAGCTACCACGGAACGCAGACACCCACTTGTCGGCAGGCATGCGCTCAATCAGCAGTTTCATCGTTGCCGGACTATGCGTGCGGCCCGTAGAGCGTCCCTTGACGAACTCGTTGTTGGCGGCTTCGACGAACTTCTTGAACATTGCGGGCATCTTGGTTTCGGGAGCCAGCGCTGCCTCGTAGTAAGGAGGCAACTCGTCGACACCTTCTTCCGCCCACGTCCGCTTCAGGATTTTGAGTTCAGCCTTGGTTAGGGCTACGCGGTGCCAGTTGTTGTGCGTGTCGGTAGTCATCAGCGACAGCGCCTTCTCCTGAGAGACCCCAAACTTCGGAGCCGCGTCGAGCAACGGACGGCTGGCTTCAACATCCATCATCATTGTGTAGAGGCGCGTCATCGAAATGTCACGTTCGGCGCGTACCGTGGAGGCCGCAACCTTGAACGCGTCGATCTCATGCAGCAGCTTCTGACCCATGATAGCCGACACCCGCAACAGCGCAAGCGCGTCGTGAGTCACGAACGTGGTTGGGTTGTGGCAGTAGCCGCGCGCTGCGATTTCCGCGCAGTCCTTGTAGGCGAGCGTGACCGCGTTATCTTCGACGAGGATCCGGATCTTACGCACCGCGTTCTCGGCCAAGCGCATATCCATCTCTTTCGAGTTGATCGCGTTGACCAGAGCGTAGAACTCAGACACATCGGAGCCGAACTTGGTCTCGAACATGCCAAGTTCTTCCACCACGGATTTGGGATTGGCGCGCAGTGACTTCTCCAACTCCTTCAACGCGGTCGCCGGATCGTAGTTGTCATTGACTACGGTCTTGCGCCCATCGTTGTAGAGATCGTCGAGCAGATCCATCGTCATTCCGTAGGGGATGCCGAAGTACGTTGCGTTCACTTCGCTGCACCACTTGCGCACAGTGTCGAAGAACAACTGAGAGCGCGCACCGTAGATGCCGGACGGGAACAGGCCCTTCTTGCCGTTCTCCGCACGATAGACACGCAACAGAATTCGGGCGCTCGGGCGCTGCAAGTTCAGGTCGTCTTTGCTTACAAGGTACGCGATGATCGAACCCTGAATGATGTCGTCCTTGACGTATTTGGCATTGGAGCCTCCGACAAGGTGCATACAGCTTACCCAGCCACGGTCAGTCGACATCCCCGCCACGTCGTAAGGGTGGCGGGAGATCACGATCATCTGATTGCCTGACGCCGCGTTGCGTGCGTTACTACGCGACTTGTCGTTGGCGAACACCTGTTGCAACTCCGGCGTCAACAGCTTACCGATCTTGATGCGACGTTTACCGCTGGCATCCACCGCGATCCCCGTGATGTAGTCCTCGACAACGTAGCCCTTTTCCGCAACTGACTTCTGAATTGCTTCAGGCACTGGGGCGTAAGCCACACGCTTTGCGCCTGACACTAGCGGCAAGTGGATGCGGTAGTTGTTACGGTCGCCTGTGTACTTGCGAAATAGATCGGCGTAGCGTTCTTTGTTCCACCCCTTCACGTATTGTCGGTACTGACTTGGTTTCAGCGCCGACGTTGATATGTTGATCATGGTTACTCCTGTGCCAGAGCAATGAGGGCTGCGGCGTAACGTGTGAGATCTTCAGGCTTGATGTTGCGTAGCGCAGAGCGGCGATGCAGATTCGATTCGAGAACAAGCTCAACACGGCGCAGCAGCGGAGTGTCTGCATCGAAGTCTTCATCTTCATCCACAGTCACGCGATCAACCGTCCCCTGAATACCGGCCTTGAGCAGAGCAGGGAAAGTCTTGTTGCCGATGGCAGTTCGCAACTTGGTCGGCAACTTGGCGACGAACGCGTCAACGCCCGCAACCATCTGCCCCCACTCAGGGCTCGCTATCAACGCAAGGACTGGTAGCGACAGCAGCTGCTCCGCGTACTCAATGCGCCCTTTGCTATCGAAATCTTCGGTGTCGAAGATGTAGTACATTGACAGCAGCAGCTCCATCTCACGCGACCGCTTATTCGGCAGGGAATTTGCGAACATGCGTGGGGAATCCGCACCGAGCAATCCGTCGCATCCAGTGACAAACGGCAAAGCTACGATCAGGTGCGGGGCCAGAGGAGATCCAAGCGCTTCGATCTGCTTGGGAGACAGGCCCTGATAGGAAACATCCATCGAAGTATTAGGGTCGTGCGCGTTGAACATCTTCTCCATCGTGTCCAGCGCAGCGGCTTCCGTGCTGATACTGGCAACCATTGCGCTACGCATTGCCTTAGACAATTTCTTAAACAGTGCGCTCTCGTCGAAGCGTATCACATCTTTCTTGGTGTGCATCAAACCTTTCTTCTCCGCAGTGTAAAGTGACTTAGCGGTGCGGATCAGGATCTCGCTGCCAAGCAATGCCGGATCCGAAGGAGCGGCGGCCACCCACTCTTCCACGAACTTGGAAGAGTTGTACCCTTCACGTCTGAGGTGCGCGGCCAGCAGCGCAATAGCTAGAGACTCTGGATTACCTGCCTTCAGTGTCTCGAACATTGACTCCAAGCTCTTGGTATTAAGTGCTGCACGCAACGTCCCGACTGATCTGCTCATTGGCATTGCGTTCACGCGCGCAAATGCGATGAACTCCGGCTTCGGGCTGTACTGTTCGGCAAAGCGGATCTTGAGTCCACTGATCTCCACAAGGCCCTCGGCTCCAACTTGCTTTAGCAGCTGCTTGATCGTGATACGACCGTAGCAGTAGTTGGCAAAGTTGGCGAGCAAGTAATCGTCAGTGCCTTCCTTGAAGGAATCCGCAAGTTTCTTGGCGTCCGCGTCTTCTAGGAAGTTGCCGAATAGCAGCTCAGCAGCGGTACTGCGATCCAAATCGGAGAGAGTAGCTACGTAGGACGGTTCATTCGAATAGATGTTTTCGCCCTGATAGTACGCCAACTTGAACAGGTCTTTGATGAAGGCAATGCAATCATCGCCGGAGTAAGGGCTGCCCTTATAGTGATCCGAAGACATGCTCATTATGATCGATTCAAACCCTCGGATTTCCATTACGGTCTCGAACTGCTTGAGCACCTTGAGGTTGGGTTTCTTCTTCGCGGCGTTGGTGCGAACCAACGTGATAAACTGCGCAAAGTGGTTGGTCAGATATTCACGACTCGCATCAGGCAGGCGCTGGACGTTAGTGGCTAACTCATTGGAGCGTAGATGGATCATGGCGCGAGGTACGAACACCGAACGAATCGCCTTCACAGAGGACGGGTACTTGGCTTCGAACACGCGGGTGGATTTGATAAGGCTGTCCGCCAGTTTGGCGTTGGCGTCATACGAATTGGGGTTAAAGCCCGCAGCCCTCGCCTCTTGGTCTGCCATGTTGTCGACAAGCACAACAAACTTACTGCGCAGCTTCTCGACCGATATGGTGGACGGTGCGGTCGGAGAGTCGAGCAGCACACGCAGGTTCTCGGCGGCGTTATCCTCTTGCGGCAAGTGCACTACCCGAGTCGAAGAGTCCGGATACAGAGACGCGAGCATTTTCATGGTCGTGCCGTATGGGATCTTGAAGAACTTGGAGTTCACTTCGCTGCACCACTTGGCGACGGTCAACGCGAACGCATCGGACGCAGTGCCGTAGACGCCGGACGGGAACAGACCGATCTTTCCTTTCGCCTTGAACACGCGCATCAGAATGCGGGCCTTGGGCGATTGGATATTCAGGTCGTTGGAATCAACGAGGTACGCAATGAGCGACCCCTCCTTGACGTCCTTGGCTACATAGTGCTTGTTCACACCGTCGATCAAGTTCATGCAGCTTGTCCAGCCTCGGTCGGTGGACATGCCCGCAACGTCGTATGGGTGACGAGAGATCACGACGGACATTGCGCCCGCCTTTTGCTTTGCTGCGCCACGGCGCTTGTCGTTTGCAAACTCCTGCACGGCAGTCGGTGATTTCAAGAGCTTGCCGATACGAACACGGCGCTTGCCAGTCGCAGAGTCAACGGCGTAGCCGCCAATGTAGTCATCGACAACGTAGCCCGCAGATTCCACGGCGGCCTTTACTGACGGCAATGGCTCGACGGGTTCGGCGTCGCGCGCTTTGGTCTTGGTCAGCGGCAGGGTGAAGCGGTAGGCTTTTGGGTCGGACGTGTACTCAGCAAAGATGTCAGCGTAACGTCCCTTGTCCCATCCCTTAACGAACTTGCGATACTGACTCGGCTTCAGTGCCGATGTTGAAATATGGAGCATGTGATTTCCTTAGATGGAGTTCAACCCGCCGACGTAGAGAACACGGTACATCTTGCCAGTAGTCTTGTCGGTGGCAACCTTCTCAACCAAGTTGCAGTTAATGCCGTGGCTGCGGTAGTGGGCAGCAATGTTGCTCGGGCGCGCAACGCCAGCAGCGGAATATTGAGTGGCCCCGCCGAGGTTGATACCGCACACGCGGCACTTGGCAAACCCACGGAACTCAACTGCCCTGACTGACTTGAACGGAATACTAGGTGCGGAGCCCATCATTGAATAAATGTCGGAGCGCGGCATCGAACCGTATACGGTTTTGACCTTGCGCGTCACTGGGCCGAAGGCGAACGGCCAGAACATGACGTGCGGGCCTTCCTCTGTTTCGCGTTTCACTTCCTTGATAGCCAGCAGCGCAGTGCCGAGCGCGATAACTTTCTTGGCGAACGCCGGGCCATACTTCGCGTTAACCTCGGCGCGCTGCTCTTTGGTCAGCTTAGTTGGGGCCTTTGGCGTGAACTTGATCTTCTTGAGTGCTTCCGGTGACCCTGCTTTCGGTGCCTCAACTTTGGTCTTGGCTTTGATCTGAGCGCCGCGTTTGGCAGCCGCTGTAGACTGCGCGCTGGTCAGAGTCTTACCGACTACGCGGGGAGCTGGGAAGTCCATGAAGACTTTGCCATCCTTCTTGACGAAGACTTGGCCGCCCTGTTGGTCATAGATAATGGAGGTTGAATCGGAAGTTGCCGTGTATTTGGTGCCACGCTTGGAGGTCTTGATGCCACTCAAGCCCGCATGTTGGGCAATGAGGCGCACGAAAAGTTCAGGCGGAGTCGGGAGGTTCGAGAGTGAGAGTTGTACTTGCATGATCAGTATTCCTTACCAGTTATCGGATTCGTCTTTGGGTCGTGCGTCGCGGTCGCGCTGCCAGTCGGCTTGGTGACGTTGCGCAATAAAGTCAGCCAACTGCTCAGCTGACGACAGGTTGAACTTCTTCATTACGGCGAGCAGAGCATCGAGGCGCTTGCGCATTTTTGGATTGCCGCCGTTTTGTGCACGGCCTGCGTTTTGGAACTCGGCCACCAGAGCTGGCTTCAAGTCTCGCTGATAACGCAGCACCATACCACGCGTGCGATCAGAGAATCCCTTCAGATCGTAGAGATCTGTGTAAAGGTTGAAGTCCGGATTCTTCAGCAACGTTTCTAACAGGACGCGCATATCGGTGAGTTCGGATCGTTGATTCTTCTCAAACTCACTGCGAGCAACGTAGGGCTTGCGTGCTTCCGCCGCCTTGGTATCGGTGGCCCCTACTGCCTTGCGGCGGTCTCCAAGCAACCACGCCTTGCGGTCGGTGTAGAAGAACAACGGAATCTTACGCTTGCTGCACTCGGTAGCGAGTTGCAGGCGCAGCGTCCGGTCGATGCCATCGTTATCAATCAGGACAGACACAGACAGCAGGCCAGCGTAGACGTCGAGATCCTTAGTGCGCGAATACAGCCGCTCTTCCATCTCGTTGCTGCTCTTACGCTTGCGCGCGGATTCGATGGTATTCCAATAATCGACTGGTTTGATTGCGTTGCGTTGGCCCAGCACGCGCCCGTCATATTCCAGCAGCACGCCGCTTTCATCTCTGGCATGGTAACTGCCTTGGCGGCTGCGGGTCAGACTCATAAAGTATGGGTACTTCGTGCCGTGCGCGGCATCAGAAGTAGTGGTGCCCGTCGGTGACAGCAGCAACTTGCCGCCTGCTACGATTTTCTTTAGCGCGGGCAGCTGGGTGAAGTAGAACAGCCGATCACTGGCGCTCAGTGACATCAAAATCTTCATCGGTTACCCCATAATAGGTCGGAACGTTGAGGCGCAGATATACCCGCTCGCAGTAAACAGACGCAGAGCAGTACACGTGCGATTGACTGGCAGATTGCTCGGCCAGCTCTCGTTGAAAGTCTTCCCGTCTGGCCCAACGACCGATCCTGAAGACATTCCGGACGGGAACGTAAAGGCAGTTTCCCACACTCCCTCTACCAGTGCTTGCAGCTTGACTCCGCTAAGATAGTCGATGCCCCATGACCCTGCGGTGGCGCGCTTCAATGTCTGCACGTCAGCAGACTTGATAAATAGCGGACGCTGGAACTCTATGGTGATCGAAGAGTTGGCGGCGTTGACTGCACCAAAGCCACTGAGGCTGACCGAACTGGCTTGTGGCTCAACGTCGGTGAACGCAGCATAGGTCAGCTGGTTGACGACCGTGTTATACGCCGGATGGGAGGACTTGACTGCTTTGATCTCTGACGCGGGCACTGGGCCCGCCATCGCAGCCTGACCAGATTGAACTGATAGGAACATTTCTAATTCTCGCGTGTTGTCGATCACTTCATCGTCTGTCGGTAACGCACGCCCATCAGAATGACTTCGCCTTCATCATCGCCAATGCTGTGATCGATGCGGCGTCGGTTCAACTCTTTCGCCAGCTTTGACGTGTCCAGCGACTCGTCAAACGATACGCAAATGTCGTGATACTTTTTCGGCGTGCCGAAGATGTTGGCGACACCTTCGTTGTTGGTGAAGCTCAATGCTGGCACCAACTTGCCCGCGCAGTAGTCAGCGAAGTTGTGGTCGTTGTTGTAGTAGTCAGAGCCTCGCCATAGTCCTCGCGGTGCGCGATAGAACTTCATGCGAAACTCTTCCGGCAGTTTCGTGAACGCGTCGTACAGTTTTTGTTTGTCGTACCAACCAAAATGATTGTCTTGGTAGGCTTCGACTTCTTTGACTAGGGCTTCGAGTTGATTGCCGAGTACGGACTGCTGGGCAGTTTCGATTACGGCTCTCGCCTTCGAGTCGTCCAGAACGGCGCGCAGGCCAAAGTGCAAAGGGCTCGGCAGGCTATCCAACGCAAACCACTCAGCGCGTTCGGTTTCCATGTCAAGACGCGGCTTGAATTCCTCGGCGACCAGCGCAAGGAACGTTGTGTAGGTGAACGTCCCCTTGCGAAACACGAACAGCTTGGTGACGGAACGTGGATCGATACGAATGCCGGATTCCTCACGCATCTCGCGGGTGGCGGCGGTCTTCGGGTCTTCGCCTTCGTCAATGGCCCCGCCCCAAGTTCCCCACGTATGCGGCTGCTCTACTTGCGCGCTGCGGTAGGGGAGAAGGACGCGACCAGTTGCGGAGCACATGATAATGAGGCCAGCACCTTGCCGACCCCAGAACCCTGTTTCGTCCAACGCGCGTTGATGTTCGCGATCATCGGACAGTGACAGTTGAATGCGCATTACTTTGCCTTGGATGAAGCGCGGCTATCCATGTCTTCAATAGCAGCGTTGACTTTGGCAGGGATCGAATCCCGTGCACTAGAGTCAAGGCCCATTGCGACATTGACAACGTTGGCCTGACGCTTAGTGAGCATAGCGGCGGCCAGTAGCGCGTGAGCGGCACCGTAGTGGAAATCCTGATACACGGAGTAGTAGTCGAACACTGTCTTGCGCTTGACCTTACCGCCGAAGATGCGCTTCAACTCAGGGCTGGTGTTAACCAGCTGCTGCGCCAGTTTACCTAACGGATTGGATATGTCGATGCTTCCCATATCAAACTGCACGGGCTTGTTGATCGCGGTCAGTACCTTTGCACCAAGTGCTTCGGTGTGGCCTTCGCCATACGCCAAGGATGCTTCCGCTATGCCTTTCATGTACGTAGCCATCTGACGAGTCGGGCGCGCACCTGCAAACTTCTTCAGTGCTTCGGCCAGTGCAGGCGCGATGTCGGTCTTCCAGAAGGAAGCTGCATCAAACTTAGGCACCACACCTTGCACCTTAGCTCTCTTGCCGCCCTTGGTAGTGACGGGAGTTGCGCGTGCCAGCAGTACGGTACGTTCTTCCGGAGTAACGGTGATCACCTTGGTGGGCTCGCCGCGCATAATCAGGCGAGCAGCGCCTTTGCTGCCGTCGCGAAGGCCGAACTGAGATCCGTTAGACAGCAGGACTTCCTTGCCACGGAACAGCAGGCCGAATGATGCGAGTGATGTGTAGGTGCTCCAGCTATAGTCCGATTCCGGAGCTACCGCTGAAGTAGAAGTCATGGAGATGGTGAGTTTCATTTGCTTTCCTTAAACGAGTGGTTGATTTGGTGGCGTAGGTTTGAACTCGCCAGTTTCGGGATCGCGTCCGTCTTCAGTACGGCGCGGGAATCGGTTGTGCCACTTACCGATGGCTGGGTCGCACACGCTACAGATCAGCTGGTGGCCGTTGTTCCAGTACCCGCAGTTGGCGGTGTTCTCCCGTGCGCCGCATTTCTCGCAAATGAAGATCATGACTTCACCAGCTTGATTTGGTTGACGTGCAATGGTACGTAAGACAGCTCCGCAGCGTGCATGGCGGTTCCGGCAGTCCCTTCACTAACGATGATCGCGTCGTAGTGCGGCTCTGGATATTCCGGTATCGCCAGATATGCCCACAGCTCGTCAGCTTCCCTGAATGGTACAGGAGACCCCAACGTTATGCGACGCGCACCCTCCTGCGCAAGCCCTGACAGCAGAAACTTCTCATTGTAGATCTGAACAGCACGCCTGTCGTTACGCGTGTCGAACACATGCTTTATATCGAGATGTGCCTCCATGATTATCGGGCCGTACTCTTTCGCATAGTCCAAGCTCTTGGTGAAGAATGCTGGTCGGTACTCGGAGAACGCGCTGAACTTTTTCTTGGTGCCGTGGTAGTAGACGTCGGCACTGAGGGAAAGTCGGATCTCCATTACAGCACCTTCAGCCCTTCTTCCTGCATCTTCTTGAACGTAAACTCAACGGGCTCGCCGCCGTCCAAGCTGCACATGATGTTGGAAATGTTGGCACCACCGTCACCGTCGATGTAGGTTGTGGCCTTGTCGTCGCCGTCAGCGTCCATGATGTATTCGCTGCCGTGCCCCTCGCGGCAATCCTTTTGCATATGGGTCAGGACTTTCAACACAGCGGAAGCCGCATCGAAGTCACTGACCTTGAGGGTAATGCTGTACTCAGGGCGCTTGGTCTTCGCGCTCTCCGACAATCCGAGTTCTACTTTCATGTCATGTCCTCATAAAATCTACGCAGCAAAGTGAACAGGGGGCCATCCCCTTTCCCCATGTACTCAACGGTAAATTGCTCGGCAAACCATTCGCCTTCGTGCGTCTCAGCATAAGGACTCGGGTTACCGATCTGCTTCCGCAAGGCACGCTTAGCCTGTTGGTACTCAATCAAAACGTCGTCGTTGTTTTTGAACTTGAGCTTCACGGCATGGTCGATGAAGTGTGCCGTCTCATGCACGATAAGGGACGTGAACGCTTCATGCGGCCCATCGTGCACCATGTAGCCGGACTTGTTGCCTTGGCTTTGGATCCGTTGGGCTTCAGCTACAGTGCCGCCAGTTGCCATAGTGCTGACTCTTAGCGTCCTGTCGAACGGATCGAGGGAACTTGTCACGCGCTTTGTGTAACGCACTCCCTTGAACTTTTTCTTGGCTTCGGGGAAGAGCTTGAAGATGCCAGCTTGCGTCTTCTTGATGAATGCCGCAACTTCCTTCGACACGTACTTGTGCTCTTCAGTTTTTGGCACGTCATAGATTCCATCGTCAGACGTACTGAGCAGGATGATCATGCGGGCTCCACCTTGACGTTCTTCGGATCGAACACGCCAATGGTTGGTATGTTGTCCGACGGGCCTTCTCTGCCGATCACGTGATCGTAACCAGCGGCCTTCAGCGCTTGGGCAATGCGCTTGTCTTCCATGTACCACGCCCAGACTTTCTTGAACTTGCCAGTGTCGCTGTCGCTGATAGCACTCAGCTGATCGACCACGGACTTGTACTGAGCCTTGGTGATGCCGCCGCTGTTAGCGCGCTCGTTCAACGCAGAGCGGATACGGTCAACAACGTCGGAGATTTTCACTTCAGTCTCGAACGTGCGGAAGCCAAAGTTGAAGCCGTGATTGACGTTGACAGAGAAGCGCATTAGGTGGCGCGGGTCACCAGCGTAGCGCATAGCGTACTGACGATCCGGTGTGAGCCAGATGATGTGCGAGCGATCATGCACTGACTGGTCGAACGCGACTTGCAAGCCTCGGTAGTAAATCACGTGGCCCGCAGAGAGTGAGAGTTGAATTTGCATCGGAGGTTCCCTAATCGGTGATGTCGGCAACGCGACGGTAACGTCCACTGTTACCTACAGCGGATTTGATCTGCAACGGTGAGAAGACAACGTACACGTCACCACCAGCGCGCCGCGCAATGATGCCGTCGTACCCAGTGGCCGAGGCGAAGATTTCTGGGAAGTGGCCCGCGTCAGGATGACCGTCGTAAAGGTCACTCCACAGCATCATCGACGCGTGCACCAGTTCGTGGCCGATGTAGTTTTCGGCGTACTCGTTGATACTTGCCTGCATCCCCTGAAAATCCACGTCGTAGTTGTCGCGGATGAATCGTTCGAGATTGCGGCGGCCCAGCCCCGTCAACATTTTGCTGACTTGGGCGCGTGTGATCTTGGGCTGGCGGTAAAAGTCGATGGGCTTCTTGATGCGGAGATACACGGGCATGACGTTGCTGCTTTCGGGATCCGTCCGGTCTTTACCTGTGACGGGATCAACCTTGTTGCGCGTGTATGTGTTCGCCATGTCAGGCGAGCTTGTGAAGTAGTAGCCGATCCCGTATTGGTCAACGCCGGAGCCAATGAACTTGGGGTCGAACTGCTTGAATTCTTTCGGTGAGCCGTGATAGCAGCGTAGAGGTTCACCGGACTTGTCGCGAACAACGCTCTTGCCGAACCAACGTTCGAACTTTGCACGCTCTGCGGTAGTCAATGCCGAGAACGCCTTCGACATTGAGAGTTGGATTTTCATCGCGATACCTCTTCGTGGATGTGAGCAAAATTAGCGTCGGAAACGCGAAAGGGGCAGGCAAATGCCCACCCCCTTCTACAGGTTGCCTTGTTCGTCAGTAGTGCGACCAGAATTCGCACGCAATAGATGCGAGAGCAACGTGCGTGCTCCCACTGCCGGAGGTGTTGGAATCTGTCCAACTCAGGTCTAGTTGTGCACCAAGGCTAATGCACGCTAAACAAATCAGGAACCAAATCACTCGGCTACGTCTTCGTCACCGAGAAGAGATTCAGCGAACTGGCGTGCTGCCTTGCCGTTCAGGGTCGGCAGGATCAGCAGAGCGTCGTACAGGGAATCGAACTCCCCGACGTGACGGCCACCGGAAGCGCGCAACGCCAACGCTGCTTGCTTGTCGTGCAAGCTGTTGTAAACCTGACTCTTCGCCTGATTACCGAAAGTCATATCGGCCAGAGAGTTGGCAGCCATGCGGCGGTTGTTGGCAGCGTATTTGTATGCGGCGTCCAGATGTTCTTGGGTTGCCGCGCGGTTACCACTGGCAGCCAGCAGGCCGGAGCGGTAGCCGTCGAGGTACGAACGGATTTCGATCACAGAGCGGAAGAACCACAATGTGGAAATCTGGTTGCCAGTGTCGGGATCCGGAATGTTGGCGAACGCGGTTTCCGGAGTCGGAGCAGGCCGGATGTCCAGCACCTGTTGGAACAGAGTTTCCAGCGCAGCAGCATCGTACTGAGAACCACGCACCACAAAACGGATGTTCTGCATGATGGTCTCGCTGTCTTCGAGTGACAGGCCGAGCACAACTTCGTTCAGGCAGGAGATAACGAATTGGCGAATGCTTTGCAGCGTGTCACCCAGACACGGAGTGAGCGAGTAGCGCGGAGCAGCGGCAGCGGCGTGAGCCTGCGGCGACGCGTTGGCCCACCAAGTCTGAGTTGAACGCGATACGGTGCGACCGTAGCGACGCACTTGCGCATCCACGTCGAAGTTCCAGCTCTTCACAGCAACACACGGATCGCGCTCGCTATCCATAGCTACGTCATCGGAGTCTGGGCCATGCAGACGTTCTTTGTGCGCGGCGTAGGCCGAACGCGCTACCGCGTCGATCAGGTCACCAGCAGTTGCACGCGCCGCATCCATGTAGATGATGCCGAGGCTAGAGATGGCGGTAGATGCCAGCACGTCGAGCCCTTCGATGTCGAAGAGGAACACCGGAGACGGCAGGATTTCAGAAGACTTGCGGCGAGTGATCAACGCGTGAGCTTCTGCCACGCTATCCAGCAGAGCTTCGCGAGAATTGACCTTGATCTCTTCCACAGCTTCCGGAGCAATGGGTTCGGCGGGAATGGGCTTTGGAGTCGATGCCTTTTTCGGTGCGCTCTTCGGCGCTACTTGCCCAGCTTTTTCTTTTGCCTTTGTCATTTTCAGTCCTTACTTTTTAATACAAACCCAACAGGGTTCACCAAACAGCTACGCTGGAAGGGGTCTGAATTCCCAGCGTAGCTACATACAGCTATTAGAAGCGGTCAACGTCGTTGCCGAGCACCGTAATGTTCGGGCGTCGTTGCCGAGCAAATAGCTCAACCGTCGGATACTTCTTGAGGTCATACAATCGGTTTACAGATTTGTAGAACTCTTCCGGCTTCTGGCTGTGCTCGCGCAGCGCTTCGTAGATAACCTGCTTCACGTTGTTGTTGAGTCGAGGCAGGCGCTTACCGCGCACGCCAATCAACACGAACTCGCTGTTGCTGCGAGTGTAGTGTCCGCCGCCCATGAAGTCGGTGTCGGTCTGCAACTTGTTGCGCTTCACCCACACGAACGCGTTGGTCTTGTACTTGAAGCCCCAAGCACGCATTACGGCTTTCGCCTCGTCCAGCAGCGGCCACGTTCCCCACAACAACAGCACCGCATCTTTCGCCACAATGCTGTTGATGTCGAGGTTCTTGATGTCGCGCAACTTCATCACCGGATACTTGAACTCAGCACCGCGTTCCCCAGCAGCTGCCTTGTCCTGATACTCCCAAGGCGGATCCGCAATCACGATGTTGAACTTCTTGCCCTTGCGCGCCAGCTTCTTGACCTGCTGGTGAATCGGCGATGCCCGCTCGTCAAACGGCACGAACTTCTCGCGTCGCGTCAGCATCTGAGATGCACAACCGTCAGCTAATACGTTGGCGATGGCACGGAGAACCTTGCGCGTGTTCGGCGTTTTCTCCTGATGTCGCAACTGGCGGAGCAGGCGACCTACTGCGGCTTCGGTGCGGTTGGTCGGCTCAAGCAATTGGTTGATCACCATTGCCAAGTCGTATTCCGCGTCGGTGGCAATCTCAATGATGCGATTGTCCACGTTCACGGAACTCAACGTACCGTTAGTGTTGCGGTTTACGATCACTTGACCAGCTCCTTGATTTCCAATGCTGCCAGTGCCTTGATCTCTTCAGGCGCGTCGATCTTCTTCAGGGCCTTGCGCAACCAGCTAAGGTTGGCACCGCTTGCGTCAATCTTGCGACGAAAGGACGGGAAGCCGTGAGTGTCAGCTTCCTTTGCGAGCCAATCGTTGAGTTGCTGCAACTTGCTCATAAGCGTTTCCTTACTTGAAGAGGTGATACTGGTCGAGGTTGTTGTCTTTGCGGAGAGCAATCAGCATGGTCTGAGCCCACATTGATTGCAGTGGCACGCGGTAGTGGTGCGCGAGAACCACGCGTTGGATGATCTCGTCACTGTGATAGTGCGTGTAGGCATCCGGCAGCGCGGGCGACCCTTCCACGGTAACACCACCCAGCACAGGTGCATACCAATCGGCAGGCTTGTCTTCCAGCATAAGGGCGTACATCGCATACGACGGCTCAACGCACGGGCCCTGCAACGCGAAGTTTAACAAGTCGCTCGCAAATGTCTCAAGGGCAAGCGGCGCATTGGACTGAAGCACGGTGCGCGAATTGGGGAAGTGCGGATTGCGGGCAACAACCTCGCTGAGGGTTGCAATCGCCTGACCGCCCAGCGGGCGCAACGCTTCGACAACCTTGCTGACGAAGTGTGAACGGAATTCGGCGGCGGTGAACGCACGCAGG